TCTTTGATATGTTCGATATAATTTTCTGGAAAGTATTGTTTATCAAATTTTGAGCTATCGCTATCTAATACCTTCTTAAATTTCGATCTCTGAAAATAAAATGTCTTTCCTGTTCCTGGGAAAGCAGAGATTACTGTAGTGGTATTCCAATACAGATCGTGTTTGCTCTGTTTCTCCATTATTTTCTTGAATGCTTCTATCATTTGATCTTTATTCATTACCAGATAGATTCCTTTTTGAGATCCTCATAGTGTTTGCGTCGATATTCCCTGATGGATTCTTCCAGCAAAATACGCTCATTGTATTCATTGTCTGTTTCATGTCGCTGCTTACAAAAATGATAAATTTTTGTATCGTAAATGTACTCGCAAGTAATATTTGTCCATCCCTCTTCTTTGTATCTTTGAAGCATAGAAATCACATTATCGATGCTGTCTTCAAAATCAATATCTTTTCTGCCTATTTCTGTTACGATCTTTTTCATGTTATTATCCATTCTGGTTTAGGCTTTCCTTTTAGTTTAACACTTCGCTTTGCTTTGGAACAAAGTTTGCTGACCGCTTCTAAACAAGCCTTTGCTTCTTTAAGAGTATCACAACAACCCTCGTTTGTCAACTCCTTGGCTGAGTGAAGATATTCGGGGGAGTAATCTAATTCAATATGATCTTTTAAGCATCCATCAGACTGGTATGTTTGATTGCTTGTTCTAGGCACATTAAAACATCCGAAACAAACCTTTTCATAATTTCTGCCATCAACAAAAGGAACAGTCTTATGAACTTTAGTATAGATGGTGGTGTTTTGACCACAGATATCGCAGACTATACCATTTTTCACTAGAGAGGTTCTCCTATTTCCAAAAAATAATGACTATTTTCTGGATCAACAATCAGCAAACTAAAATGTATATGATGATGTTTATGTTTTTGTTTAATTAATTTACAGAATTCTAAGAATCTATAACTATTGAAATAATTAAAAGCACCCATATATACATGAGCTTCAAATGCTTTTCCTCCACAATATTCATCTACTTTTAATAGAGTAGAATGATCTCCTAGCCTTAGCCAAGTGTTTAATCTATCTATAATGAATTTATGGTCTAAAATATCCAGGGTAACTATTACATTAGTTACGCGGCTCATGGTCCGATCCTTCCATCTGGATAGAACACGCTAATAGCAATCCTCTTCTTCATTGCATAATCATAAGTATACCAAGTGCCACCCCTGGTTTTACGCTCGTTGTCCATAGGAACCACTATTAGTAGGTCGCTATTATCAACAATATCACGATTACGAGCAAAATGATTTTTAGGAGAAGCTGTGAAATCAGCGTCGTAAAATGCTCTTAGGGAATCATCAACAGGAGGATGGCAAAATATAACGTATCCTAGATCATGGGCAATTTTCGCTACCTCTGCATCAACTCCCACACAATCTCCATGACGCAAGGTAAACATTTCATATTCTAATTCTTCCCGCGACTTTCTCAAAAATTCTGTAACATTACGTTTCTGAATCTCGTTCATTCCGTTACGAGTTCCTGTTACTCCTATAATCATAACTTACTCCTAGTGAAAGTTAACTTTTAATAACGATAAAACTTTTCTAGCAAGTGCTGCTGCTCCTACTATGCGTCCATCATTATAATCATCAATACCATAGACGGTTCCTTTTTCTCTATCCTTCTGATCTTCAATTTTTTCTTGACACAATTTAATTATTTCTTCTATTTTTTTATTCAATGTTGTCCCATGCCTTTTCAATAACTTCGTCAATTTTTTCTAATTCTTGTATTGTTTTGGCTTCTTTTGCTCGTCTGATTCCATCTTCACACCAACTAATATCAAAATTACACATAACGCTAGTGTAGCTAATATATGAGTCGATAATTGATTGGCGAAATTCTTCTAGATCGACTTCCATTCTAGCTCCTCTCGCTTCATAGATCAAATGCTTCAATGGTATACTTAAAAGGATTGTCTTCGATATTCTTAACTAAATCCAACATTTGTTGGGCGATTTCCCTAATCTCTAACTGAGCATTAGGTTTGTTACGCAAGGATAAGAAGTGGGCAAAACTTCTCCAATTAAAACTAACGTCTGCTGTTATCTGAGAATTATAAGTTTTGAAAAATCGAGCGGATTCTTTTGCTCGCTTGCGACCAAGAACTGGTGTTAAATCTTCAAGGCATTGATGATATAACGTATTGCCAAGTTCAGTATATTCTTCAAGTTGTTTCGCCCAAGATTTAGAAGGGTCAATTCTTGTGTCATCCATCACTTGAGGACATTCGTTCCCCCAATCCTTTGGAATGTAATACTTATCCTCTTTAATTTCCTTATATCGGGCAGATTCACCATTCACACTAACCCCAATCCTATGCTTAATAATATGGATATGAGAGGCGATATCTGTTGTTACTAGAAAATGCAGAGTGGACTTCTCAAAAGGAGTATGATGACCCTCGCTAGCAAGCATTTTTAGCAGCTTAGGGATTCTCTCAATTTTATCCTGCGATAAATCTCGGGAGGTGCTAGTCCAAGCAGAACTAGCATGAGTCTTATCGTCACCATAGTATCCTAATAATTCAACTGTGTTCATCTAATTTTTTTAATCCTTCCTCATTTTCTATTTTAGTTATACAAAAAACACTCTTGATATCATTACCAAAATATCTACGCCATAAGTCACATAATAGATTTTGTATTGCTTTTTGTAATTCTGGACTTGTATCTTCTGTCAAGCTTGTTCCCCCCAAGAAATAACATAATAAGAGTAATCCTCTCTGGGATCAGAACTGGAAATATATTTCACTTTATATCCTCTACTTTCAAGATATGCTTTAGCGGAATGACTAATCGAAGTTATACAGTCACCAAAAGATATGGCCCAATTACCTCTGTTAGCTTCTATCTCTATCTTGGTATTTATCTGAGATAATATTTCTGCATCTAGGGTGTCTTGAAAACGCCCGGTAATTTCTTTAGCTTTTTCTGCTGGTATAACACTACTACTCATTGGTAAAATCCTGTATTGTCTGATGCTGTTTCGCTAGTTAGATAAATCAACTCTTTAAAAGTTTTATCCATATCAAATTCTTCTTTGTAAACTGGTGTCCAATATGCAAATAACTTTCCGTCCATGTTAGATAAGAACATTGAACAATAATAGAGTTGATTAAAAATAAATCTAGTATTGCCTATAAAAATAGATTTAATATTTTCAGTAGAACGAAAAACAATTCCATCAGATTTGGCTAGGACTTCATAGCCTACAAATTCATATTCTTTATCAATAGTTTGATAAACTAACTTTACCTTTGTCATCATTTACCTCTTTATAGTTTTGTTGATATTCTAACCATTTATTATTTGTAATGTGATTAAAAACCGCTGTGGCAACTTTACTAACACTAGGGGCAATCCCACTAATAGTTGGATCATCTATTTTATACCAAGTATAGGATGTTGATTCACCCTTTTCTTTGGTGACAATATAGCCCTTATCCTTAGCCCATCTTTTTACTTCGCTAATCAACATATATTATTTCTGTAATTGTTCTTCTGAAGAATATTTTATTTTAGATTCAAATCCAGCATGAAAAGCCAATTCCATAAAGTCCAGCACATCTTCGTATCTTTCCCTATTGCTTATCAAGTCATCCCCTAGTGTAACAACTGGTCGCTTCTTGTCAAGCCACTCGTTCCAAAGCCTATCTATGGTAGAATCTTCAACCATATTTATTTAATTCCACCAAAAAAGGTTTTAACAGTGATTGGACTTGGATAGAATTTATTCTTCATCAAGAATCCATCATCGTTTTCCTCTACCATTGTATCCAGTGGAATGATATAGTCAACCCTACCTTTTTCATTAAGCAGATATAACTTATCATTTATAATGAAGTTATTACATACATAATCACTGACTTCTTCGGGTGCTGAAAACCGTAAACTAATTACTGATGTGTGTTTTTGAAAATACTCTAGAATAGTCATATTATTTCTTAATATAAAAAGCCCAGGTATACTTATCCAAATCCCTTAGCATAAAAGGATAAAGTTGTCCCTTGTACATATAGTCCGAAAATAAGCCCTCTTGCACATACACTAGAACGATCTGAGTTTTTCCCATAAGAGTCATTTGAACAGCAATAACATCGCCGGGCTTGATGTTAGAAATATTAGCAAACTTTTTAGGAGCAGCATCGCATTCTGTAAATGAAAAGAGTCCGCAACCAATCACCAAAGCAACAAAAATCTTCTTAATCATAAAAACCTTTCTAAATGTGTTTGTACTTAATTATTGTCCAACCGTTATCATACTCAACTGTCAAAACATAATCGACAAATCTAAATTCGTCATCAACCTTTATGGGCATAGGAATACTACTAGGAAGTCTACAATCCTCATTTTCTTGAGGAATTTCAATAACCTGACCGTCACATGGCCCACCATAACATTTAATTAACATACAGCATTTACTCCCTCAACAAAACTATCTAAGTCTTTAACTTTGGGAGGAATATAAATGAATCTATATGTATATCCCGGTACAGGAATAGCTCCCTTCTTGATTTGATCAAGGTCGAGTCCATAAGCAACAATAAATAAACAAGGATATCCTATTGGCATATCCACTTTTCCCTTATTAGGATCAGCTTGAATAAACTCTTCGTCATTTGTTACTAGCGTATACTGGGTGGTCATAACCAAGCCTTTCTTTGAAATCAATAATTTGTACTGCTGCCCATAAAGATTCTAGCTGTTTCTTTTCAACACTAAAGTTAAGAGAACCAAGCTGATTATTTTTTTGACAGATCACTACTACGTCAACATTAATATCGCTTTGATATACTATCCACTCACTATTCTCATACAAATGTTTCATATTATTTCCTCAAGTATATAAAAATCCCGTGGGCAGATGGGAACTGACGAGCAGTATTATAGGCCCAACCCGGTATCTACCCACGGGAATGCCACAAAAGTGGTCTTGAAAGCCCCTCATGGGGATCAACGAACTACGCTACGAACCCTAGCACCAGCACGGCGAACTCCACTACGAGTCACTTCAACGACCTTCCGCGTCACCTGTACAGGAACACTAACTACTTCCCTAGTGGCTGTCACAACGCGACTGCGAAGCTGACAAGAACCATTAGAACATTCTCCTGCAAAAGCTGTCGAACTAAAAACCATAAGCAATGCACAAAGAGCAACACTCTTCATAATTATTCTCCTAATTAAAGTTTAGAAATCAAAACTAACTTAGTAATATCAGACAAAATCCATTCTGTCTTTCCTTCCTTCCTCCCTATTATAAACTCTTTTCCGCTTCTGTCAAGGGCGGATCACGCATTACCTTACCTGATGAATAATCATGAAAGGGGATTTCTTTACGAATTAAATCAACACAATCACAAACTGCCGGAAAAATCTTAGACAAATCTTTAGTCTTGACTGCTCGTTCCAAACTAGAACGAATTGATCCGATAATCTTAACTAGTCTACTATTCTCTTCCGTACTACGAGAAAGTTTAGCCCAATCTTCTGCTAAACTAGTCTCTAATTCACTCAATATCTTGAGAGTATTTTCTTTACTCATTTTACTTTTTCTTTTGTTTTGGAGCTATACGTTTTCCATATCATAAGATCAAGATCAGCGGGAGACAACCCATTTTCTTTAGCAATACTAAGAAAAATCTCTTCTAATTGTAGATACTTCTTTTTAGCTGGAGTTTGCTTGGGAACATCATAGCCTAGATTACCCAAATATCGCAAAATATGAACATCTAATCCAGCATACTGAGCATTACGCCTACTATGAAGAATAAAACATCGACTGGTTTTCATACCAATACCAGTAATAGTCTCCAATTCTTGTGCAGAACAGGTGTGTAGGTTTAGGCCGGAATAAGCTAATTCCAAAAAAGTGCGTGCTTTTTGATTATAGCATCCTATTCCACATTGTTTTAAGACATACGCTAAGTAAGAAACTCCAAGAAGATTAGGACTATTTTCTGATCCAGAAAGTTTTTTAATTTTTTCAAAAGGAGACGAAGCATCAGTAATACGCAACAATTTATCCAAACCTTTTGCTGCATTTTGAGCATTCTTACCAGCCGCACAAACCCAAAAAAGAATAAACTCTTCTAGTTCCTTAGTGGTCTGGTCATACTTTGTGATATTTTTGGGGTCAATCATGAGTCGAAATCTCCAAATAGAATTTCCACAAACTTATCTCCATTCTCATCAATTTGAATAATTTCTGTTGGAACATCGCCCGTTTCCGCGAGATCATAATCACGAATTATAATTTCCATTTCACGGGGAATTTTAACAGGTTCAACGATACCACCACTAACTTTAAGGATTACTTGATTCATGATCTTTCTGCTTAAAAGGTAAACTCTTAGAACTCTGTTATTCTACCACATCGACACGACCTGTCAAGAGCCGGACTATTCCCAGATAATCTTAGGCTCAATTTCTTTAACAGATGCTCCATCAAAAACCCAACGCCACAAATCGCCATCTTCTCCGTGAAAATTAATATAACTCCCTGCGGTAACTATTGAAGCAATATTCTTAAAAGAATCTATTTCATCAAAATGCCACTTTTCTCTTTCATAGTTTACTGCCACGACATTTTGATCCGAATCATAAACAAAATACCAGCCTTCATCTTTAAGATCCTCTAAATAACGATAAATCTTCTTGTCAATATTTGATTCAACAATAGAGAAATTATCACCATCTACTGTAACACAATATCCCATTATCATACCCTCATGTGAAGTTTACAAGTTGTTTTGATCCAGCCACCCTTATTTGGTTTACCTTTCTCTCCACATATTTCGCAGATTTGATAGCTCATGGCTTCTGCCATACTGATTAGACCATGAGTATAATCGTCTCCACCATGATGATAAACATTAAGTCCACCAAACTTCTCCTTTATTTGAGTAAATCTGACAGGAGTATAATCTAGCTTATATTCGGGATCTGTTTTCTGCTTATACTTTATTTGTCCCTCTATATTTCTCTCATGTTGTTTAATCATAAAACAAAGGCTAGATAGGATATCGTACCAACCATCATCATGCTCGCACCCAAAATACATTGGGCTTTTAGACGGCGGTAATAGTCTATTTTGAAATAGTTCTGGATACTTATCGTATAATTCTTGTTCTTTTTCTGGACTCATGTTTGCCCTTTCACATCGGATATAAAACTAGATAGAATATCTCGTGTTCCTTTAGATCCTCTTCCATCGTTCCATCCAACATTGTAGATATTCCTAATCCATTCCTTTAGGTTATGTTTGGCATCGCAACCTAGTCCATGATCCCATGCAACTAGATCAATAGTTTCTTTAAGCATTGTATCAAAGTCTTGTTTAGTTACGATCTTGAACCACTCTTCAAAAGTCATACTTCCTCTCCTGTATCGTAATCGATAACGGGTTTATCGCAAGCCTGTAACATTTTTTGCAATACCCACTTGAGTTCTTCAATATCGTCACCTATCACTGGCGATTCTCTGCCAACATTAACAATATCCTGATTATCGTCATAGTATACATCATTGATTGTATACATACATCTTTCTGTCATAAAAGTATCAGGTCTATTCTTTATTACACGATAGTTCCAACTCATCTTTTTCTCCTTTTTGTATTGAAACGCCCCTATTATCTGACATTGAAACCCTAAAATACGGGAGACAGAGGTCAAGGACGTTACCTCCCGGTGATCAACCCGGTGGTGAGTGTTACTTCACTTCTTGTAGGACTCCATCCTTTGCTTTGTAAAGGTACACTTTTCCAGTACTTTTGATATAAGCTCGACCGCCATCGATCATGTTGCCATTGGTGAACTTCTTATAGTCCCATCGACATTCACTGTATTCAAGATCGCCCTCGTCATTCTCGACACAACCAAATACTTTGTTTTCAATAGCGTCGGCGTTTCTGATACAAACCTGACCATTAAACATATCATCCCCCAACCAAGAGATTACTAGTCCAAAATATCTATTACCAAACTCTGGATGAGGAGTTTCCCGATAGAAGATATCCTCTACCTCGTTATCTCTGCTACATTCAGACGAGCAAACATACTGGATGGGAACACCATCTTTTTGACTGTAGTGCTTGATAACAGCACCTGTTTTGAATCTAGGTTTGTGGATGATCTTCATAGTATTTTAGTGCGTCCTCAATTGCTTTAGTAAACCATTCTTGAATTTCAGTTTCTGTCATGTCATTTAAAAACTGTAGACCCGGATGATTTTCATCCCAAGTTAGAGAAAATGATCCATCGGTATTTTCAGATACCTTGATTGGTGCCAGATTATCACCAGTTATATCAATATCGCAAATTTTTACTGGGTCAGTCATGTCCAAGCCCCTCAATGCTAGGAACATTACGAATCTTCTCACGCCTAACGGATAGACCATTCATCTGCCACTCCTTCATAGTTTTAGTTACACCGTCAATAGTTACATCACAATCTTGGTTCGCACCAATCTGAACAGTATCTAGCATATCCTGCCATTCTGCGAGGGTAGGAGTCCAATCATCGAATCCATGAACTGTAATTTGCACGTTCACTCCTCTGTTATCGTTTTCTCCTTCTCTTAGAGTATACCACGCCTGTCGGCGTTGTCAAGCCAAAATCAAATATTCAGCACTTTACGGTATTTACCAATGTATTCTTCTGCTACAGAATCATCGACTTCAATATAGAGTCCATCTGATTTCCATTCTGTAAGATCATGATGAGAATAATTGAATCCAGAATATTCACATGATGGCTTAAACTCTTCTACCATCCAGACACATTTTTTATTTTGAGCTACTTGAACTGTATGTAACTCACAAGCTTTCATTGTGAAAGATTCAAAAGGTTCATATTCAAGAGAGTCTAATAACTGTAAATCTTCTTCTCCAATAAATTCAAAGCTACCAGAACCATTAAGAATGTGGCTATTCCATTTATATTTTTTGAATCTATCAACATAGAGATAAGCTTCATCATTCACAACTCTAAATAAACTATTATATAGTACGCCTTCTAGGACGGTTATTTTGAGATCAACATGGTGAGGATGAATAGCTATTTCACAAGATCGCCAAAGATTATGAATTTCTGTTGCAACAAAGATTCTTTTGTATAGTCCGTCCTGATAAGACAGAGGAAAAGAATGAACATTTTTTGTATGACAATGAAGTAGATTTTTCATTTGTTTAGCCTCCTTATCTTCAGTATACCGTATGTATCGGCGTTGTCAAGAGGATTCTTTAGTCTTTTCGGACTTTCTAAGATAAGAACCGATTATCTCAACAATTACTCCTAGAGTTATAATTACTCCAACAGGAAATGACAACATATAAACAAATGGTAATGCCGCGAATCTTGATGGATCATTTGAACCGCTCATACCAAATAACCAATCCGCATAAACCTCGCCCATTTCTTTTGGTAGTAAAAACATTGGGGCGGGCCACAGCAAACAGAATAATCCTATTGCTAATGCTACTAGTCTGAATAATTTGTATGCGTTCATTTTATCTCCATATTTTCATAAGTAATAGGAATTTTGTATTGTCTGAAATCGCAGGCATAGGGTTTTAGCTGTCCACAGGTTTCACATCTATTCTTTTTATTAAAGTCTTCTATTCTTTGTTTCTCTGATTTTACTATATCATTAAGAGATTCGGGATTTTCTAATACAGAATAGGGCATGGTAAAACCTGTACTCATTCCGTGTGTTGCTGGTCCATAACTAAAACTAAAGCCATTTTTTAAGAATACGATATCGCTATATAGAGTTCCACCGGATTGCATCATAGAGCTAGAGAACTTTAGTGCCAAGTTATAGCATTTTTCTTTAAGCTCTAGAACCTCTTTAATTTTTTCTTGTAGATCACTCATTTGATAATCTCCAAGTATTCAAATTCACAGATATAGATAAATTCCACTGGTACTTCGTTTTCATAACATTCTACTCCAAATGCACCTTTTATGAATACAACTTTTCCAGTAATACTCTGTTCATCATCATCGCTGACAAATATCTTAGACTTGACAAAATCTCCCTCGTAGATTTCATTACCGTGAATGTCATTTATGCCAGTATATTGTTGGGTGTAATAGTCATCATTTTCTATATAGTCATGTCCATCAATAAGATCCCCATTTGTATCTATATCAAAATCAGATGGATAAGTAGGATGCTGTATTTCATTCTTGTATACAACTCTGAATTTAATCTTTCTCAATTTTCAATCTCCATACCGGCTATACAAACAAAGTGATCATCATTAGTAGAAAAACCTAGATCATATAGTCTAATTTTATCTTCATCTGAAACATTGTTAGGATGAGCATAAACGTGCAAGAAACCTAATGAGCAACCAATAGGACATTTTTCATATTTTTTATCTATGTATTTCTCAAAAATAGCTAGTGATTCAATTAGTGTTTTCATTATCTTTTTCCTCGTTAATTTCTTTATAAACCCCGTTAGGGACATTAATCAAATAAGTATTATATCCATCCATAGCGTTCTGTGACCAAACATGAATAGTAGATGCTTGTGTTTTTTCATCTTTTTTTACACTTAGAACATCAAAAGAAACTGGATCTATTTCAACCGCTGTTGTATTATAAATACCAGCAAATCCTCCCCCATGTTGTTTTAATACCCAAGTTCTTTTATAAAACTGAATTTTATTAGTCATTTTCTCTCCGCACTGGCTTAACACCATCAAATCCCCAATCAGATAATACAGAAAAATACAGGTTATCCTTTACTTGTCCACAGCACTCACACACAGAAGAATAAGAGTATTCATGGTTTCCGGCACGGTCAATACCTTTTTCGTTATATCCGTATTCATCATAGCCTTCTGGATCATATTGATTATACCATTCATTCTCAATATCCTGTCGAGAAGTCCCGGAGTATATATCATGCCAGTTTTGACCAGCATCATATGCGGCATTAACTGTTGGGCTATATTTTCCTAACATTAGTTCTCCTGCTCTGTTGGTAAGGGCGAAGCCGGTGTCATTATGACTCGCCATTCCTTGTTGTCAAGGAAGAACATATACGGTTCGTACTCGCTGTCTACATAAACAGCTAACGCTCCTGATGTCAACATAACAGGCTCTACTTTAGATCCGGCAAGACTATACGGCCCTAATCCATTTTTAGACCGTACAGGATGTGTATTGCGATATTGATTAAAAGAAAGCCCGGTTTCTTTATGGATTAGTTTCCACTTGTTCCACTTGCTCATATTGGCACCTTATATACATAAAATAGATCAACAATCATCATCTTACTCAAGTTAAAGTAATCACATACTGGAAAATCAGCTAAGAATTTATCTATAACAGAAGATTGGTCTTCCGCTTCTACGAAAGAATAATGAGAAACATACCAGTGTGGCTCTCTGTTATCCATACGGATGTCATAAGTTACTAGAAATTTTTTCATTCATGCACCTTATGCTGAATCTCTTTAGCATCTCCATCAAAAGCACGAATCTCAGGATAATTATACATCAGCTTAACAAGATGAGCGTGTTCGTCAATCTTTTCACAGCTATAGACTGTGCCGATAATAAAACTATCTCCAAAACGAAGATGCACAACGTCACCAAACTTAGGGTGATTTTCTTCAAAACGTCGATTCTTACAAATCAAAGAGAATGTATCAAGAGTCGCGTCATAGCAGTCAAAGAAATGGTTATGCATATTGTTCCTTATCGGGGGATTATTGATAGTACTCCGTTACTGAATTGTATAAAACAGTAGTAATTATCCATAGTAATTGATGTTATCTTAGTGTCTGGCGGCATTGCCCCAGATAGATTATCTAGTGATTGTATTAATTGCTCTCTAGTCATATTATTCCTCTAATTTAGTAATAACCTTCTGAGTCATTCGTATATGTAGTTCCACTCAAATACTCCTTCGATTTTCATTACTTTTGTCGTTGTGAGTATAAGATGTGGTTCTCCTTTACATAATGTTACAGCATTATGAGGACTAAATGTATTATCCAGTAATTTCATTAAAATAACGCCACGCAACTCATTTTTCACGTTAGCATCATCAACAATGAATGTCTCGCTAGGATTAATATCCAGAAAGTGAAGTCTTTTCCTCTGATTATCATTTTTCAGTTTAGTTTTCATTCCTCAAAAATCTCCCCATTCGGCTCATATTCTTGAATCAGCTTATCTTCTTGAAAAGCCTTGATATTGTAATAATCATGATGCTTGTCTGCACAATATGTAATAGCCTGTTCTAGATTGTCATAGCAAGCTTCTATTTCCCAATACGCCCAATTGCGTTCTTCATCCCATTTAAGATATTCTACAATATAATGTATCATAAAGTTTTACTTCCTATAAAAAGAATTAATATTTTTACGCCTAATGCGTCAGTTCTCCATTCAATTTTACCATCAATATAGCTAAACATTCGTATTAGATAAGGACTCTTGTTCAAGTTTTCATTATAGTGAATTTCAACAATGCTATTCTCTAGAACTAAAGTTTGAAGTAATGAAGAATCCACAGCTACACCTTAGTCATGTCCTAAATGAGTATTCAATAACGAGATCAACTGGCCGAACTGTCTCTTTCACAAAAAAATAATGATATCCTGTTATCAACGATACAGCATTAGTAGTTTCAGTACTTGCAATTTTTATAAAAATTTCATCCTCGTCATAATTATAACAAGTAAAAGTATCAGTGATATTTAAGGACTGAAACGTGATTGTTTTTTTAGGCTCGCTGGGTTTTTCTTTAAACGTGATCATTTTTACCTCCGGTTAGTTGTTACTAAGAATTACTTTACCATCATACAAGGTCCAGCCGCTTTCAATCATCACATAGTCAATCTGTTCACCGATTACTTTTGCATTCTCTGATTTAATTATGAATCCTTCGTATCCAGCCCAACTACTTTTGGCTGAAATAAAAACGATAATGCCATCATTATGAACAAGACAAGGCACCGTCCATTCCGACTGCTTCTTTTCGTTTTCAATAGTTTCGATTTTCATACTTTATTCCTTAAGTTAACTTCACCAGTAAATACCGTATATTGATCTTCAAAATCAGCTAATTTAAGTGCCCAATTATATCCTGTTGTTTGTGGTCCACGAATATTCGCAATATTAACCCATGGGGCCGTCTGACATATGGATACTACTACAACAATATCGTTTGATGTTTTTGAAATATATAGTGTTTCAGTTTGAATCTTTAGTGGTTTTGGTTCTGAATTAAAGACTGTGGAGATAATCATTTTCTTTTCCTTATTTGTTTGTCTGTCCGAAGGACAGTATACCACCCCATCAACTCCATGTCAAGCCCCGCAAAAACAGATACATACAAAGAGAGATATGTTCTAGTTCAGCAATCTCTAGATTATATAGAACATCGTCCAGCTTGCAAGAATATGACTGGATTTCACACCCATGAGTAGGAGAACGGATATCGTTGGTATGTTCCCAAAGATCTAATTGTTCCTTTAGATAGGCTATAACTCGTTTTTGTTTTTCATTTACCTTGGTCATAGATTGTCCTTAATAATAACCCGAGAGGGGTCAATCCTCTCTCTGCGTTCAGTTGATCCGGTTCCTCCGCATTCTTGGCACGGCACGATGGGATAATAACCACAGTGATAATCGCCAAATGTCTGATAACATGACCCATTGCACACACAACACTTTATCCGTGTGATCCGTTCAAATGATTCACCAGTGATGAGTCTGTCATTGAAAGCTTTTAGTCGATTAGCTAATTCGTCTCCGATGTTATCAGTCATTGTTTCTCCAAAAAGTCTTTCATTTTCTTTCTCCTGATAATAAATACAGTTTAGACTCTCAGAAGAACTAAACGGGAGTTCTGTCCAGATATGAGTAGATGATAAACCAATGATATGAATTGATTCAAATTCTTGTGGTTTAAATGGTGAAGGTGATCCAAAAAGAAAAGCGTCAGATGAAAAAATTATCCACACATACTGATTAAGGATAGGATTGTATGTTAGATAGGCAGGAAGAACTATTGTGTGGTGAGGTGGACCCAAATATTCATTACCACCAAATTCAAGAAGAATAATTTGATTGATTGGTGGCATAGCCTCAATAATAGGAATCCACTTAGTTGCTCTCATTTTCATCCTTGTCAAATAGTTTTACGAGCTTGTAAGAGGGAGGGTTAATTATTTCCATCATTAGTTTATTACACTCTAGAATATCTTTAAGGCCCGGAGTGGGAATTGTTCCCATATACTTCTCTAGATCCATAATATAGCCCATTTGTTCATTAAGAGTTGCTATCATATCCTGTTTATCTTCTTTATTCATTGTTTTCTCCATTCTCTACGCACCAAGAAACAATCTTAATTACCCGCTCATCATCGGGATCAACGCCTATTGGTAACATATAGGGAACCATCATAGCAAAAGCACCTACGCACTTTTCCTTAGTTGAAAAGCTTTCACAAAAATCATCTGTAATTTCTTTATCAATCATGTTCTACTCCTATAATTCCAAGTTAATACAAATTGCTACTTGAAAAGCCTCATCCTCATCGCACCATGTTTCTTCCTTACCATAAGCCTCGCCATTTCGTATGTCAAAATACATTTCTGTTGGGCTATTATAAACAGTATGAAATGAATCATTGGATTCACAAATCAATACGGCATCCGGGTATTGTTTTGCTAGTTGCTGTAGTTGTTCGATATATTCGTTAATTGTCATTGTTTGTCTCCTTGTTCTTTTATTCTACCACGCGAAGCGGGGTAGTCAAGCTAGATGCTCTATAATCTTATCAGCTATCTCCACAGTAAGACCAATCTGATCATCGGTCTGAAAAAACTTGCCACCAATCTCCGCCGAATTATCGTCATCAATAATGGCATATTCTGTCACATTATGCCCTCTAGAATGAAGCCATTCGGTGATTTCTTCATTTCGTGGAATCCATTTAGAGGGAGCCGCATGAAAAGGAGTCATACTGAAAATAGACAATCCTTCCGCAGCTAGAGCGTCTTTAATTAACTGAGTATCTTCTGCGTCGAGTCTCCAACTGCTAGATAACACAATAACTGCTCCGGTATTCTGAACAATTTTTGCAACCAATTTCACAAGAATTGGATCAATAAAGTCAGGCCCAAAACGATAAACGGTACTGTCCGTATTCAAGACCCCATCAACGTCAAGGAAGATGACTTTCTCTGGATATATGTCTTTCATTTAGGCAAAAATAATCCTGAAAGTCTGCTCATAATCAGCCCCTCTTGACGCATATCCATATTTATTTAAATCAGATCCTTTACCATCAATAGTGGTGAAGTAGTAAACTCCTCCTACTAATCCAGATAATGCCATCTCCATCTCTTCTGTTCTATCTCGTAATTCGGGATATTCTTGTGGATGATGATCGTACATCCTAAACATAGCATAAGCTTTAGCATTAGGAGCTTTTTCTTTTGCGATATTCTTGATGAAATCCGGGGCATATTCCATTAGTTCTATGATCATATTTTCTCCTAGATCATTATTGACATATTAATTTCTTCAAAAGCATAATAAACACAGTGATATGGCTTAGGCCCGGCTGGCTCATTCCATTGATTCATATAGTCAATCCTCATAAATCCCTGCCACGATCCGCCCCTAGATTGTACAATCTTTTCTAACTGATCAACATCTTGAGGATAATAAAGCTCCATAGTGTAAAGCTTTAGCCGTTTAGAGGATGAAAAAGATATTGGTGGTAGTTTCATGATATCTCATATACCTGAAAAACATCTTTTGGTTCAGAATTGTGGTACGGACGAATATATGACCAGTAATAATTGTCAGAAGGAGCGTGAATAACTCTCTCTACCTTTATTGTTTCACAATCCGCAAAACCTCCTCCATCAAAATCTCCATATAAAACGATAAGCCCATCATCCGGCACATCCTTCAAAAGTTCAAGCAATTCTTTCTTAGTCATTTTAATTGTCCCTTTTATTTAGATACTCAATATCTCTAGTAATATTTTGGAGCCTTAATTCAAGATTACTAAGCCAAAGACTGAATGAGGTCAGATAGTAAACTATAGTCATTGCTCCCAAAAAAGCAAGCCCACACCAGATACCATGCAAAATAGCATTAATATAAATCATTAATTACCCCTTAATATTTCCAGTTTCAAAATATGTTTCATAATCACTCTCATTATAAGGGACCGCAAGATTAACCTTTTGTCCGCCCCTATGAATAGCACACATACATTGTTGTAAGTTTATTGGGGGATTTTTTGGAACAAGTAATGAGATCGGCACCAAACCAAATACTCTTCTATTTCTGCTTAATCTCTTAAATGTATAGATTACCGGATTTTGATTTATTTGAAAATCTGACCCAACTGCTAATCCAAGTAATCCACGCCTAAAAAACGCACCAGAATCAGTCCGACATTTATATGAATCTGGCGAACAAAATTGAGTTTTCTGACTTTCTAGAAAATCTAGTAATTCTTTTGAATGTGGGATAGATTTATGATAGGTTATTCTAAAGCCAAATTTCATTTACTTATCCTCCTGAATTACTTTAACCCCCGTAAACTTATAATCAATCCAACCATCAGTATTATTGGTAAATACAGACTCTTCTTCAACAATAAATTGCATTATATAAGTATCGCCTTTCTCGCTAAGTCCTGAGTCAAGAATATGCCTCTCAATCAATACTCTAATATCATCAACTGAATAAGTAATCTCTTTCCTACATTTAAATTCCATTATTCATTCTCCGCAAAATTACTCAGAACAACTTTCCCCTTGAACTTAGTCCAATTTTCGATTTCGTTATCATAAATTACATAAGGATCAAATGAACAAAAGCCATTATGGTCAACACTATAACCATGATAGGCAAAATCCCCAGCGTCATTTTCAAAAAACTCATTCAGAATAACGATCCTGTCTATTTGTTTATAACTTACAATAACAGGCAAATCAAATCTGTCAAAATTAGGCACTGTCTTCTTATCGTCAATAATTTCAGAAATCATTAGTTTTCCTTTCTTGAATCATTCTACCATGCCTTTTCGGTCTGTCAAAGCAAACCACGCTTCTGATGAAGAAGACACAATATCTTCTTGCTGTAAATGATTTTCCATATGAATATACCAACTAGGATATTTACTTGATGATATCATCGTATACTTATAATCATTATGTCCTGTTCTATGTATACAATAAATAGTTTCTTCATTATAATAGAAGGAAAAAACTTTATTAACTTTTGCAAAATGAAGCATTTATTTGTTTGAATCCATTTCCATTTTATCTAATATGTTTAAAAAACCCAATATAATTATCCAGCCAGTATTAATGGGAAGACCGTGATCTGGTTTATCCATAAATATTGACATCACACCCAATACAATATGAAAACCAAATGTGAGTCTCAAAAATATATTAAATTTCATTTCATACCTTTTAAATCTTCAATTAAAGGACGCCAAGTATATTTCTGCTTAGATTTATCATTATTAGCCAGTAAAGAATCTTTCAAAGGTTCTTGGATTTCGGTTTTAGTCTCTATCGACGGAGGTTTCTCGCTAACTTTAGGCTCAGGTTCAACAAAAATTTCCTGTATATTGATATTCTTAAAACACATATGAGACTTTAATTCAGGAGTTTTAATCTTATAGATCATCATATAGTCAGTCTCGTTTAAGTTTTTCATTGGGTGAATATTCATTTTGTTCTGGCTGAAAATCCCTGATCTCACTAGCCTCTAGCAGATGTTTTCTTTCAAACAATACAAACCAAGATACCCTATAATACTTGTTATCTTCAAATTGAGCAAACAATTCGTCAGTATCACAAATAAATACTTCGGCTTTAGAAGAGTCCACACTCTTTAAGCTAACTTTAAGCTCAGAAGAACTTTCTGAGATTCTAGTTTCAAAGCTTTTTAAACAGCGAAATGTTCCATAACTAGCGGCTTCCATATTTGACCTCATTCTAACATGATAGATGGCTGGTAAAAGAAGACCTACTAAAGTCCCAACTATTGCTAATACAACAAGACACTCAACTATTGTGAAACCTTTTTTCATATTAAAGTCCCAAAGCCTTTCTTTCTTCCTCTGTAAGCTTACTAAGAGCGGAAACTTTGAGGTCTTGTTTTACTTTTTCTGCTGCTTCCTGTTGTCTACGAATATAGTCCTTGTTTTTATGATTTCCCCACCAGTCCATCAATTTTTTCTTCTCAATACCGGCTTCCTCATAATCGATCCAATCAAAAGGATCATTACTCATATAGTTTTTCATATTCTCAAAAGCAGTAAGCGTGGCACACAAAGACGCTTCTAGAAAAGCAATATGTTTCTTGGTCCGATCAGCTTCAAGACCATCCTCCCAATCATGACATGGCATAATTACATTACCTCATATTCATAAATTCTCATACGATCACATCCTTTGTCCCAACCCTTTTCATCATCACCCCGCCAATCATCAAAGTTATAAATGGATTTAGCCGCATTTACAGCATCTTGTCTATTCTTAAAAATATCGATAATCTCATATCCTTCATACGATACGCCCGTCACCAAAACATAAACAGTCATATTTTCCCTTTACTAGATATTGAGCCCCGACTCTGGTATTATACCATGCAAAACTGCCCCGTCAAGCCCTTTTCTCAATTTGCGATCAATTGTTTTTGATTTCAAAATGATTTATTTCTCATTAATCAGGCTATTACTGAAAACAGCAAGGAAAAGGCTGTTTATTCCGGCTAAATAAATAGAAATAATAGGGTTTTATACAGTATTTTTCACTAGATTTTCATCCAGTTTTCTACCCATCATCATAACAAAATCCCCATAAAAAACAACCATTACTACTAGTAATAATAGAAGGGATAGGGATGGGTCCATGTATGATAGGATGATCCCACTATATTGACCATTTTAAACCACCGCTATGCTCATTAAGCCGCAATACCTTAAAAGTAGCCTTATTTCCTAGATATTAGCTAAAAAACCCGCTAATTTAGCTCTTTTTCTTTTTGAGCGGCCACTATTTCTTGAGTTTTTTCTACTACTTTTAATGTTTCATCTACTATAACTGCTGCTATTACCATTAAGAATAAGGTAAACAATCCTGTTAATACTAGTGATTTAATGAAACTTTCGTGAAAGTCGCCACATTCAGAAACTGCTGTTTTCTCGGGAGTTAATAAGGTTTTTGACCGGGGAAAACACTTTTTACTATTATACATTACAGGCACCTCTCTTCTTTTTGGTTATGCAGTGGATGATTAGAACTTGGGTGGGAAAGAACAATCCTAATAATATACCCAAAATAACCAGATTAATCATAACACACTCACTACTGCACAATAACAAAACAATAGTAGACCAACTACTGCCGCCACTTTGGCCCAAACTGGAGTTGGAAACATTCGATTATTTTGCACCAGAGAATAGGGGCTGACTTTATTCTCGATAACACTCCAATTATACTCTTCGGTCTTATAGCACTTTTTATTTTTACAAGTCATATTAGCAACTCGCTGGGGGTGAAGGGGAATTGTGTGAATAGTAAACCGGGTCTGTTCCAATACCTGATGGAGTTACCGGAATATGAGGTGGAAAATTAAGTGAAAAAGGAAGCTTCTTATCTGGGGTTTTCTTTTCTAGTACTAACTTAAGGTGGTCTTTAATAACTTGTATTTGTTTTTCATTTAAATATTTCAATGTTCCTGGGGTCACAGAAGTTGTGCTTGCACCAGCAGCATCATTAATTTCAAAATATCCTTGTAACCAATAAACAAAGTTTTCGGGGGTCATTTTATTTCCTTGTATTCTAGTAGAGGAATTAATATTTGATCTTGCTCAATAGTTCTAACTTCCACAACCAAAACCCTCTCTCCAAGATTTTGAGTGCTATTAGAAATATGAACAATCTCATCTACTACTTTTTGTATAGCTAATTGCTTTCCGTTTTCGTTCGTGGGTAATCTGAAAAATCGCTTCATGTAGTATAGTACTCGCCGGGGGTGGTGTTGTCAATCTCGCTGACTGAGAGCATCAATAGCAAACGGGTAATATTAGCAATTACAATCTGATAACTTGACAAACGGGCCAAATCCTTTTAAAATTGTGCAGCCGGGGAGATTACTATCTTCTTATTATCTCTAGTAATACTAATTCTTCGCTGACTGAGAGCATCAATAGCAACCCGGAAGCATAGGGTGAAACAATCACACCCATGCCGCCCATTCAAAGAACTCGTCCATCTGTCTGTCTTCTTGTTCGCAGATTTTGCATACCAATCCACTATCTGTCATGTATAAGTATTGCCCAGTCTTACCCATCCAACATTGGTGACACAAGTATTTATGCTCGCATCTTTTGTATATCATTTTTGATCCATATGAACTAGGATACTCATAAGTCTTGTTGCATGAGAAACACTCTACATTATTAGACATATTCACTTTCCTTCATTAAAGTTACCCTCAAATCTCCATTATCCCATCGGGCACCATCGGGCAGATCAAAATACTTAAAGTAGCTACCATTTCCACCCAACTTGCATACCCATTCGTTAGCCCCTATGATAGCTTGATAGACAGTTGGGTAATCTCTCACCCACTCAATACACTTACCTCTCTGCACAATAACAATCATATCATTTCTCCCAATAGTCATAGGTTATTACAGTTTCAAATTTCGCCACAGGAACCGTATGGTTTATTTAGCAGTCTAGTTTACTAGATTCTCCCCTGCTCAATCATCTTGTGTTAGACAAAGTACAATTAGAATTAATAGGAAAACAGCCATATTTTTCTCCGTTATAAGGCCCAGCCATCCCCTCTAGTATATATCGTCCTAACTCCTTGTCAATCTTGAAGTTATGTTCGCTCGCTGACTGTGACCCATTAAACCGAACGGCGTACATTAGCCGTTACAATGCGAGTGCGAACTAAAGTCGGGCGACTTGCAGGAATCTTTCTCGCTGTAACTCCTTATGAGTCAAGGGTTTAAGTCGAGGGCGGCGGGCCGGTTTTGCCCTAAGTCCTTTGGCAGCAAGGGTTTACGTCAAATCGTTTTCCCATAAAAAAAGACCGCTCCCCCGCGAAGAGGAGCGGCCTTATTATTACAACTTATAACGTATCAGATAGCGTTGGCATAATCCATAGCCAACTCCAATGCCCGAGTATTCTCGTTAGCATTAGTACCGAGCCACAATGAAGCCATACGGTTATCCGCATTGCGACCCTGCTTGTAATTAAGGTACTCGTTAAAGCCGTTGTAAGCGGCCCACCAAGTACCCCGAACACCTTCCATACTCTGACGCGGACCCTCAATCAATCCCATGATCTCATCGATGGTATTACGAGTGCGAGTCTTGATATCCGCTTCCTGCTTATCCTCGATATCCAGAAGAACACGCACATACTGACTAACGTCCTTCTGATTAAAATCGCGGGAAGCAAGGAACTTGAATTGGTCCGCATGGGTTTCAAAGGAGGCGTCGATAGCATCCATCGTATCCCGAATGCGGTCCAAATTAACCTGACTATTCTTGGTGTGACGAATACGGATCAGCTTACTATCCGCAGACGAGTGAGCCTGAGCCATCGTATTAGCACACACAACCCGAATGGGCGTGAAGCCAACCCGAATAGCCGTAGTACCATCATGAGAATTACTAAGTAGCATGAACTTAGCAACCTCATCACCCTTGACGATTTCAGTATTTCTACGATTAGCCTGAGCCAAGACCCAAATCTTCTCGCCTCCGTGCAGCGAACCGGCAGTATGCAACGAGGCTTCGCCCGCATCCAAGAACGGTTGGAAGAAATCGAACGCGGTGCGATTCTGGAGCGGAGTATAACGCGGACCAACACTGCCCAGAATACGCTTATCATCCGAACGACGAACAGCCAGCCGCATAGGAACGGGTTGACCGTCAACCGTCAACATCTCTACCGTTTCGACTTCCCAATCCATACCAGCGGCCTTGATCCCATCCTTCACAGAAATATCCGGTGGTACTGGCTTACCAAGAGTATGCCAGGGAGTATCTCCAACATACATCATGCAATCTCGACCATTCCGATTTTCGATACCGTGAGCCATTTTCTTTTTCCTTAGTGTTTAGGTTTCTTTGAGTATTTTACCAGACGAAATCGGTTTGTCAACCGAAAAGTTTGTCCCAACAATCGGCACAAGTCGAGGATATAATCATCTCACGATCATTGTCCGACAAATATGGCATGATATCCTGAATCAGATCAGACCCAGAAAGATAATCAGTCATATCCTCGTTATTAACGAGTACAATATAATCCCTGGAGCAGACATGACAGGGAATATGGACAACCGTATCCAAACCATTAGCAGCAGCAACCATCGTTCTCTCCTTTTCAGCTATGATACCATAAGTATCGGCAGAGTCAAGCGAAGATCTTTAGAAAAATCTTTGGCATGGCATTTGCTGTGGAGACTCGTCCTAAGTCGTTGTGACGTAAGGACTTACGGAGGGCGGGGCGGGCCGGGCTTGCCCTAAGTCGTTTAGGGACAAGCACTTACGGCGAGTGACTAATTATAGATAGTCAATACCTAAATCTCGTCTACAGAGTTTAGGATTGGAACGGTAAGCACAATGTTCTTTAAGATAAGAGTAGACACCAGAACATCTAGAACGAGGACACTCGTCTTTTAGTACTTTTAGAATACCATTCACAGTTTTGCCCGAGCAGATAAGATCGTCCAGAATAATGTAGTTATGAGGGATAACACCCTCTATGATAAACGGAGAATAACAACCCTCCGTACTTTTTCTTATTACTACAATATGCTTATTCAGGATAGATGCTACGTCGGGTCCAACAAGCAAGCCACTAATACCAGTAATAACAATGCTGTCAAAGGTGTTCTCGATCTTTCTCAGATCACAAACAGCCTGCACCACAATCTTATTTCTAGATTTATGATTTAATACCCGTGAAGTATGATCTGCTCCACCGATAACGCGACCGTCAACGAGACGATGACTAACAGGCTCATTCATCATCTGAGATCAACCCCTTTGCATGACAAATCGACCAAGACACGCCCTGATACTATTCTTACGATTGAACTGCTTAGTAGAAGCAGTATTATGCTTTGTGGAATATTCTTCGCCAGTAGGACTAGTAAAGTCTATGCGAGTATAGCCACCAGTACAAAGACTCAATAGCACAGTAGAAGTGGAATCAGAAAGTAGCTTCTTCGCTTCTTTCATACTCATTAGATAATCAACAGCTTCATAATGATCAAACCATACTCTGGCATGATAAACTCTTACCTTCCACTTATCCCTTCGAAGCTCCTCAATACTGGGCACATTCCTGATCTTTTCCCTCGTTGCCATCCCAAATCTCCTCTACCAATTTGTGAAAGTAATAATCAAAAACCGTTTCGTTCTCTTCCCAATCCACCAACAGATCATCGGCATCCTCTGCAAGTATACTGTAGTTAAACTCATATTCTTGCATTAGTCTTTTCCTTTTAGTGGGACGCCAGGGAATCGAACCCTGAACCTCGGAGTTAAAAGCTCCTTGCTCTGCCAATTGAGCTAGCATCCCGAGTTTTCTTTATCTTACCCTATCCGGTTCCGTTGTCAAGTACCCAATCTCCGATTCGAACGGAGGTCTGTCGGATTAAAAGTCCGCTATAATAACCGCTATACTAATTGGGCATATTCCTAATGGAGATATAAGGAATCGAACCTTACTGTGCTGGTTAAGAGCCAGCTACATCACCACAATGCTTTATCTCCGAAGTAGCGACGGTGGGGGTCGAACCCACGCTACAGGGATTTTAAATCCCTTGACTCTACCTTTGGTCTACGTCGCCATGTAATCATCAGTAGGGCGTGAGAGAATCGAACTCCCATAGCAGGTTAATAAGACCTGCGTCTTGGACCATTAGACGAACGCCCCATAAATCCATTATACATACCGTCCTGTCGATGTCAAGTAGTGAGAGTGGGATTCGAACCCACGCATGACGGCTTATGAAACCGTTGAATTAGCCAACTTTTCTATCCCACTATATTAACAAGTGGTGGAGGACGGATTCGAACCGCCGATCTTTAGGTTATGAGCCTAACGAGTTGCCAGACTACTCTACTCCACAATGGCCCCACGGAGAGTCGAACTCCGGTCTACTGGTTGAAAGCCAGTGGTACTAACCGCTATACTATGGGGTCAAAATCAAAAGTTCAGGGACTAGGATTCGAACCCAGACAAGAAGGTTCAAAGCCTTCCGTGCTACCGTTACACAATCCCTGAGTCCTCGCTGGTAGAATCGAACTACCGTTATAACCTTATCAGAGTTACAGCTTACCACTAGCAGAAGCGAGGAAAAAGTGCGGAAGGTGGGACTTGAACCCACACGCCTTTCGGCACGGGCTTCTAAGACCCGCGAGGCTGCCATTACTCCACTTCCGCATTAAATCTAATCTACACCAAACCAGTACGGGCGAAGGGATTCGAACCCCCAACCTTCAAGGTAGAAACTTGTTGCTCTATCCGTTGAGCTACGCCCGCGTGTTATTTCATTATACAGTACGTTTTTACTTTGTCAAGCGGGACAGGTCGGAATCGAACCGACATTACTAGTTCTTCAGACTAGCGATTTGACCACATCATCCTCTGTCCCATGGGGTGACTAACGAGATTCGAACTCGTCTCTATCGGTTCACAGCCGATCACATTAATACCACTATGCTATAGTCACAGCGGAAACGGAGGGAATCGAACCCTCACCGGGATTAACCGGCCCTCTTTAGCAAAGAGGTAAAGCAAAGCCAATATCTAACTCGTTTCCATTACTAACAGTCTAGGTAGAGGGATTCGAACCCCCGATCCCCTGCTCCCAAAGCAGGTGCGATAGCCAGACTTCGCTATACCTAGATAAATCAGCCAGAGCCCACAGTCAGAATCGAACTGACATTAGAGGTTTACAAAACCACTGTTCTACCGTTGAACTATGCAGGCAAAAGTACCCTATGGAAGAATCGAACTACTTGACAAACCACCACACAAATTAATGTCAACTGGTTTACAGCCAGCCGTGTGGAACATAGGGCAAAACTAACAGTAGGTCTGTTGGGAATCGAACCCAAATCTCTGGTTTCGTAGACCAGTGTACTAAATCCGTTATACTACAAACCTATATTTACCGGGAAAACCCGTGTCTTCATTATACACCAAAACTCTCCCGGTGTCAAGCGGCTAGGGTAGGATTCGAACCCACGGACGTTTTGAGGCGTCTTCGGTTTTCAAGACCGATGCAATAATCCGCTCTGCCACCTAGCCATTTATTCTTCATACTTACAATTATCCCATTGTACACCAAAACCATCCCGTTATTAAGCATTATTTTCGTAATCGTTCATTTTTTCCATAGCAGACAATTGACGCTTTTTACCACTATGTTCACGACCAGTACGACAATAACCACAGGAACCATGATTACGGCATGACCTATCAAATCTTTTACTTCCCTGATAGTCCCTACGGCGTTCCTTACCATATTCTACTCCTTTATCTAGACTCATTAGTCTTCTCCCTCATAGAAGTAAGCAATCTTAACATCGCTCCAGTTCACGACCACCATCCCAAAGACGTTATGCTCAAATGAGAGGAGTCTATCACTCGCATCGGTTACATCTTTGATAAATCTTACTCCAATCCATTCCGTACCGTCCTTCATTTCAATATTAATTCTATCTAACTTGTCAAGATCCATTACTGATCCTCCCAGGGATAAGGAATTAAGGTCACGGTTTTGCCTTCAACACGATAGATATCGAAAGCTTTCTTCATATCCATAAGCTCGCCATAGTCATTAGTAGGCGATTGTTGATGACACCAAATATTTGCTTCTTCTAGGGTTGGAAAACCAGCAACAATGTGTGTATAGCCATTACACATCAAACCATTCCACTTTTCGATAACGTACACTACTGATCCTCCATAGCCTTCCTATTACTGGAACCACGGGTTCTTTGCCGTTTGGGCAGGCTGTTGTGCGATCCGCTGCCCGACAGATGGCTGTTGTGTCCCTTGCCCAACTGCCATATTGGCCGGATATTGAGTTTGATCGGTTCGTATTTGCGGGATTTGCTCATACCATTGTCCGTCAGGATAGAGAAAGTAAATCTTTCCAGTATTGGGATTGAAGGCCGCTTGATAGTATCTTATCGGCTCTTGCTTAGGATATTCTACAGTCTGATTTTGGGTTGTCAAGGGGGCAACTTTAATTACCCCATTTTGGTAATCTTTAAAGCCATTATACAGAAAACCAATAATAGCCAAACCCAACCCTACCCATTGTATCATCTTTTCTCTCCTTGTCAACTGAACTGCCATACACCCTTATCGACCAATCCCAGGACGAACCTTGAGAAAAAATATTTTGACCTAAGTACTTGCTGCATAAGGGTTTAGGAGGAGCCCGGCCCGCCGCCCTCGCCCTAAGTCGTTTAGTGGCAAGGGTTTACGGCGAGTTATTTCTTTCGTTGTCTTTTCTCTGCCACTCTTTGTACTTTTGTAATACTGTATGCCATATCATGTACGGGCATCATATCAAATTGATCGCGGAATCCTTGCTCGCTTACAATCATATAGTTGTCCAGTTTATCATCCTTATTAGTATCTAGAAAAGCCCTAACTGCCGCGTCCATATGCTTTCCTTTTGGTCCCATATCATATATTACCTTGACCGAACCACAGTTAACATAGTACTTAGCCATTGTCAACCTCCATCTCTGTATGAATGTATTCCATATCTCCATCACATCCTTCACAACAGGGTTCGCCCATTTCTGAATAGAACCAAGGATAAACATAGCGAGTTTCATTACAATCCGCACACTGCCACAAGTGCAGAATCTTTTCATCATCAATTTTAATCCACTTATTCATTGTAAATCCTCAATGACAGGGGAAAAAGACACTAGCACGACCATTGATACACATATCACACGCTTGACTATCCTTACTACCACTACAAGTAACAAACGTTCGTCCCTTGCGAATCTCAGGGCAAGTAACAAAACGCTCGTTGTTCAGGATAACAAACTTTGGCAACTCTTTACGCCAAGCATCAGCCTTAGCCTTACTCTTAGGACGCTTAGGGGCAATTTTCTTATCACTATCGCACCACGCAAACTTAGTAAAACCAACAGCCTTAGCAGCATTCATATCATCATCATTATGAACACTAGCATAAGCACTCATAAACTTACCTAACGCGACCAGAGCAGGGTCATAGATATGGGTATAAAACCACATCTTAGGCAATTTAATACCATCGGCCAACACGCTCTCACAAGCCCAGGTTATATTGTCAACATAATCGGTATCGAGTTTATTGTCAATAAAGAAATCGCCACGCTCATGCCAACGAATGCTTTTCTTACGCTTAATAGCGTCAAGAATCATAGAGCGAATAAGATTCTTTTTTGTAATCACATTGGCAAAACCAGCAGTGCGGGCATTCTTATACTGATTTTCAGTAGCTTCCGCATAGCATCCGTTATTAAAAAAGGCACACGGACGGTCTGATCCTTCGATTGGACAAGTATCGCCAACCGGACGCGACACCACAATACAATTCTTGCCGAGCTTATCGTTACCATCAGCAATCTTCATTTTTCATTCTCCCTTGTGTCCTGTCATTCTACAATATCTTATCGGCAAGTCAAGGGGTAAATCTTTGAAAAATCTTTGGCATGATATTTGCAGTTGTTGCAGAAGGCGAAACAACTCGTAAAGTGTTGGTAGATAAGGACTTACGGCGAACGCGGCCCGCCGGCCCAGCCCTAAGTACTTGCTGTATAAGGACTTGTGACTTATGTCGGATTTTGTTTGCTAATTGGGTAGATTAGGTGTACCAGACTAGGAGGAGGCTAACTCACTAGTCTTTATTTAGCTTTTTTGTTCCGACTTTCAACGATTACGTTCGACTTTAATCGTCATATTATTATTGATTATACCTTGTCTTTACCACAAACAGTGCAGCAAAAACCACCGGCCTTTTTCTTATTCATGAGACGAATATCTTCGCCATACTCAGCATCCTGAAAAGCGTGCTTACAAGTACACTTTGTCAACTTTGTACTAGGATCATAACTCTTTGACTTTGCCATTTTTTTCTCCAGTTTATTAGGTCTACTAATGCCGCAAGCCCCCACGGCGTCCCGTGAGGGCTAACGGTTTTGTGGTGCGACTACTTTACCACATTATAATACTAGTAGCAAGCCGCTTCAACGAGTACCACTGTCTTATCAGTTGGTTAGACTCTACTAGACCGGCGAATCCCACGCCGATAATCCTTACGCGGAACAGGATGGTTACTGTTCCACCGCACCCAGCCTAAAAGCTGTTTATACTCGCTGGGTCGAGTTTGTCAAGTCAGGCGGTAGCCGTAGCAGTCTCCTCTTCCTTGACCTTCTTTCCTGTCAGCTTGATAACCTTGCTGGCACTCTTACCGTCACCGGCTTCCACAGCAGTCACGTTGTACACACGGGCACGGCAATTCAGCCAACCCTGGTGCGTCATCTCACGAATCTGCTCTGCACGGGCATAAACACCGTAGCTATCCGGCAGTGCCTCGACAAGAGCGGCCTTGATCGTATCAACCACATCGGCATAGTCGAAAGACTCAGAAACACCCGAAACACTAACCTTGAACTCGCAAACGTTGATCTTATCCATTTTTATATTCCTCAAAAGTGTTAGAACCATTTCCAAAATTATACAACGCAAAGTGTACTTGTCAAGGGCAGTTGGTCGATTTTGTTTTTTGCTCGTCCCTGTTTCCTTGCTCGTACTGTTGTATTCTACCTCTTATATCGTCCATGTCAACACCTCTTCTTGAAAAAATCTTTGGCATGGGATTTGCTGTGAGTAGTTGACGTAAGAGGTTGTGGGATAAGGAGTTACGTCAAACGCGGCCCGCCGCCCCGGCCCTAACCCCTTGCGGGGAAAGGACTTAGGAAGAGCGATCAAGTAGATGGAGTATAATTAATATCCCATTCGCCAATATCACGAAGGTCGCTCACAATTTTAGAACAGATATCTTCACTATAACCAGTGAGATTCTTTGAAGTGCCTCCACGATAGACATTATCATAAGACAACGTCCCACGAACCACATCCATAAACTCTTTAGCGTCTCTAAGATGCATCTTTGTGTGAAGACGGATGATCTTAATGCAGTTAATGAAGTTTTCTGGATTTCGCAGTGAGTAAAAAGTGAATGTATAGTTATTACCCATACCCTTAACAGCAACAGCTTTCTCCAGAGCAGCAACAAGACGCTCCTTAAGCTTGTAATTCACATCGCAATTGCGATAAAGATCGAGAATCTCTGCAACGGTCATTTCAATACTAATCATTTCAAACCCTTTCTTCAAGAATATAAACCCGTTTGCCCTGTGTAACCAGTGTTTTGTATTCGCTATCGTCCCACACAAACTCCCCATTGTCTCCATCTCTACGCCAATTTGGATCGAGAATTGGGTTGTAAAATAATCTCTCAAGACCGTCAACTGGATTTTCAGAGATTTTCACTTCCAAGCACTCAACCCATCCTGCCACATCCCTGACACCTTCGGCATGAACCCTGCGAGCAATCTTAACCTTGTTGACCAACTTGCACTCAACTAGTTCTAGCTGAACCTTTGATGGGTCGTAGTAGATTTCTTTGACACGCCGACTACCATTCATCTGACAAATCTGCCAGCATTTGTAGTTTTTGCCAGATTGAAGATGAAAACGAACACGATACATAATCCTCTCCTTGTTCTATCATTCTACACCCCAATATCGTCTTGTCAAGAGCGAAATCTTGAGTGTCACTTCTGGCAATTTATGGCTGTTTTGGGGGGATAAGTGTCAGTTCTGACAACTTGCTGCAAGTCGTTGCTGCGTAAGGAGTTACGACACATCGGGCTGGCCCGGTTCACCCTAAGTCCTTACCGGGCAAGAGTTTAGGTTCAATCTTAGGCTTATTCTTATTAGGAGAGTTGATTACGGTTTCAATCGCTTCCAGAGTCAAGCCTGTAAGAAACTCCTCTAGAATGTTTTTGAGATCAGCCGCGAAAATAAATCCATCCTTAGTAGATTCTTCCATACCCGCCCAAGGAAACCCTGAATCATGATTGATACAAGGTTTGTACTGTTGAAGATTACCAATTTTTTCGATTAGTTGACCGATAGTCATTCTAACTCCCTTTCGATATTGTCAATAGCTGCTAGGATATAACTAATCATTCTTTCTTTCGCGGTCAGTCCATTCTCCACCTTGCTATTTGGATCAATAGTGAACTTATCAAGGATTTCTTTTGCCGCTTCGTCAAGCCACTTGTAAGTCATACTTACTCCCGGTACTTATTGATGATCATCAACAATCAACTCTGCATTAATAGGAGTCACCAGATTATTTTCCCTAAACTCATAAGCACGATTAATTGAGAGGGAAATGGCGTTATGTCCTGAATCAGTCGTTTCTATTCTGAGACAAGGCTCTTCATCCACATCACGGAAGGTTTGACCTACCGGGATATCTTTGAAATTAACCCAATCCCGCTTTTTTTTGGTAATCTTCATGTTCAATTCTCCTAGTTAATCACCAGAGTAGTGTCAAGAGGCTCAACAAGAGTTTTTTCATCATCAAAGACACATACGAATCCCGCTCCATCTGTCAAACGGATCGCTTTAAGAGTTCCTATTGCAACCGTATAGATATCAGTCTTCATGATAATGTCATTTGCATATCGAAAAACACCTCCACGTTCAATATCACGAAAAGGAACCATCTTGGGTTTCTCATTCTCTTGAATCTTCATCTTATTCCTCTATGGTTAGTGTGGCGTTAAGGGGCAGTACTTGAGTGAGTCGATAAATGATTAATGTGATATTGTTATCAATATCAAAAGCATCATCATCTTCATATGGACCCATTTTGATCATTAGCCTATTAGCGTATTCAAAAAGCTGTCCCGGTTCAAGAGACTCAAATGAAACTCTCTGCTCCTCTTCTCCTCTACGCTTAATCTTCATCTTCATCTTTGGCTCCTTTTTTACAAGTCTACCACGCTTTGCGTGAGAGTCAACCCGGATAAATGCCCTTTTCGCTATTAAAAAAGGCGTAGGTTCTCTTTTCATATCCTCTCATGTCGGGACGAAAAGCATCATAGTATTCGATCCATAGCCTATACAGATCGGGATTTTTGGTTTGGATAAGCATTGTTTTCTTTCTGCTATTCTACCACACTACGCGAGAATGTCAAGGCTTCCAGCCAATTCCAGAACAGAATCAATCATTTCTTTGAATGCGTTTGGATCACCATCTCTAGCACCAATACTACAATTATATCGATATCGATGTTCTATCTTCTCCATATCTTCTTTTGTCCATTGCACCCAAAGCACTAGGTTTGCCGCCTGTTTTTCGTTTATTGTCAATCTTTTCATATCTTTTCCTTTTCTAACGAGTTGTATGGTGGGGGTATGGAACAATAGAGCTATAGTACTATCCCACTGTCTTTTACATCCTCCCCCCTTGAGGACAACCTACGAACCCGCAGGGTGTATGAATCGTGGCGGGGACGCGACCTCCCCGTAGATTGGCTAAGTACTGACTCTGCGTAGCAAACAGTAAGACTATGACTACCAGGGTTCTATCCCCTGCCACAGTTCATCAGTATTAGGCTACTCCAATCTAACCGCATTCGTCCACGAGAATTGTATCACGCTTTGCGTGTTTGTCAAGGGGTGAAGGGATGGAATCGAACCATCACAAGAGCATTTGCTTGCCTACTCTGCTATCGCAGTTCGGAACTTCTCTCACGCTACCACTACGCTACCTTCACCATGTCTTACTCGTTCATTCTACCATAGGTATCGGCCATGTCAAGCCCATAGCATGAGAAATTATTTGCTTGAGGTAAGTTGTTGCTGCATAAGGAGTTACGTCAAAACCGGCGGGCCGACTTTAATTTTCAACCTTATACTGTATTTCCTTACGAATTTCGTTCTTAGCATCGCGTCTAGAAATGCGATTAGAATGATTCTTAGCCCAGCGGGTTGTGCAGCCCATGAAGCATAAATCTTTGATAGCTTTTATAGATTGATTGGTTTTAATTCCCATTATTCTATCCTTTGAGAATTGCCCGTGGGATTCGAACCCACAAAAAAGGGATTTGCAGTCCCTCGCCTTGCCATTCAGCCAGAGCAACAAAAAGCGGGCCTGACGGGATTTGAACCCGCAATCACCCGATGGACAGTCGGGGGCATTATCCAGTTATGCTACAAGCCCAAATTAAAAACTACGGGAATAGGAATCGAACCTATATCTGACAACTTAACAGGTTGGCGCATTACCGTTATGCTATCCCGCATCATGTATCTCTCTATGACAATTTGAACAAACCAAAATACATTTATCTACCTCTTGTTTCAATTTTGCTAGTGCCAAAGTATGACCATTAGCACCAATACCAAAGTCTTTTTGTGTAGGGTCCAAGTGATGAAACTCTAATGCTGCTACACACTTATTATAGCCGCATTGTTCACACTTACCACCTTTGTACTGTACTAATAGTAGTTTTACTTTTTTACGCCTATTATGTACAGCAGTAGATCTACATTTTGTACACCTGTAGTACCCACTTCCTTCTAATACAAATCTACAAATCCCATGTTTCTTACAAGTTTTTTCTGTGTATTTTGTCATTGGTATAATCTTTCTTGTTATACCAAAATTATACACCATTTCTAAGTAGTCCGTGAGGGATTCGAACCCCCGATCCTCTCGGTGTAAACGAGATACCTTAACCGCTAGGCCAACGGACCATAACTAAAGCAGGTGAAGTAGGAATCGAACCCACGCGAGCCGCTTTGGAGACGGCGGTACTACCATTATACTATTCACCTAAAATCATCAAGTGCGAGTAGGGGGAATCGAACTCCCATGTTCTGCTTGGAAGGCAGACATACTACCATTGTATTACACTCGCATAAGTGGACAGGAAGGGAATCGAACCCTCATTTTTCGGATGCAAGCCGAATGTACTCCCATTGTACTACAAGCCCGTGTCTTCCATTATACACCAGATCTCGTTTTTGTCAAGCTAGAATATCATCACAGATTTCATCAATAGTTTGTTGGATAGTAGAACACACTCCAATAATACTATGATTATCCTTATGATACCATTCAATACGCCGACCAACCCTCTCTACAACGTAGCCAATACTTTTGGCCCATTGTTCAAATTGAGCAAATGTTCTCATTTTATCCTCTTTTCCACCATTCTACCATCGTTTTATCGACCTGTCAACCCCATAGTCTTTAACTGACTAACGCACAGCGGCACAAACAGGAGGGTTTAGAAGTTACACACATTCATATCCGAGTACCTCTCAACCCAGGCGGAATCACCAAACTTCTCTTTTGCCGCCCTAGTCGCCCCAATTTCACTAGGACTCTCAACATACCCAACTCTCCTACATCCCACAATCACCCACCAAACGTAACTCATTGGTCAGCCTCCGTTTACGAATCATACCATCTTATCGTCCAGTGTCAACACGAACCTTTAGAAAAAAACTCGACTCAACCCCTTACTGCATAAAGACTTACGTCAAAAACGGCCCGCCCGCCGTGCCCTAAGTGCTTACGCACAAAGGGTTTACGGCGAGTAGCGTTGCTCGTTTTTAGAGCAGATATGCCGCAACCTTGGGCATACCAAACAGCTTTTGTCCAAGATAAGGCTTGCGTACATTTACACAACGTTCAGCATACACATTCCGAATCTGACCATCATAAGTACGAACAGTAACAAGAGTGCTACTACGCTCAAATGAAGGATCATTAGCACGATAATTACTATGAGTATTAAGTCTACTGATCTGTTGTGCAGTCAGCAGATTAACATTCTCAACCCTTGCCAGATAACGTTCACGCTTTCCACTAAGAGGCTGGCAATAAGTAAAGTTATAAACCTCACCCTTTTGGGCATTGGTCAGACTAACCTTATTCAGCCTATACTTGAGTCCACCATATGCACTGTTATAGGCCAGATAACCAACCACCGCACCAACAAGAGCGACAACAAAAAGAGCAACAGAAAAACTGACATTATTCATACTAAAAAATCCCTTTGTGAAAGAAAATCCAAACAACTATCGAAGTATACCACAACAAAACGTTTTGTCAATCGTCATCGCCACCGAAAAATCCATAATCCTCGTCCGTCCCCCATCCCGCATCACGCATGGCGGAATCGTGATCTCCGTCCATTACATCGCCCACGGAATCGTAGAAATCGGAATCGTGTTCCGTGTTGTCATGATCATTAAAACCCATGATATTTATTCCTTGTAGGTTAGAAACATAATTGAAACCATGATCCAGAAACCAAAGACCAGAAATGATTCAGGCATTGTACTCCTCCGGTGCCCATTCGTCAACATCAATTCCCACGATTTCTGCCCAATCGTAAAAGTCAATTTGGAGGGAAGGATCATCAATAGGCTCGACTACCGGCTCTACCATTCCTTCGGCGTGAAGCTGGTCAAGAATCAAGTTGATTTCATCAAAGTCCCGCATGATTTTCTCCTTGTGAATCCGTATTCTAACACACGAAAAGAGTTTGTCAAGCACCCGCTGCCGCATCGATGAAATGTCCAGCAATCGTTTTCCAATCAACATCGGCCAGAGCCGATTGAAGAATATCGACAAACATTGGATTGGTTTCAAGAGCATCAACGGCCATACTCTGAAAACAATCTTCCAATCGATCCGCGAGCCGAACCACAGCCTCATTCATAGGAGGATATTGTCTGCCAATGGTGTGGGCGACATTCCGCCAATGGGTATAGATATGCTCTTGGTTATTCAGCCAGAGCGAGACGAGCCACGTTGCTTTGTTCTTGAATCCGTTATGTTCCACTTTCATTTCTCCTTGTGATGCTCTAAGTATACCATATTTATCGGCACCGTCAAGCAGAATCTAGAGAAATCTTTCTGCAAAATCGCAAAATTCTTTGGCACGATTTTCGCGGCCCGCCCGATTTGACGTAAGTGCTTACGCCACACGGGTTTACGTTCATTCTTTTTCTCCCACCATTCTAAGGATAGCACGGGCAATCTGGACGGCTTCCTCCACTGTCATATTGTTGTGCTGATTGTTCTTGTAGTCCGATACTTCAATGTATGAGATAGTAAAAGATGGATCAGTACCATCATGATATGCTACCTCCCAAGAATAATCATCCCAGCCAGTTCCGCACGGCCCCTGATTCTCAATAACAGTTTTGTGGCTAACCTTGAGCATACTTTTCATTTGATTATTTCACAACTCCTGTCTTATCAGACATACTAATCATTTCATAAATATCGAGGATAATTGTTCCAGTAGGAAAGTAATCGTCAATATTTTCGGTTATGACGGCTCTCGCCTCGACAATACTATTTGGAGTTGCTTTATAAACAACATAGTAGCATTTCATTCTGTCACCTCAACTATCTTGACTTTAGTGGGAGTAACCACAATGTCTTTACCAAACCACCACATGCGGTTGGCCTCAAGACCAACAGAATTATTATCGGAGGTTGGATTAATCACCTTGAGAAATAGTTCGCCCCCATATATGAAATTAGCACCAAAGGGGAGATCCCGAAACTCCACAGATGTAACTTTTGGCTTTGCTCGTTCAAAAATCATTACTTTCTCCTTTTTTGTTAGTCTACAACTGGATGTACTATCAGAATATTGGACTCTAGCGGGATAACAACATCCTCTTCCTCAAAATGAGTGATTGTGGCAGAATGAAGATTGACACCACATAGATTTTGTTCGTCAAGTTTGAGATATGTCCTTTCACAAAATTGGAAAAGAGTGTTGGGCTTTATCTCTCTGAAAGCAACCCAATTGCCAATACACATACTGATTTTCATCGAAGTTTTCCTTTTGGATAATTGTATCATGCTACGCAGAAAAGTCAAGCCTGACCCGTAAGATAAGCAACCAAGACGGGGCCAATCTTATCTCCATAACATTCACCATATTGTGCAATATAGCAGTCCGTATGTGGACCCATCACATACTCTCCACCCTTATATCCTGTAAATGTTGCTCCCAATGCACTCTTCGCATGAGCAAGCATTGATGCGACAGTCACATTTCGTTCAGGTTCGAAAGCTACGTCAAAATAGTAACCACGATAACTATCGGGCGATCCAAACCCAAACGGAGCGACGTAATCTTGGTCAGCAGCGGCGAGAGCATTAATCAGTGCTTGTAGTCCCATTATTATTTTCCCTTTTTTAAATCAACCATGTCGCAGTAATGAATGAAGTCCATGCCGCAGACATAACCAGCATATTCTTCCAATTCACTGCATATCCATGAATAATATTAGCAATATTCACAGATGCGAACCAGATACCAAAAAACAGACCAGCAACCTGTAGAGCAAGAATCATGCTTTTCTCCTTTATCGACATTCTACCAAGAAATCTTTACTTGTCAAGCCCACTGACTACTGACTACGGGGCCAACTGGTGATGATTAGATTGGACAGTCCTACTCCAACCATCCCTCTCCTATCACTATCGACATTATACCACAACTTTCTCAAATGTCAATTCTGAATTTTCCGTAAGGTTGACGTAAGTTGTTGCCTCCAAAGGGTTTGCGTCAAACGCGGCCCGCCGCCCTCGCCGTAAGTCCTTACGCAGCAAGGGTTTGCGTCAAGTTCGTATCGTACTAAGTGTTTCGATTGGCTCCGAGCCAAGGATCGACTTCATACAGTTTTGTTACAACTGGTTCTTCGATCACCCAGTATTCTTTACCAACGAACTGAACACTCTTAAGCATCTTGATTGTTTCATCGGCTAGTTCGCGGGTTTGATAAGCACCCACAAAAGAGGTTTGATCAAGCATAGTTGTAAAAACAAGGTAAACAGTCATTGTTAATCCTGTAAAGTGTTATTAGAGTCAATCCAGAAATGCAGATACTTATTATTGGGATGAGCCTTCAATTGGTCAACACATTTTCGGGCAGAATCCAACGAAAGAAACACACCAACAGCATAGTCAGTAGTACTATTGGTCTGCATCACAATGTAAACCTTGATCATATTCAATTCATGTCCATAAAAGGGGAAATGTTACCATCGTACTTATTATTAACGCAACCATTCGCAGCGTAGAACGCAGCGTAGGCATCCAGACGCTCAGACGAACCGGGATTACCGACGCGAATGATACTAGCATCACCAGCGGGACGATCCTTCTTAACCTTGGGCGGATTCAGCAGAGCCTTCCGATTGAACTTGCGAACAGTGTGAACCGTCACAGGAATACCATCGACTTCCTTATCTTCACTTTCCGTAACCATGCCAAGGAAGCTAGAGCGAGCTTGACGCTTGGCGTAACGGATGAGCTTGCGAGTCGAGAGGGTTTGGATATCAGTCATTGTCTTTTTCCTTTGGAGTTTTCTTGTGAGATTGGATTCTAGCAAATCGTCGCGGCGGTGTCAAGCTTGCAATTTCGTTAGGTTCAATCCCAGTTGTCCAACTGCTTTTGCATAGCCTTAAGTTCGGCCAAATCCTTGCGGAAAATGTCCTTGACTTCACCGCTCAATCCCTTGCTAGAGAGCAACTCTGAGAGATGATCGATCCGACCCTTGACAGCCGCATGGAGGGCGAAGCTCTTGTTGTAGGTGTCGATGGTGAGGGTGACCGTTTTCATGTTCTTTCCTTTTTTCCTTGTGTCCTATCTTGTATATCGGCATTTTACCAGACAAAATCCACTTTGCAAGAAAAATCTTCTCGGATTTGTGTCAAGAGATTTTGACAAAACTTTGGGTCATTTTGATCTAGTTCGGCACGGGGTTTGCTAATGCACGTTCCATGCCAAAGAATATTTTTTTGTAGCACACGGTTTGCCTCATGACTTGTCGTAAGTCGTTGCCGCGTAAGGGTTTACGGCGAACGCGGCCCGCCGTTTTTGCCCTAAGTCCTTATCTGACAAGGGTTTAGGTCGAGTTTTCTTTTATTTACTCCCACAGAGAGATGTTGATAACCTTACTCTGAGAAAGAGTACGGTGAGTATCATCATTCAGTCGGATAATAACATAATGATCATCACTATCGCTGGAGTATCCAGGGCGGATCGGACCACCACCGGCCTTACCAAGACGTACAACAGTACCAACATAATTACTATGAGGCACCAACCTATGAGGAGCCGTGTAGGTAACACAGCACACATCATCCATATTTAAATCAGAGATAGTCATATTCAACCATTCAGAGCAAGAGGATCAAGAATCGGACGATTGTACCACACACAATCATCACCAAAAGTGTCGTGAATAACCTTCAACTGAGCGAGGAAGTTATCACTAGGAATCCTAACGGTTCCCATATAAACAGTAGTGTGGTTAATCCACTTGTAAACGTATACAGTTCTCATATTCAGTCTTTCAATCCATTCTTCTTGCAAAACAGCGCCAACGACTTGGCTTGTATATCACCGATCTCTTTGGCAAACGCAGCTTGCCTATCAAGCTGTTCTTGAGCAGAAACATATCCATCACGATCATCTTTATAACGATCATATCCATCATCCGAAATTTTGTAAAACTTTCTCATTTTCTTCTTTCTTTCTTTTCTTCTATATCGACATTTTACCCGATGGTCTTGAGGATTGCAAGCGAAATCTTTCCTTACATTTCCGTAAGGTTTGAGAAGATTTGCCCAACATCGACACCACGATGAGCGAGAATCTTTTCGATTTGCAGGATGTCCACCGTCAGTTTTGCGTAGGCCATAGACATGACCGACTCCTTTTCCCGTTCATTAAACAGGCTGGTCAGAAGTCGGATGATGTGGTCAGTTTCGATGTTCATTTGGTTTTCTCTCTTGTTGTCTCTAACTCTCATATCGACATTATACCATATCCACTTGAGAACGCAAGAGAAAAATCCCAAAAATATTGTCAAGAGATTTTGACAAAACTTTTCCTTATTTTGGGCCTGTTTGGCACAAGACTTGCTGTGCGGCATCTGGGTAGTTTGGCTAAAACACTTGTCGCAAGTCCTTTGGTGATAAGGGTTTACGTTAAAAACGGCCCGCCCCGCTCGTCGTAAGTCCTTATGCAACAACCACTTACGATCACTTTTGTAGATAGGTCAATTCTTCTGCACCACTGTTCACCTGTTCAGTGTACAACAGTATACGCTTGGCCTTTTCGGCCTTTTCGTATTCGTAGTCGGTCATGTTGTTACTATCACGAATGTCACACTTATGTTCCAGATCGGCAAGTGTAACACTATCGGTACGCTCGTCCCTAAACTCTTCGGGAAGCCAAGAATTAGGAACCTCGATAGCCTCACGCAGTTGTCGGCCAAAAAGTTCAAGCAGTTCGTAACCGTTCATTACTCAGCCTTTACAAGAATAGTTTTATATCCACCACCAACCAACGCAAGCGTTACAACCCAGCTCCTACCACTACCATCATCGATGACGATACTATTAATAGTACCATAGTAGGTCTTATTATCACCACCCAAAAGAACGACTTCCGTTCGCTCTTGCATCATCCGACACAGCCAAATGAAACTGTACATCTTTTCTTCTTTCTGTGTAAAAACTGTAGTTTACTAAACGTCCTAATCTAACCTATGTAAGTCTCTTAACTTCGGTAGAGAGCTTTTTCACTTCAGTAGGAAGGTTCGCAATCTGACTCAGATACTCTTCTACTTGCTCATCCGTCAGCCATCCAAGAACATCACCAGTAATCGGAGTATCATAACAGATATGTCCATCCTTATCAAGAACTGCCAACTCTTTCAATCCCTGTTTACCACCATAACTACCGCAAGAACATACAACGCTAGCACCATAACCATTCTTGAAACGATAGATATCTTGAACACCATCCTCACGAATGTAATGCTCAATCATACTGTTATCTTTACGAAGCGTGATACTGTTCAACTTGCTCATTTTTGTTTTTTCTTTCTTGTGTTTCTATTTTATCGTCTTTTGTGCGATTTGTCAACAGGAAAAGTTTCCTTACAATATCGTAAGGATTGGAATCACTTAGCTGGAGAGAGATAATCGTCGGCACATTCAATGATATCACCATTGGTGATCTGTACGGCCCACACATTACCTTCGTCATATCTCCATCCGATAATCCGACCCACAACGTCGCAATCCACAATCACCCGGTCACCAATCTCAAACATTCTTTTCTCTCTTTCTTTGTCTCTTACTCTTATATCGACATTATACCACGCCAACTTGAGAATGCAAGAGATTTTTTTGGATTTTTTTGTCAAGAGATTTTGACACAACTTTTTCCAATTTTCATCACGAATGGCACACTCTTTGCTAAATGCATTTTCCGTGCCAAAACGAACGGCACGCGGTTTGCGTTAGCATTTGACCTAAGTCGTTGCCAGATAAGGAGTTACGAAAAACGCGGCCCGCCCGCCTAGTCGTAAGTCCTTATGTGGTAAGGCTTTACGTCGAGTACTTTTGTTCACCTACTGCACAGAAGTTTAGTCTCTCGCCTGTACCTGTACAACAGTTCCCTAGCCATAGAGGAAATCATCTGGCGAAGGAATGAACAGACGAACACCTGTTCAGGCTTACACTTAGCCAAAGACTCTTGGAATTGCACCATCCGCAAACCAAGCTCGTGAGTATCGTAGCTTTCAAACATAGTTTTCCCTTTCACAGAATCGTACCATCGCCGCGAAGCTTGTAGTAGTATCCACCGATACTGTACACATGAATACCATAGCCCAAATCCTGCACAAAGGTAGGAGTATAGCCGTGGGTAGCGGTGAGGCGACTAAGCGTGTTTTGCATTTGTTGTGTCATGTTTGTATTCTATCGTCTAGGGGAAGGGTTGTCAACAGAAAACTTTCCTTACATTTTCGTAAGGTTCGCCTTCATTCATTCTGTTCCATGCATCGAACAGCTTGCGAAAAAGTAGGAAAACCTGCGATAATCTGCACTCCCCCACCATTCATTTTCTCATAAACGTTGTAGACATTAAAAGAAGAATCATACTGGAGAACAAATCGAGCTTCGAAGTGCTTGGGGATTGTGGGGTGCATGGTCTTTTCCTTTGGGCTTGTGTCTCTTGTGAATCTATCGACATTATACAGGGTAGGAATTGAGTGTCAACAAGAAAGTTTCCTTACATTTCCGTAAGGTTTCTTCCTCCCCTTGTGGGGAATATCAATCCCCCTTCGTGTCTCCGTCAACACCGTCAACACTCACAATCCAATCAGCATCGTAGTTGAGCAGGATATTGGTGTTCCATGCGGGAATAATTCCCACTTTGTTAGCATCAACGTCAACGAAGAAAAACATTCCCCGTATGGTATAAGTACCACAGATAGGGGAGGCGATGCTGATTTCGTAATAGGTGTTTTCCTTGACGTTAGCGTTTTCGATGGCTCGCATGATCGTATCCTCTTGGGTTTCGTTTCTCTCTTATCTATCGACATTATACAGAGACAAACTTGAGTTTCAAGAAAAAAATCCAAGAAATTTGAAATTATTTTCCATGCCAAACAGAAAAGAAAATTGGCGAGGTAATTGGCACACCGTTTGCTAAATGCAAATACCGTGCCAAAAAAATCGGCCCGCCCGCCTCGCCGTAAGTCTTTACGAGGCAAAGGTTTAGGTCAAGTTGCCCTTTTAGGCAAACTCCTCTTCGCCGTAATAATCGGCGGCAAAATCATCGTCCGTTTCGGTCCAATCCTCATCACCCCCCATAATGGGGTCATAAGTTTCGCAATCCTCATAAGGCATGGCTTCATTCTCCATTCTGGCTTGATAGACATCAAAATCGGCAAACATCTCGCCCGTGAAGTTGTCCATTTTCAGAATCCTTTTGGGGTTATCGATCTGCTAGGATTTTATCGTCCGAATCCGAATCTGTCAACAGCTTTTTTGAATTATCGACCGTTGTCCCGACGATCCATCCGATCCATATAATCGGCATAGCGGTTAGCCTCATTCTCCGTGGCGAAAGAGGCCAACTCAACCTTGCCAGCCACCACAACCCACTTGCAATCGACATTCTTGACAGCGTACATTTTCTTTTTCCTTTGTTCTTCGTTCTCTTGTTCTAGTATTTTATCGACTTTTTTCACCGCTGTCAATAGCCTTTTTTCTTTTTTATTCGTGAGCCAGTTGTTCTTCCGAAACCGATCCCTCTTCACCATCATCCCACAGGATCACAAATCCACCTTGACCCAAATCTCGAACGACCACACCACGCGGCTCTTGACCGTCATCATACAGCCAATCGGATTCCACCAAAACCACCCGCTCGCCAACTTTGATGTCTCGCATTTTCTTTTCCTTTTTCCTTCGTTTCTCTTGTGAGTGCATTATACATACTCTATCGACCTCTTGCAAGAGAAAAATCCAAGAAAATCCAAAATATTTTCGATGTGCAAATACCGTGCCAAGCAGGGCTCTAGTAGCGTAATTTAGATAGTACAGTCGTAAGTCTATACGCCACAAGGGTTTACGTCAAATGCGGCCCGCCCGCCTTGTCGCAAGTCCTTATGCAGTAAGGCTTTACGTCAAGGTCTTAGGTGCTTATGAGTGTACATATGATCACTTACTGTACAGTAGCTCAGTCTCTTGACGATACCTATACAGTAGTTCACGGGCGATAGCACGAATCATCTCTCTGATATATGTACGAGCGTTAGGTTGTTCAGGCGTACACTTCTCCAGAGCAGCCTGGAACTGCACAAGCCTCTTACCCAACTCTATCGTATCGTAACCATCAAACCTATTCACCTGTTCACTCCGTAACCATAGAGAAGGGAAGGCGAGTACTAGCAGCAACAATGTTGCCAAAGGAGATACCCCAAAGGCTAACCGCTGTAGCCCTAGCATCAACCCAGTTGTCGGCAAACAACGTACCCCAATATCGGTACTCGTTGCCAACAGCCTCATACATATAGAAAGTCTTCATTGTCTTTTTCCTTTGTGTCCTAGTATCTTATCGTCTTTGTGTGGGGATGTCAACAGCTTTCTTTCCTTACAATTCCGTAAGGTTCAGCCATTGTCCATTCGGTCAAGTCGCTCTTGATTCTTCACCCAAGCGTTGGCACGATATTCGGCATTTTCCTTGAAATGGACGATATCAGCCCAACCCTTATTCGTGAGAAGATAGACCGTAGAGCCTTCCGAATGCAATTCAACCCGATAGAGTGTAGTCATTTCTTTTTCCTTTGTGTTCTCTTGTGCTTGTATTTTATCGTCTAGGAAAGGGATTGTCAATGAGAAAGTTTCCTTACAAAATCGTAAGGTTTCTCACTTCCTCTTGAACATGGTAGAGGCAACGTTGGCCTTGCTTTCCAGAGCGATACGAAGGAAGTTTTGATAGGCTTCGATTTCCATCTTGGCACAACGACTCCCATCATTGTTAGTTTCTGCATTAGCAAGTTGTTCACGCAGGTGAGCGATCTGTTCGTTGTGTCGCTGAACGTCAGCGTTAGGGGCAATCGCCTTGCCAAAGTAGTTCTTCATGATCTTCTCTCCGCTATCCTTCGTTTTCTCTTGTGCTTCTATTATACCATTTTTATCGACAGCGTCAAGAGAAAAATCTAGAAAATCTCAAAATAATTTTCCATACCAAACCACAATCTTTTTTTCCTCATCCACACACGGCACACCACTTGCGTCAACACTCGACCTAAACCCTTACTGCGTAAAGACTTATGACGAATCGGGCGGGGTGGAAGGGGGGGGTTTTTTCAATTGTCAAGGGAATGTCAAGAATGTCAAGGAAAACGCCGGGTGGTTCAAAATAAGTAGGCACTCCCTAAACAAATTAGCCGATTTTCCCCTCGTTATCTAATGGCTTAACTCCCGACTTTGTTGGCCGTCCCGCCTTTTTAACAATTTGCTGCTTTCGTCTCTGGTTGCGAACCATTTCAGCACTAATATTCTGGCCCGTCATCTGGCTCAACTTACTAGCCAACAAGGCATCGTGCATAAGAACACAGTTGTTTCTAATAAAATCCTGCTCGCTTAGTGTCCATTTTTTATAACTTTTCATAAGATTCCTTTGTAAAAACATTGACAAAAGTGTATACCCCTTTATAATAGTATGTTGACCACATTTTGCAAGGAGCTGATATGAATAATGATACACCCGAATTAGTTGATAGCGTACTAGAGGTGCGTTGCGTAGGAAGCGTTAATGTTACACAAGACTTAGAACTACAGGACGGAAAAAGCATTTCCGAATTATTAGATGAGCAAACAGAAGAAGGCGACGATGCCGAACGGGGTGACAGAAGCTGATTTTCTAGAAGCTATAGATAAGGTAATGCCCCGATTAGCTAAAAAATTCAGATTCGGCTATCACGAAGAAGCTGATATGAAGCAATTGGGTGTTACCTTCGGAATAGAAGCGCTAGAAAAATATGATAATAAGCGCCCCCTTGCTAATTTCTTATGGACCCACATTAGAAATCGCCTCTTTAATTATAAAAGAAATAACTACCAGCGCCCCGACAAGCCTTGTTTAAGCTGTCCTCTCTATGACGCCCACTGTTTAAAATCTAGTAACCAGTGTGAAAAATTTCCCGACAAAAATGAATGTGAACCATTTGCTGGATGGAGTCGCCGGAATGAAAGTAAAAAAAATATCATGGTGCCCCAGAGCATAGAACATATCTCCGACTCCTGCACAACCCCCGATGACCCATCTAATTTAATAGGATCAAAAGAAATTATAGACTTTTTAGATTCTAATATTACTAAGCCAGAATTTAGAGAAATCTACTTAAAACTAAAGAACGGGGCCAGAGTTAGTACAGTACTAATTAAAAAATTACGCAAGCATATAAAAGAACTTATGGGGGAAAATGATGAGCGCTAATAAGAAAAGGGGCCAGTTGAGTCTGGATGAAGAGGGTTTTATTCGTGACAATGTTAACGAATTAAGTATGGAACAAATAGCGGAGGCTTTAAATAGAACAGAAGCCCCCATCAGAAGATTTATTACTGAAAACGCCCTACTGGTTAACGAAGAAACTCGCAAAGAGCAAGAAATGATTCGTTTGATGCTTCATAGTAAAACCTTCTGGCCCGAAATCTTAAAACAGTTTGACGAAGAGAACGGCGAACTAACTCTATTTGAAAATACATGGATTGGTCTTATTAAGCAGTTTAAAGACGATGTGTTACCCGCCGAAGAACTCCAGATCAAACAATACATCACCCTTGAAATCCTGCTCAACAGATGTATGGAAGACCGCAAGCGTCATGTTAAAGAAATAGATAGATTGCAAAAGGGTGTTGATAAAGAATATGAAAAAACAGAAGATCAGAGAGACTTGCCCCGATTAACTAGTATGGAAACCCAGTTGAGCTTTGCCCGAAATGCCCTATCTAACTATACTAATGAATGGACTAAATTATCTAAAGAAGCCCAAAACATTAGTAAGGATCTAAAAGCCACAAGAGAACAAAGAATCAAAAGAATCGAAGATGGTAAGAGTAGTTGGACGGGGCTTGTGAAAATGTTAGAGGACGAGGCGATCAGAGAGAAAGAGGGGCGAGAGATGGAGTTATACAAGTTGGCTACTAACAAAGTAAAAGAAACCAAACTACACGCTTATCATCAATACATAGATGGAACAGTGGACAGACCATTTTTAACAGCAGACAGTGTAAAAGAAGACCATCAGGAGACTAAAACCAATGACTAAACAAAAAACAGCACTAGTAAGTGGAATAACAGGACAAGACGGAAGCTATTTGGCCGAATTACTTTTGGAAAAGGGTTATAAAGTAGTGGGTCTATATCGCCGGTCAAGTACGAACACACAAAGCAGAATCCTTTCTCTGCAAAACAATCCCAATTTTTCCCTTGAGGAATTCGATCTTACAGATTCATCAGGTTGTTTTAGCTTAGTCAATAAATATAAGCCAGATGAATTCTATAACTTAGCTGCTCAGAGTCATGTTGGTACTAGTTTTGAACAACCAGTATCTACATTTGAGATGGATGCCTTGGGTGTTTTACATATCTTAGAATCTATTCGTCAATGTTCGCCCAAGACAAGATTCTACCAAGCTAGTACTAGTGAAATGTTTGGTTTTAATTATGATAAAGATTTAAATGGAAATCCATACCAAGACGAAAAGACAACAATGCTTCCTCAAAGTCCTTATGGGGTGGCTAAGTTAGCTGCTCATAACTTGGTAAGAATCTATCGCTCGGCATATGGTATTTTTGCTTGCTCAGGAATTTTATTTAATCATGAGAGTCCTCGTAGGGGCGAGAAGTTTGTTACTCGCAAGATTACTAAGTGGCTGGGCGAGTTTAATAAATGGGGCGATCAAGAGTTTGCAACAATTGGAAGATTTTTTGATCCTGATGAGTCTGATACTATTTACTATGGAAAACCAACAAGTCGTGGCCCAATAGCATTTCCAAAACTACGTCTAGGTAACATTAAAGCCTACCGTGATTGGGGTCATGCAAAGGATTATGTAAGGGCAATGTGGATGATGTTGCAAGCAAAAGAGGCTGATGACTTTGTAGTAGCAACGGGCGAAACTCACAGCGTAGAAGACTTTTTAAAGATTGCTTTTAGTAAGTTTGATCTTGATTATAAAGATTTTATAGTTATCGATCCCCAGTTCTATAGACCAGCAGAGGTGGATTATCTAAGAGGTTATCCTACTAAAGCTACTATGCAGCTAGGGTGGAAACCAGAAATTAGCTTTGAACAATTAGTAGAAGAGATGGTATCTTATGACCAAACGTTGGTTTAAAGATCCACTATATGTAAAGTGGCGTAAGGAAGTATACAAAAGAGATAATCACTGTTGTCAGTGGCCTGGGTGTAATATTAAAAAGCGGTTAAACGCTCATCATATTGTTAGATGGGCTGATAGTCCAGCATTGCGGTTTGTTGTCGAAAATGGAATCACTCTTTGTTATGCTCATCATAAAATGATTAGCGGACTAGAAACCATATATGCTGCCGTGTTTTTTAAAATATTAGCAGGGAAGAAAAAATGAACGTAGATTATAACAATTTTAAAGTTATCATAGATACTAGAGAGCAACAACCCTGGGAATTTGATAGGGTGGCTTATGCTAATAGAAAACTAGATACGGGTGATTATAGTGTTGAGGGCTACGAGCATTTATTGTGTGTAGAGAGAAAAAAGAGTGTTAGTGAAATAGCTAATAATATAACGGAAAAAAGATTCAAAGACGTTATTGATAGGATGAAAACATATAAGTACTCTTATTTGATACTAGAATTTAGTCTAGAAGATATTTATAGATATCCAATAGGGTCTAATGTACCTAAAAGAATGTGGGATAAGCTAAAGATTACATCGGGATTTATTTTAAAGAATCTCTTAGAACTTCAACTCAAACATAATATTCATGTGCTTTTTTGCGGAGATCCCTCAAATGCTTCCAAAATTGCTATTACTCTAATGAAAAAGGTATATGAACTTGAGTACAATAATAAAGCCCAATAAAAAAATAATAACTCCATATGATGATGCTTGGTTAGGTCTGGGCGACACATCTCTTATAGACTCTCTTCGTAGTGCGCTGGTAGATCGATCAGAATATGATATTGAATATCCAGATCGCCATTTACTAAGACTATTGAGTAATCCATTATATTTTGGAACAACCTGTAAATTACTATTCAATATAGAACTGCACCCAATGCAGGTGGCAATTTTGCAAGAGTTCTGGATTAGGGCTTTTCCAATGTATATTGCTAGTCGTGGATTCGGTAAGAGCTTTCTTATGGCTCTATACTGTATCCTCAGATGCATACTAAAGCCAGGAACTAAAATAGTTGTAGTAGGAGCGGGTTTTAGACAAAGCAAATTGGTTCTAGAGTATATGGAAACTATTTGGAATGGCTCTCCGATACTTCGATCCATATTTAACGGATCAAATGATGGTATGCGTAAAGATACTGATAGATGGACAATGAGACTAGGAGATAGCGTGGCTATTGCTATTCCTATGGGTGATGGGACTAAAATCAGAGGTCTAAGAGCGCATATTATTATCGCTGACGAGTTCGCATCAATTTCACCAGAAATATATGAAACAGTTGTTGCGGGTTTCGCGTCAGTTAGTGCATCTCCTATGCAAAATGTAAAAGACGAAGCAAAAAAACTAGCCATGATTGAGGCTGGTATTTGGAACGATGAATTAGAAGCACTACAATATAAAATGGGTAATCAAGCCATTATTTCAGGAACCGCAGATTATTCATTTAAACACTTTGCTTCATATTGGAGAAGATATAAGTCTATTATCGAAAGTAAGGGTGATCCTAATAAACTAGACGAATTATTCAAAGGCGAAGTTCCAGAGAATTTTAACTGGAAAGACTATTGTATTATTCGTATTCCTTATGAGTTAATACCAAAGGGTTTTATGGATGATAAGCAAGTAAGTCGCGCCCGCGCTACTATTCATGCCGGTATTTATAATATGGAATATGCTGCGTGTTTTGTTAATGATAGTGAAGGATTTTTTAGAAGAACACTCATAGAAGGTTGTGTTGTTTCTGATACAAAACCTATAACTATTAATAATAAAGTTGTAATATTTGACCCAATGATTAAAGGCAGACCATCTCTCCGTTATGTTTACGGTATCGATCCTGCTAGTGAAAAAGATAATTTTAGCTTAGTTATTTTAGAAATCCATCCAGATCACTCTAGAGTGGTTTATTGTTGGACAACAAATAGAAGCAATTTTAAAGAGCGTCAAAAAGCAGGAACTACTATCGATCATGACTTCTATGCCTTTTGTGCAAGGAAGATCAGAAACCTAATGAAAATATTCCCTTGCGAACGGATTGGATTAGATGCTCAGGGTGGAGGAGTAGCTATTGAAGAAGCACTACACGATCCTAGCAAATTAGAACAAGGTGAACATCTAATATGGCCTATTATAGATTTTGAAAAAGCTAAAGATACCGATGATCAACAAGGCTTACATATATTAGAAATGGTACAGTTTGCCAAGTCTGATTGGACTAGTCAAGCTAATCACGGATTAAGAAAAGATATGGAAGATAAAGTATTATTATTTCCAAGATTCGATCCTGTATCTCTAGGTTTAGCATTACAGGGAGAAGACTTGAGTATTCTAGAAACTGATCTTAGTCCATTATATGATAGTTTAAGTGAGTGTATTCTAGAAATAGAAGAACTAAAAGATGAACTAACTACCATAGTAATGACACAAACTAGTACAGGTCCAAACGCTAGAGACAGATGGGATACTCCAGAAGTTAAAATGCCCGGTGGTAAAAAAGGAAGACTTAGAAAAGACCGTTATAGTTCTTTACTAATTGCTAATATGATAGCTAGACAAATGAATAGAATACTATCTCCTATTGAATATGATGTTGTGGGTAATAACAGAGCGGACGTTGTGAAGCATGATGGTCAGATGTATAGGGGGCCAGATTGGTTTACTGGAGGTGGAGGAAATGATGATATTTACACAGGAATATATCGAAATTAGTGTAATACATTTTATTAATCAGAATACATTCCTATCACGGTTCAATTAACTATGCCTAAACAAAAATACCCTAAAAGTGAAGCCGTTGCAGCGGCACAATATGATGGAGCAGATGCTTATGTTACTTGGGGAGATGACTTATTAAGTAAAAGCAAAGCATTACATGACTCTGCTAGTGCTTTAGAGGAGTTTGGAATATACAAGTCTGTTGCCGATAGACGATACGGTGTTGACTTTTCCAATCTAGACTCAAATACGGGAGGTCGCCCAGGACTAACCCGTGCAGATTACGAATTTTTCCGTCCAGATGAAACTGTTCCCCGTGAAATAAAAGCAATCTGTCGTAGAGCAGATGATATCTATCAAAAAATGGGATTGATTAGAAACGTTATTGATCTTATGGCTGATTTTGCAGTACAAGGTATTACTCCTGTTCATAGAAATAAGCGTATCGAAAGATTTTATAAGCAATGGTTTAAAAAAGTGAAGGGTAAGGATCGTAGCGAAAGATTTTTGAACAACATCTATCGCACAGGCAGCGTTGTATTAAATCGTCAAACGGCAAAATTAAATGTTAAAGTCATTGATGGTTTATACAAAAGTATGGGATCTCCAGACTTATATATCGATAGTATAGATCAAATAAAGGTAGAAAAAAGAGAAATCCCTTGGAAGTATACTTTTATCGATCCTATTTGTGTGCAAATGTCTGCTGGTGGATTAGCCTCTTTTGTACAGAGTAAGCAGTATGAGATCACTATTCCGGCCCAAATGAGAAAACTAATTAATAGCCCAAGAACAGATGCTGAAAAGGCTATTGTTGCTCAGTTACCAGCACAGATAGTAGAAGCAGCAAAAGCTAAAAAGCCTTATCCATTAGATCCTCAAAAAACTATTGTTTTTCATTACAAGAAAGATGATTGGCAAAGCTGGGCTTATCCTATGATATATGCAATTATGGATGATATTTTCATAATAGAAAAATTAAAACTAGCAGACCTTGCCGCTCTTGATGGAGCTATTAGTAATATTCGTATTTTTAAACTAGGTAGTCTAGAACATAAAATTGCACCAACAAAAGCTGCTGTTGCTAAATTAGCACAGATTCTAGGCAATAATGTTGGTGGTGGTACTATGGATTTGATCTGGGGACCAGACTTAGAACTTATAGAAAGTAAAACTAGTGTACATCAATTTTTAGGTGAGTCAAAATATATTCCTCACTTAAATAGCGTATATGCTGGTCTTGGTATTCCTCCAACTTTAACGGGCACATTTGGTGCGGCAGGAACAACCAATAATTTCATAAGTCTAAAAACTATGACACAAAGACTACAGTATGGTAGAGATTTAGTTATAGAATTTTGGGAAAAGGAATTTGAATTAGTACAAAAAGCTATGGGTTTTCAACACCCGGCTAAAATAGAATTTGATAGAATGGATCTAAGTAATGAAGATACAGAAAAGGCTCTATTAATTCAATTAGCTGATAGAAATGTAATTAGCGATGAATTACTACAAAAGAAATTTGGTTTTGATCCAGATATGGAAAAAGCTAGATTAATGAGAGAGACACGCGAACGTAAGAGCAATAGAATGGTTAGAAAAACTGGACCTTGGTTTGATCCACAAATTGAAAATTCTTTAAAGAAAATAGCATTACAGGGAGGTACTGCTACTCCTAGCCAAGTTGGATTAGAATTAGATAAAAAGAAAGCTGGAGAAAAAACGGTTCTTGAAATGCGTCAGGCTGTTTCCCCAACAAAGTTGGCAAAAGATTCGTCAGAATCTTTGCCAGGAGTGTCCGGTCAAGGTCGCCCAAAAACCAGCAAAGATAGCTCAAAACGCAAAACTAAAACTTTCAGTCCAAGAACTGGAGCCTCATTAAATCTTTGGGCAGTAAACGCCCAAGATAAAATAAGCGAAATTGTAAATCCTATGATTTTAGATCTGTATAACAAGAAGAATTTAAGAAGTTTGGCTAGTTCTGAGACTGATGAGTTAGAAGACTTAAAAACAAAAATATTGTTTGCTACACAGCCCTTTACAAATATTAATGAAGGTTCTGTTCAGGAGTCACTCCAAAAAGTTCAAAATATTAGAATGGCTACTTTTGATGATCTTAAAAAATACTGTCAAGATATTGCAGTAGATCTAGATAAGCAATTAACTGTGGAAGATATGAAACAGGCTAAAGCTTCTTTTTATAGTATGGTGTATTCAGAATAGCAATACCTATAACAAAAGAGTAACATATGACAATTCCAACATATTTATCAGAAATACAAGATGGACTAGAGCATAAGATCCAATCTTCTGCATCAATACTTATTGCTAGTCAATTAGAGCCATCTACAGATAATATTCTAAATGAAAAAATCAAAACAGATTTTAAGAGTTTAGCTTCTTATAATGATAAAGATCTATATTATGCAGATAGTATTATGGTAACTTCTTCTTGGAATTTAAATGATGATATATTTGATCCCGTAGAACTATGGATGGCTAAGGACACACCAGAAGATAAGCCTACTAATCTAGATCATGACGAAAGTATTATTGTTGGACATATTATTTCAAATACTCCAGTAACAGAAGACTTCAAAATAATTCCAAAAGACATTAACATATCAGACTTGCCGCCCAAATATCACATCCTAACAGGATCAGTAATCTATAAGGCTTTTACCAATCCAGAACTAATTTCTCGTGCAAAAGACTTAATAAGTTCTATTGAGAATAAAAGTAAATATGTTAGTATGGAATGTTTATTCAAAAATTTCGATTACGGTATTATGGATGCTCAGGGGAATTATAAGGTATTATCTAGAAATAATAGTACTGCCCACCTAACTAAATATCTAAGAGCATATGGTGGAAATGGTAATCATCAAAACTATAAAATAGGTAGAGTATTAAGAAATATTACTTTTACCGGCAAAGGATTTGTTGATAAACCAGCTAATCCAGAAAGTATAATTTTTAGTATTAGTCCAAATATTAAAACAGAAACAGAAAAAAATAGTGAATTTGTTTTTTCAGGTGTATCTATTTCTCAGTCAAACCTTAACGTGGAGAACCAAACTATGAGTTTAGAAATTGACGTTGCCGAAATGAAAGCCAAGATAGACACTTTGGCAACTGCCGCAACTACTCAAGCAACAGTTGACGAGCTACAAAATAAAATTCTTTCTTATGAAAAGACTATTGAAACTCTAAATAGCGAAAAATCTACTTTAGCTGGTAGTGCTGAAGAATACCAGAAGAAGTCAGAAGAAGAATTTAAGAAAGTTAAGTCTGAACTAGAATCTGCTCTTGAAACTATTGCCGCATATAAAGGCAAAGAAGAAGAGATGATGAAGAAAGAAAAGAAGATGAAGAGAATGGCTTCTCTAACAGAACTAGGTGCATCTACTGACGAAGCAGAAGCTGCTTCTGAAAAGTTTGATTCTTTAGATGACGAAGCTTTTAGCGCCATGACAACTCTACTAGCTGCCCAAAAGCCAGATTGGCTAAATAAAAAGAAAGATAAAAAAGACGAAGCTGGCGATGTGAAAGCAAAGTGTTCAGTAGAAAATACTAAGGCTTCTGTTCTAGATAATGCGGAAACAACGGAAGATTTTGTTCCATCTGTTGGATCAGACTCTGAGAATTCTGCAATGGCTAGTGTTCGCTCAGAACTATCGGCTTTTATGTCTTCTAGATTTGGCAAGAACAGTAAAACTAATTCTAATAACAAGGGAGAATGACAAATGGCTCTAAAACCAGATCGTATCGAAGTATTGACTGACATCAGCTTTTTCTGCAACACTGTTTGTGAACGTGGCGGAATTGCTACTGTAGATACTTCAAAAACAAATAGCGGTGTTTCAATGGACGATTCTAATGCTATTGTGGCCTATGCTGCTGGTAACAGCGGAGCAAGACCAATGGGTATTCTACTAAATGACGTTGTTAATTATGACCTAACTCGTCAGCACATTAACTGGTTCAAGGATGAAATGCAACTTGGTGGTAAGGTAACATTGTTACGCAACGGTCAAGTTAGCACAAATATGCTTGTGCCCGGTATTAATCCAACCGCTGGAAGTGATGCTTATGTTGGAAATAGCGGTTTGATCGGTACTGTTTCGACTAATGCTACTAAGATTGGTCAATTCTTAAGTGCCAAAGATGCCGATGGTTATGCTAAACTATCAATTGTTATCACTTGATTCTAATAATTAAAACTAAAGGGAGATAATTAAAATGCCTGAAGTATTTCAACCAACAAAAGAACTAACTGATTTGCTAGTACGTTCTGGTTCACAAAGAAAAGAAGAATCTCTTGCAGCTAATGCAGAATTCGCCAAAGCTCTAGAACTACCTCTACGTCAGGGTGTTCTAAATGGAAATATTCTTGACGGTATTTTTGAGCCAATTCCTTTAGCTCAAAGTGCTACTCCAGAGTTTCCTCTTGACTTACTAAGCCCTGGTACTGAAAAAGACTTTGTTGCTTTTACTATTCCTAACCACGGATATATTCCAGAAAAGCACGTTGAGTCTGACTACGTTATGGTTCCTACTTATGACGTTGGTTCAAGTATCGATTATCTTCTAAAGTATGCCCGTGACGCCCGTTGGGACGTTGTCGGACGCGCTATGGAAGTTCTAGAAGGTTCATTTGTAAAGAAAATGAATGATGATGGATGGCACACACTATTAGCCGCTGGTCTAGATCGTAATATTCTAGTATATGATAGTGATGCTCCAACTGGTTTATTAAGCAAGAGAGTTGTATCTCTTCTTAAGACAACTATGCGCCGTAACGGTGGTGGTAACTCTGCTAGTACAAATCGTGGACTATTAACAGACCTTTACGTTTCTCCAGAAGCTATGGAAGATATGCGTAACTGGAACGTTGATCAAATCGATGAATTTACTCGTAGAGAAATCTATACTGCTGCTGACGGTACTGTTAATCGTATCTTCGGTGTTAACCTACACGACCTAGACGAGTTGGGCGAAGGTCAAGAATATCAACTATACTATCTAAACGCCTTGAGCGGATCTGTTGGTACTAAGAGTGAGCTAATCGTTGGATTGGATCTTCGTAAGCGTGATAGTTTCATAATGCCAATTCGTGAACAGGTTCAGATTTTTGAAGACGATACTCTACATCGTCAAAAGAGAGCCGGTTTTTACGGATGGGCAGAACAAGGCTTTGCTGTTCTAGATAACCGTAGAGTTATCTTGGGTGCTATCTGATATCTCTAACTAAAAGTTAAAACTTTTCTGAACCGCATCCCTAAAAAGGTGCGGTTCTTTTTTTTATATCAAGGTGTATTATTATCTAGTACTTTTATCTAAAACTATGAAAGATCAATTATGGCAGCAGCAAAATATGATTTTAATATAGAACAAGGATCTTCTTATAGCTTAGTATTAGTATATAAGGATGCTGATGGTAATATTGTTGATCTAACAGATTGGTGTGGTCGAATTATTTGCAAAACTAATAGTAATGATACAATAATTTTTCAAACAGGACATAATGGACCAGATTACAAATTTACTTTAGATGCTCCTAATGGAAAATTCACTTTATTATGGCCCGCAACCACTACCAACAGCTACCTATTTAATACTGCAAAATATGACTTTGAATTACAAAGTCCAGATAATTTCTATACTAATGGAGGATTTTTTACAGAAAGAATACTCTATGGAGTTATTACTATAGTTAAGAGATTTAGTCAAAGCACAACCGCTTTAGAGTGTCAAATATGACAGATTTTAATATTGAAATAATAGAACAACCGTCTTATTCTTTAGAAGTAGCCGTTGGGGCTAGTGGCACAGATGTTCCTTCTATAGAAATAATTACTTCTGGTGGTGTTTACTTAGAAATTAGTAATAGAGATAAAATACTTCCTAGTGATTTTCCAGACACCTATCCTATAAGTTATACAACAGGATTATTACCTATAAATAGAGTGAGTGGATTATATTCTGGATCGGGAATAGTATTTGCTTCTGGACTAGACGGATCAATAACTATAAATGCTCTTGCTCAAAATATTACTCTTTCAGGAACCAGCGGTATCTCTGTAAGTCAAAATGGAAATTTATACACAATATATACAACCGGAACATTCGGTCTTAGTAGTTCTCAGATACAGAGTCTATTAAATAGTGGAGTATCCATAAACGTAATATCTGGTACAGGTAATTTTAATTCTCTGTCTATAAGCGGAACTCCTGTTAGCATCAGCGGACACTCCCACACAGCTTCAGCAATAACTGATTTTAATTCTAGCGTAAGTGGACTATTGTCAGTAAAAAATATATTGGGCAGCGGATACGCTTCTGTAGCGTCTTCTGGAGGGGTTTTTACGGTATCGGTCACGGGATTACAGCCTAGTGGAAACTATAGCATAAGTGGACATACGCATACTAGCTCACAAATAACAGATTTTAACTCTAGTGTTAGCTCATTAATACCAGTTAAAAATGTGATTGGTAGTGGATATGTTAATATCGTTTCAACAACCGGACTATTCTCTGTTTCTGTAACAGGTTTACAGCCAAGTGGCAATTACAGCTTAGTAGGACATAATCATACTTCAAGCGATATTACAAACTTTAATTCATCAGTAAGTGGACTGCTAACTCCCTATGCTTTATTAAATAGTGGCAACTTTATAACCCTGCGGGTAAACGGAGTTCCTGTAAGTTTAAGCGGGCATACTCATACTAGCTCGCAAATAACAGACTTTAATACATCGGTTAATAATCTTATTTCTGTAAAAGACATTCTCGCCGGTTCTGGAATACAGATAGGGGTGACTTCTGGAATTTATACTGTGACAGCATATGGTGTTGCTGCTAGTAGTGCTTCTTCATTAATAACAAGATGCGAAAATAGGACCGGATCTACTTTACCAAAGATGACTGTGGTTTATATTAATGGAGGTCATGGGAATAGGCCAACAATACAAAAATCTATCGCTTCTAGTGAAGCTGGATCTAGTAAAACTTACGGCATTACCGCTAGTCAGATAAATAATAATAGTGCTGGAGATGTTGTTGTTTTTGGAGAATTGATTGATGTTAATACTGACCAGTTTGGTGCTGTGGAGGGCAGTACTCTATATCTAAGCCCGAGTGTTTCTGGCAACTTAACAGCCATAAAACCAACTGCCCCAAATCATATGGTAGTTGTCGGCAAAATAGTTAGAAATCACGTTAATCAAGGGATCATAGAGGTTTCTATACAAAATGGTTTTGAACTAGAAGAACTACATAATGTTGCAACAACCGGAGCGATTAGTGGACAATTTTTGAAATATGACGGATCGCTTTGGCGTAACAGCGGAATAACAAGTTCAGATATTGGTAATTTTAATAGCAGTGTTAGTGGATTACTAACTCCTTATGCTCAGTTAAACGATGCCGTATTTAATAACTTATATGTAGATACCCTCTTTGTCTGTAACACTCCTAGCTTTAATGTGGACGAAGATGGAAACACTTCTATTGGAAATAATAATCCGCTTGTAGGTGCTATAGTACCTAATATGCTTGTAACATACGGTTTAAGTTTTGCAAGTGGTACTGCATCTAGTGGATTGAATGTTTTTAATTATCTAAGACTAAATAATACGGGTGTTAGCTTAAGTGGACACACCCATTTAGTTTCTGATATTTCAAATTTTGATAGCGGAGTCAGCGGGCTGTTGCCAGTTAAGGAACTACTCCCCGGTAATAATGTAACTATCACTAGTACTAGCGGAATTTATACAATTAACGCTTCTGGTGGGGGTGGAGGAAGCAGTGTTTCCGTATCCGATCCAGGCTCTGGAAGAGTATTAGTTTCAGACGGAACAAGCTCGGGCATAATTGGTCAAAGCGGATTAACCTTTAGTAATAATTCGTTATTTATCAATGGTGTAAATGTGAACAATGGGAAAAATTTATTCTTATGGTCAACTTATAGATAAAGGAAAATAACATGGCTGATAATCCGGCATTTGCAGTAATTCCAGAAATTGGAAATGGTTTTGTAACGATTCTAAATAACAACCGAGATGGAATCTCAGGGTCTGGATACGTTCCATTTGCCAGTGGGGCAAGTAATGGCACAAGAATAGCCGAAATTGTTATTCAGGCAACAGGAACAACCGTTGCTGGTCTAGCTAGAGTTTATATCTCTGGAGTTGGAATTGTTGGTAATCCATTATTTGATGAAATAACTATCGCAGTAGCCGCTCCCTCCGCGAGCGTTAAGGCCACAAGAATTAGTACAACCTACAATAACCTTGTATTAATGAGTGGCCAGATTTTAAGTGCTACTAATAGCGTAGGGCCGGCTCAAGGTTTTAATATCATAGCACTAGGGGCAGATCTGTGAATAACGGCATACTTGGTACTCCAAATTTTTCTGTCGCCACAGACCTTGTTGGAATAAAACCTTTATTGGGAATTCCGCAAACAGTCCCGACTCCTTATCATTATCCTAAAATTGATGACTTTAGGATTGGAAACAATGATGGTTTTAGTAGTAAAGATTTTGTGATGGTAATAGATACTACTAAGGGTGGATCAACAACTATTGTTTTATCTATGGGAATAAGTCTTCAAGGATCTGTTATAGAGATATTCTGGGGAGACGGTACGAGTGGAGGACTTATTCCGGCGGGAACAACTCAGATTAGAAGACCTGGAAGTTATGAAACAAGATTTGAGCCAACTGCACTTTCTATAAGTCTCTTTACTGTGTCTCATACTTATCCTAAACATGGTATATACACAGTTGTTATTAAAGGAATAATGGGATATACGATTACTAATGTTCCACATGCTGGATTGGCAACGGTTGCTATTTTATCTTATGGGGATTTAGTTACGATCACCACCGTCGTGAATCACTCTGCTTGCGGAGCTAGTCTTTTGAGTGTTCCTCCTTATATCAAGCCCACGGACCCTGCTGCTGGTGCCCCTTTTAGAAGAAATTTGGCCGATTGTTTTAATGGATGTTCAAATCTTAATACCAGTAATTTTACCCAATGGGACACTTCGAATGTTATTGATATGAGAAGATCTTTTCAAAATTGTAATATTACCGTTAATGGAGACTGGAATTGGAATACTAATCTGGTGGTGAATTTCGGAAATGCATTTACAAATACCAGACTGTCAAACATTACTTTTAGTGGATGGGCGTGTAATGGGGCTCCGTCGATGTTCTCTTTTTCGAATATAAACGATTGTTCTTTTATAAATTGGAGCGGAAATAATACTATAAATATGTTTCTTGGAGCCACATTAAACAACTGCACCCTTTCAGGATGGAGATTAACATCACTTGCAAATGGTATGTTTAATGCGGGAACTAGTGCCCCCGCTAGCGTAACTAATTTGTATATGCCAAGCTGGGATTTAAGAGGGGTAACAAATCTTAACAATATGTTCTACGGTGTGAATGGAACGAAGAGTGGATTAAACGATTGGAATGTGAGCGGTGTTACAAATATGAGCAGTATGTTTCAGTTTGGTAGTGATTTTATGGTTGCTGATTTAAGTAATTGGAATGTCAGCAAAGTAACCAATTTTCAGTATTTTATGTTAAGATCTGTTGGTCTAAATGCTGGAGGAAATGCTTCTATAAGAATAGACAACTGGAATATAGCAAGTGGAGCTAATTGCTTAGGAATGTTTGGAGATACATATGCAAGTAAATTTATTTCCTTATCAGGATGGACTTTTGGTTCAAATAGTAGTACTGCTAGAATGTTTGCAGGTTTTAATTATCCGGCGGCATTCAATAGTTTAAATGTTGATCTTAGCTCGTGGAATACCAGCGGAATTGTTGATATGAATCGAATGTTTGAAAACATAAACTCAACAATGATTGTTGGAAATTTAAGCAATTGGAATACTAGCAATGTTACCAATATGAGTGGTATGTTTTTGTTATGCGGGAATTTTAATACTAATGTTAGTGGTTGGGATACTAGCAATGTTACAAATATGGCTAATATGTTTCGAGGGGCTAATTCCTTTGCGGGAAGTGGATTAAGTAATTGGAGGCCAAATAAGTGTATAAATTTTAGCAGTATGTTTATGAACCAAGTCAATCCTTTAGCTGTTGGAATTAGCGGTTGGACTATAGCTAGTGATGCAAATCTTTCTAGTATGTTTCAAAGTTCTACTGCTATAAATTCTGCTAATTTTCAAAATTGGACCTTCAATGGAAGCGGAATCAATTGCACTAGTATGTTTAATGGATGTACAAACTTCCGAGGAATTGGATTGGACTATTGGAATACTAGTGGTATCAGCAACATGACTAATATGTTTTTGGGCAACACTAATTTTAATAACAATTTGAGTGGATGGAATGTTGCTAATGTTACTACAATGGCAAATGCTTTTCAAACAGCTAATAATTTTGCAAAAAGTGGATTAAGCAACTGGAATGTAAGCAAATGCACAAACTTTAGCAATATGTTTTTGAATAATACTAATTCGTCAACAGTTGGTATTAGTGGCTGGACTATAGCAAGCGGAGCTAATCTCACTAGTATGTTTCAGGGGGCATCTAACATAAACTCTGGTAATTTTTCAAACTGGATCTTTAATGGGAATAATATCAACTGTACCAATATGTTTAATGGATGTACAAATTTTAGAGGAGTTGGATTGGAATCTTGGAATACTAGCGGAATAAGTAATATGAATAGTATATTTACTAACAACGCTAATCTAAATTTTGATGCAAGCAATTGGAATACTACCAAAAATACGTTGTTTAATATGTTTGGTGGTTGTACTAGTTTTGCAGGCTCAGGACTAAGCAATTGGAACATTAGTAAAAGTGTGACTTTTGCTTCTATGTTTACTAACGGCTCGTTGAAGGTCGGGATTACTGGATGGACTATACCAAATGGTGCAGATTGTATCAATATGTTTGGTGGAAATCTTATGACTTCTGGTGATTTTTCAAACTGGACTTTTCAAGGAAATAATGTCTGTTCTAATATGTTTTTCGGTGCCGCATCATTTATAGGAAACGGCTTGAACAATTGGAATGTTACAGGAATAACAACAGTCAGCAATATGTTCACAAACTGTAGTAGTCTACAAGTATCGTTAACTGGTTGGAATCTATGTAATTGTACCAATTTTAATAATTTCATGATAAATACTAATATTGGAAGTGGCAACTATGACTTATTATTGAATTCATGGGCCACTACTTCCACAGGAAATCCAATAAAGCCCTGGGCCACAGGAATAAACGTAAACTTTGGCACCGCTAAATATACCGCCGCTAGCTCCGGTGCTAGACAGCGACTAGTAAACTACGGATGGACGATTACCGATGGAGGGTTTCAAGCATGACTTCTCAGATTATTTTTCCAAAAGAGCCAACATACTGGATACTATCAGATGGGGTGTCTTATTATGACGGACTAACTCCCTCTAATTGTGTTACAACAGTTGGTGCTGGTACTACAGTGTATTGGATAGGCACAAATCATCAGGAATACGTTCAGGCGTGTTTAGATCTAGGACTGACACCGCGAAACCCTGGGGAAAATCCATTAATCACAATTGACCCAGCATCTCCAGTATCCGTTTTAGACAAAAAAGTTTCTGACATGAATGAAAAATTAGTTTCTTTAGAGACTGTTGTTCCTGGGGAGAGGATTAGTGCTAGACAAGCTAGATTGTGGCTAATTCATAATGGTATTGATCTCAATATGATAAATTCTGTTATAGACTCTATAGAAGATCCGGTCTTAAGAGAAAGTATACGAACAGAATGGGAATATGCTCCATATATCGAAAGATCGTATCAGTGGATAAACTCTCTGGCTTTTCAGCTAGGATTATCAGCAAGTGATCTTGACCGAGCTTTTATAGAAGGGTCCAGTATTTAGTGTATTTGTTATTGTAAAAATTAAATTATCGGAGAAACCTATATGAGTTGGAATATTGAAATACCTATTATTGTTAGAACACTAATTAATGATTTATCAGATAGTCCCACATATAGCGACGAAAGACTACTTCAGGTCATCACAGTTGCTGCAAAACAAGTAGAGTTTGATGTTAATCTTGAAACACCATACGAAATAAATGTTGTTGATCCAAATATTACTCCTGATCCATCTATTAGCAATGACAATATTTTTGTTATGCTAGTAAGTCTTAAAGCTGCGTGTTTAGTAGATCAGAGTACATTAAGAACAAAAGCCGCTAGCGAAGGCATTAGAGCCTCTCTAGGACCGGCACAATTAAGTGTTGCTGGAAATCTCACTGGAATTAAGTTAATTATAGAACAGGGACCGTGTGCATTCTATGACGAATTAACAAGTCATTGGGACGTAAAAGAAGCAACTGCTGTTCGTGCTGTTCTTTCTCCGTTCGTTGGTAATAAGTTTGATCCAAGAAGTATTCGTACTAATCTCGCTAGAAGTAGAGACTTTTACTCATGAACCTAATTACTCCAGAACTAAAAGCATTATTTAATACTCATATAGATATGATTTTAGCACAAGATGGATTAACAGTACCTTGTATATTAAAATATAATTCTACAAATTATAAGTTTTGCAATAACTGTGTGTATGACACAATATTAAATCAATCACTAAATAAGTATAATAATTCTGGACCAGTAAGTTTTCAAGAAGGTAGTTTGTGTCCCGTTTGTGGTGGTTTTGGTAAGGTAGATTATGACTCACAAGAAACAGTATATATGGCAGTTATAATTGATAGTAAATATTGGATGAACTGGGGGCCAAAATTTGTTAACATTCCTAATATGGCAGCACAAACACTATGCCCGATATCTCTGCTTAATAAATTAGAAAATTGTACTCAAGCAGTTCTTAATTCTTCTTTACCTACTAATAACAATCTATATACAAAATCTGGATATCCTACTCCTTTAGGATTTGGTAATCAAGACTACTTATTAACTAATTGGACCCTACCGTGAGAATATCTGCTAAAATACTAGAAAGTGATAAACAAGTTAGGACTTTAATTCTTAATTCTTTATTATCAGAAGTGAATAAAACAATTCAAAAAAGTTTACCTATTATTAATCTGAGTATTCAAAAAATAGTAGCTAAAGCATTAAGAGACGAACCCGAATATCTTTCACTTAAAACAGGAACCCTTAGATATGAACTTGGTATAGCAAATCCAAACAGTATAGATGAGCTGGTACAAGCCCTGGTAGAGACTGGTCAGATAGATAATAAAAATACTAAAATTACAAACTATGGAATAAGTGGAGGTTTTGTATATAAGATGATAGGTAAGCAGGATTTACAAGCAATTACATTATCTTCTAATGCTAGAGTAATCGATTTACAAAGACAGTATTCATTACCTTGGTTAGAATGGTTGTTATTTGAAGGTAGTTCGCCCATTGTAAAAAATTATGAAGTGGTTCTTGAACCTAGCACCTATTCAAGAACTGGTGGTGCATTAATGAAACGTTCTAATACAAATTGGAGAGTTCCTCCTCAATACGCAGGAACGATCACTAATAACTGGATAACAAGAGCATTAAGTACATGCGAAAAACAAGTAGTTGCAATTATACAGTCTACAATAAAGAGTAATATATGAGCGTCAATAATGATTTTGGAAAATTTAACTTTGTGACGAGCTTATCGGACACATTCTATATTAATTCTGTAGAAGAAAATCTACGAAATTTTATAGACTATGGTTTTTTAAATATTGGGGGTTTTGTAAATATAGTCGCTCCAGCAAGTGGTTTATACAATAATAGTCTTAATAAACTAAAACCAATAAAAGATCCTGCATATAAAGAAAATATTGTTTGGGGAACTCATAAATCACCATGGGTCTGGGAAACAGGAATATCTTATAATACGCAAACCCCTATACAAATTAGTGGACTAACTGTAAATAATGTTTTTTATCCAGGGCCATCGGGAAGCGGAGCAGTGACATATACTCTAGACTATAATAATAGTCAAGTAGTTTTTGACAAGGCTGTTTCTCCAACAACTTCTGTATCTATGAATTATGCTTATAAATGGTGCAAAGTATTGAACTCTAGTGATCATGAAGGTAGAAGAATATTACAAACTTTAAATTATAAAAATATTAATACTAGCGTGGAAAATAACCACTCTCTTCCGCTACCATGTATTATAATAGAGTCTATTGCTAGAACAAATGCAGAACCATACGAATTAGGGTCTTTAGTTTGTTATCGTAATCAAGATATCTTAGCCCATATTTATACAGAATCTGATGCTCAAAGAAAAAATATAGTTGATATCTTAAAACTACAAGAAGAAAAATATCTTAAAATTTATGATATTAATAAAGTAGCCGTGGGAAATTATGATGGGTTAAATAGAAATGGATCTCGTAATCCTTCAGGATTAAATTACGGTCAACTTATTAGCAGAGATGATTTATTATGGAATACAATGTCTATTAAAGATGTATCATTTATAGACGCACAACAAAATGTATCGTCAACTTTGTTTTGGTGTATTGTTAGATTAACTACCGAAATTATTTTCTAACCTTATAGGGGTTCTTCAAATGCCAAATAATCGTATTTTCTATGCTGTTCAAGCCGTAAAGATTAGACCATGTCAAGCAAATGCTGCTGGAAATAACATTTATGGTAGCGAAGTTGTTGCTAGAGGAGTTCAAAGTATAGGTATGAATACAAACTTCAATCTAGAACAAGCTTATCAATTAGGTCAGCTTGGTCTGTATTCAAATATTGAAGAAGTACCAGACGTTGAAATTACACTTAATAGTATTCTAGACGGAACAAGACTGTTATATAACTTATGTTTAGATGGTAGTGGTACTCTTTCAGGATCATCAATGACCGGACCTTCTCTTAGTAATGGTTTAGGTTTAACTCAAATCTCTGATCGTAGATGTGATATTGCTCTTGGTATTTGGGATGAATCTGTTATTACAACAAATGGAGCAGCACAGGCGTATGCTGTTAGTAGCGGAACATATGTAAGCAGTATTGCTTTTAACTTTAATAGTGATGGTAATTTTACAGAAGATCTAACATTAGTTAGTAACAATCTAAGATGGCAACCTTCTACTGGTGGTGGAATTACTAGCTTTAATTCTGGTCTACCAGGAAATGAAGTCAAGAGAATTGCTCGTAGATGGTCACTAGATACTACTACTAGTGTTCTACCAACTGGTTCTGGTGGAGGTATTGCTGGACTAACAGCAACCGCTGGTACTGTTCACATCAATAGTATTACCCTTAATTGTAATATTGGTCGTGAATCTATCAATAAGCTAGGTGTAAGAGCCCCATATTATCGCTATATCAACTTCCCTGTAGAAGTTACTAGTGAATTTTCTGTGACAGCCGTTAGCGGTGCGCAAGTAAACGCAGATGACTTTAGCACTCAAGTTGGATGTTCTGCTAGTGCCGCTGGTAACTTGACTAACTTGCCTATCGTTATTCGTATTTGTGATCCTAACAGTACTAGTACGGCTTATGTGTTTGATCTAGGAACAACTAATAGATTAACAAGTGCTAATCAAACAGGTGGAGATACTGGTGGTGGTAACGTAGAAGTTTCTTATAGTTACCAAACATTTAACTCCTTCTCTGTAAGTGGTGTCAATAATATTCTCTAAGGATTGGATTAACAATGGACCCCGAAAAACTATACATGACTGTTGGGAAGCTTTACTTAGATATCGTTTCCCTTCAGTCTGTAATAGATTCTTTACAAAAGAAATTATCCGAAAAAGATAATATCATCAGAGAACTACAGGAAAATAAAACAGTTGTATCTTAATGGAATCTAATGTTTCTTATTTAATTTATAGAATCTGTTCAGAAAAACTATACTTTGAACATGATAATAAAGAGTATATACTCAAATGTCCTTCATTATCCATAAAATATGAAGCAGAAAGATTATATAGTTCAATTTTAGAGAACAATAAATTTTCTGATGTAATGAGAAGACCAGACGCCGAATACTGGTTGAGAAAGCTAAAGTTATGGAATCAAGACAATGATAAACAAATAACACAATTAGAAAAGACTATAGATAAGACTAAGTTGGACTTGTATTCTAGTAGATTGAATGCCAATAGGATTAAAATTATTCGAAAGGATCTTGAAGTATATAAGGAATCACTAATATCTCTATATGAAAATAAGCATAGCTTAGACTATTTAACTCTAGAAGATTATGCTCAAACCCGAAAAACAGAATTCGTCATTATCAATACCTTATATGATAAGCTCTCAAAAAAAAGAGTGTTTTCTAAAAATCTAGAAGCTAATGATCAGCATTTTTTTAACCTATTGATATCTTGTATTCATTCCTACAATATTACTAATAACGAATTGAAAGAAGTAGCAAGAAGCGAACATTGGAAATCAATTTGGAATTGTGACAAAAGTAATGTATTTGGAAAATCTCCCACCTCACTAACTGAAGAACAAAAAAGTCTAATTAACCTATCTATGATGTATGACAGGATTTATGAACATCCTGAGTGTCCAGATGAAAAAATAATCGCTGATGATGATATGTTAGATGGTTGGATGTTATATCAAAAACAAAAAAATGATGCACAAAAGAAAGAAAATGAAGCAAATAGTGTATATGATAAACATAGGAACGCGAAAGAAATGTTTATTGTAGCAGATAGAGAATCTGCATCGGAAATTATTGGATTGAATTCTTTAGAATCTCAAAGAATAATAAAACAAAGAGAGAACTTGATTAAGAATAACGAACAAGGGATTAATGTAATAGATTTGCCGGATGTTAAATCAGACCTATTACAACAACTAAATAGCCAGAGGAAAAAATGAACAATACAGAAGAGTGTGTTCAGCGGGCGATCAAAGCATTAGAAACAACGATGATTGGTTCATTGTCAAAGTTTGAAAATGTCTTTGGTTATCTGTGGGCGCACTATAAAGATAATGCAGATCAATTGACAGAGCAAGAGGGGTATTTTGATAATATGTGGCAAGATGTTAGGAATAATATCCTAAATCATGGAAATAAACAGAAACGACTATTGGAAGAAGATTTAACTAAAATACTATCCGGTAGTAAAAACACCCGATATAATTACAGATTTCCCGTTATAAACAAGGACAAGGAGAATAGAGAATGAAAACGAAAGATTTTACAATTGACGATGTTCAGTACTATGTTCGTTCTGCAACACTATCTGATCAAAAAGAAGCCAAGAAGATATATAACTCTGCTTTTGCTGATGCTATTAGTAGCGGAGCAATTGTTAGGGGAAAGATCAATGACGTATTGATTAAGCAGGGAATGTGGAGTGATGAGAAGGAAAATGAACTAAAGAACCTTCAAAAAAATCTCACCTCTCAAGAAAAGAGACTTGCTAGGGGTGGTATTAAATTATCAGAAGCTCGCGCCCTAGCCCTAGAAATTGCTGATAGTCGCAAGTCTATTAGAGATTTGTTAATGTCGAGAAATTCTCTAGATTCTAACAGTGCGGAAGGTCAGGCTGATAATGCTCAGTTTGATTATCTGGTATCTGCTTGTGCATTTAAAAAGTCAGATAATTCTAAGTGTTTTGAAAATCTAGAAGATTATCTCAACAGAGGATCAGAACCCCTAGCTGCTGAAGCTGCTCGTAATTATGCGGAACTATTTTATGGCCTAGATAGTAGTTATGAAAAAAATCTACCAGAAAACAAGTTCTTACTAAAGTATAAGTTCGTAAATACTGATCTACACTTTGTTAATAAAGAAGGCCATTTAACAGATCGTGATGGCAAGCTAGTAGATAAAGACGGGTTTTATGTAGATACTGATAATCGTAGAATTGATAAGTTTGGTAATCTACTAACTAAAGATGGTGAATTTCTAGTAGACGAGCAACCATTCCTAGACGATGATGGAAAACCTGTGGTTTTTGATGAAAAACCGGCCAAGGTTGAAGAGGTAAAATCAGAACAAAAACAAGACTAATTAGTGTATTAAAAGCTAGTGGTATTATTTAGAATCGCCATGTTGTTCTCGCAGCATGGCGTTTTTTTTAAGAAATAGGAAAACATATGGCATCTGGATTTAATTTAACAGCACAACTAAATCTACAAGGACCAACCAACGTTGCTAGTATTGTAAAAAATATTAAGCAGCAGATTGGGAATATTAATGCTAACGTAAATGTTAATGTAAGTAATAATACTACGGGAAACATAACTAAACTAACATCATCGCTAACTAATTTAAATAGCGTACTTAATAATACATCAACAAATGCAAATAGTGCCGCTCAAGCTATTAGAGCTTTGGGTCAAGCAATCGGTCAAGCTAATAATCCATTAAATAACCTACAACAGAATCTACAAAATAATGCCACTGCTGCTGGTCAATTAGCTACTAGTCTAACAGCACTTAGAAGAAATACTCAACAATGCGGTAATCAATTTGAAGAATTTGGTCGCCAAAGTGCTATAGCTGTTAGAAGATTTGCTGCTATGGCAACTGTTACTAGTATCATATATAAGTTTGGTAATTCTCTAGATTCTGCTACTAAAGAATTCGTTGAATTTAACAAAGAATTAGTTAGAGTAGCACAGGTTACTGATACTAGTTTATCTGGACTTGATGGATTGGTAAGAGAGATTACTGGATTATCAGTTAATCTTGGTGTGGCTTCTAATGACTTAATTAAAGTATCTAGTACTTTAGCTCAGGCCGGTCTAAGTGCCCGCGATACTGAAAAAGCCCTAAAAGCTCTTGCCCTTAGTGCCCTTGCTCCATCGTTCGATAGCCTGAATGATACGGTAGAAGGCTCTATTGCTCTTATGAGACAGTTTAATATTGGAGCCGGTGATCTTGAAGGTGCGCTCGGTAGTGTTAATGCTGTTGCTGCTAAGTTCGCTGTAGAAGCCGGTGACATTATTACAGCTATTCAAAGAACGGGAGGTGTGTTCGCAACAGCTAGTAAAGGTGTTAGTGAAGGTAAGGATGCTCTTAATGAGTTTATTGCAGTATTCACAAGTATCAGAGCAACTACCCGTGAAAGTGCTGAAACAATTTCTACTGGCCTAAGAACCATCTTTACTAGACTACAGAGAAAAGATACCATCGATGCCCTAAAACAATTCGGAGTTGTATTAACGGACTTAGAAGGAAAGTTCGTTGGGCCATATGAAGCTTCTCGTAGACTAAGCGAAGGATTAAGCAAACTAGACCCAAGAGATCTAAAGTTTAGTCAAATAGTAGAAGAACTTGGTGGATTCCGTCAAATTGGTAAGGTTATTCCTCTTATTCAACAATTTGCAACTGCCCAGGAAGCTCTTAAGGTCGCCCAACAGGGTCAAGGTTCTCTTGCAAAAGATGCCGCGATTGCTCAAGAGAGTGTTGCTAATAAGATGACTAAGGTTCGTGAAGAGTTTATTGCTTTAGTTAGATCTATTGGTGAAAGCCAAGGATTTCAAACATTTATTAAATTAACACTAGATTTAACTAGCTCACTAATCAAACTAGCAGATGCTGCCAAGGGAATTATGCCAGCATTGTTAGCTATTGGAACTATTAGAGGTGCTGGTGCTGCTGTTAGTTTTGGTAGAGGATTTGTGGGCGGATTACGTCGCCATGAAGGAGGATCAATTCCTAGATTTGCTAGTGGAGGTTTTGTTCCCGGTCAAGGAAACGGCGATACTGTTCCTGCTATGTTAACTCCTGGCGAATTTGTTATTCGTAAAAAAGCTGTTCAGGCTATTGGTGCGGATAAACTAGCAGGAATGAATAAGTATGCTAATGGAGGAATTGTTGATGATCTAAAAAGAGATCCTAGAGTTGGTGCTGCCGTATTAGAATATGGGCAGAAACCATCTTCAAAAACTTTTGGAGTTACCCTGGGCAATGAAACCAAAGAAATAATAGGAATAAAAGAAGGTTTAAATAAAGAAACCAACCAATCTTTTATGGCTGCTATAAATGAGGGTGTTATTAGAGGGGTCAATTATGCTACTCGTTTATTATCTAAAGATTTAGGTGTTCCAGCAACTAAAATCAATAAAAAAGATCAAGATTCTTTCTTAAGTGGTATTAATGAAGGAACCAGAGGAAACCTATTTGAAGACGTTCTAAGAACAATGAAGGCTGGTCCTTTTGGACAAACAGAAGCTCAAAGACCTTTTGATTTTCCAGATGGATTACCATCACAATTAAAAGATAATTATAGTAATTTACCAAAAAAGTGGGTAGATGCAAAAGCTTCTTTTGACGGTGCGCAGTTTACAGGAGATGGATCATTACAAGCCAAAGCTCAGAGACAGATTAATAATGAATTAGGAATAGTAAAAAATAGACAAAGAGGTGGAGAAGAAACAAAGATTAGCCCTAAGAGAAAAGATTATCTTTGGAGTATATTTGATAAGTCTCAAAATAATGAAATATTGAGTAGTACGCAAAAAAAGGATTTACAAGCATTCCAATCTTTAAGACAGCAAGGAATTATTCAATCAAGAAATTTTGGTGGTCCTATTCAAAAATTTGCCAAGGGTGGTTCTCCACAAGATACCGTTCCTGCGCTACTAACTCCTGGCGAATTTGTTATAAATAAAAAAGCTGCTAGTCGCATAGGACTATCTTCTCTTCATAAAATGAATCATGCTGATAAAGTTCAGGGATTCAATAAAGGAGGAGGAGTACAAAAATTTGCCCAAGGAGGAAATCCGTGGACAGGAGGAACCGGGCAAATGGCTTCTCCTCAAAATATTAATCCTTGGATAACAAGTGGTATTTCTGCACAGGCTCAAAAAACAGCACAGGCATTACAAAATGTTGGACAAGCAGCAAATAACACAGCAACATCTTTTAAGGGTATGGGGCCAGCAACTACAGGATTAAGAGGACTATTCGCCCAATTAGGAATGACAGGAATAGCTAAGAAATTACCCAAAGGACCAACAAACCCACTAGCTAGTCTTGGCCTTATGATGGGAGGAGGAGCGGCTATTAGTAGTGTTTCTTCTGCTTTGGGTGGAGAATCTACAGACGCTGGTAGACAAGTAAATCATATGGGTACGAATGCTCTTAATTATGGATCTACAGGCGCTGCTGTTGGTTCTATGTTTGGTCCATTAGGAACAGCTATTGGAGGTACTGCTGGAGCATTAATAGGACTAACGATGGGATTTTATGAAGCAGAAAAAGCTGCCAAAGCTTTTAAATTAGAGGCAAATAAAAAAGATTTAGAAATGCAAGGAGAAAGACTAACTAAAAATACCGCTGCTTATGTTACTGATAGAACAGAAGAAAATAGACAAAATGCCATGATGCAACGAGATGTTGTAGCTGGACTCGCATTGACGGTTGCTCCTAAAAAATTTGATACTAGTGGATCTCAAGCTGATATACAAAAAAATATTAGTAGTTTTGCTCAAGAGTATTCTTCTCAGTTCAGTAAGCCTCTACAAGAAACTAAAAATATTATAGTTGCCGATATGAAGGCCACTAATAAAACTTTTGCTGAATTAGCAACATCTATGGACCCAGAAGAATTTAAACAGCTAAATATGCTAGTTGCTAGATCAAGCAAAGAATACATCCAAATGGTAGCTGCTCAGGATTCATATATTGAAAACTTAAGATATGCAGGAAATGATAAGGGTGCCGATGAAGCCCAGGCCGCATTTGAAAAAAAGAGACAAGAATTTTTAGCATCAGAAGCAGCTAATCTTTTTGCTGCCGAAGACGCAACTATTAAAACAGCAAAGGCGGCAGAAGAAGCCAGACAAGCAGCAATTCTTTTAAAGAAATCTATACTTAGCATAGAAACATCATTTGATGTAGTTTCTCAGTCTTTAAATAAGTCTTCTTTTGATTTAGCTAATATTTCTAATAAAGCCGAAGAGATTATTTCGGGTAAAACAACAGTTAGAGCATCAGCAGCAGAGCAAAATATTGATATACTTAAAAATCCATCTGCATACTCTAAAGAAGATCGTGCCAAAGCCGTATCGTCTGGTTCTAAACTGTTAGGAGATATGGGTCCAGTTGCTGAAAGATTAGTTAATTTTGGAGATTCTCTAGATTCATTAACATCTACAACTATTAAAAATGCTGAAAAACAAGGAAAAGCTAATCCAGATATTGGTGATAGTATCAGAAGAACATTAGAGGCTAATATTGTTGCTAATTTTGGAGAAGGTAATATATCTAGAGGATTAATAGATACGCTAAATAATTCAATAAGTGGAGCTATAGACGAAGCAGCAAAAAATGGACAAGCCGTTGATTGGAATGCTGTTTTAGAAAAAATAACAGGCCCATTAAAAGGAGTATCCGATAAAGCCTCCAAAGCAATGCAAGAAAGTCTTAAGCTTGTATCTGATAATTTTGCGGCATTATCAAAGATAACAGCTAGTATAGTAGAAATTGAATACAAAAAATTCGATAGAGAAAATGATCTATTGTCTATGCAAGCTAGTAGTAGGCTTTCTCAAAAAGAAGCATTGGGGTCCAGGGTAGACTATAGAGAAAAAATCAATGCTCGTATGGCATCTGTGTCTCGTAACTCTATGCTAGGAGGAGCCCAGGCAACGCCACAAAATCTATCTGCAAAAATAAAAGATATGCAGAACCAAAGAGACAATGCTGCTAATCAGGCTACTAATGCTTTAAACAATAATAATTTTGCTATGGCCGGTAGATTAACACAAAACGTTCAAGCCTTTAATACTGCTATTGCTAGAACTAAAGAAGAACTTTTAAAGCTTCCACAAACTTTAGAAGCTAGTATCAGTGATATATTTAACGAAATGCAAAAAAGAGTAGGACTTTTAGAAGCTACCAAAGCTGCTGGTCAAGGACTAGCAGAAAAAATGGTTACTAGTACTCCTAAAGAATTAATGGATATGAATCGTAGTTTTGTTGTTATGAATAATGCCATCAGAGGAAATGTAAGCAATATACAACAATCTAGCGATGCACAACAGGCATATTTTCAAGCGCTTAATGATGGTAAGAGCGTACAAGAAGCCGTTATGGAAGCTCAACAAGCGTATGCTAATGAAAATAAAAACGCATTGCAAATGTTTGATGAATTAGTTAAGGTAGCGGGAGTTAGTGGGCCAGACATAGATAATATGAAAGCTAATATGCTTGAATCTATGGCTAAAGCCCAAGGAACAAATAATAATCCTATACTCAAAAATATAATTGCTCAATTAAGAGAAACTCCAGATCAAAGAGCAGATAGAGATCCTGTACTTAAAGCCCTAAGAGCAGAAGCCGAAATATTAAGAGCAATGCAACAACAGGCGGTAACAGAAGCAGCTAAACTTGATGATGAGTCAAAGAGACTATTGGAAAATACAGCTAATGAACTAATTACTGGTATCAATGCCGCTACGGCATCACTAAACGAAAGTCTAGCAAGAGCCGCAACAGAAAGAGGATTAGAAAAAACTCAAGTACCAAATCAAGTACAACCAGTTAATGGTCAATTTGGGCCGGGATGGGCCGCTGGAATTGTTGATCAAGGACGCAGAGAAGCAGAAGCGGCTCGGCAAAAAAAGGATTTACAAAATAGAACACAATCGCCTAATTCTGAAAATCTTGGTATAGAAATAGAATCTAAAGATCAAAAAAGACAAGCAGAAGAAGATAGACAAGCAGCAATGCGTGGCGCTCAAGCAGCACCATTTAACAACGGAGGAGTTGTATATGCATCAGGAGGTAAATTAATTAATTTCAAGCCCAAAGGCACAGATACCGTGCCAGCAATGTTGACCCCTGGTGAATTTGTTGTTAATTCTAAATCTGCATCTAAAAATATGGGATTGTTACACAGTATTAATCGTAGTAAAGGTGGAGATGTAAATTACTTAAAAGATGGAGGATTTGCAGGATCAGACGAGAGAATTAGTAGACCAAAACCAGCAAAATTTACTGATAAGTCTGGAAAATTTAGTGTTATGGCTAGTCTTGAAGAACCCGTTGATCATAGTTTATCTTGGGTAGCTTTAAGACGAGCAGATAATAATCAAATAGTTAAAGTTAATTGGAAAAAACTTTCTTATGAATCAAGAGCATTGGCTGTAGAACAAAGTAAAGCATTAAGCGCTTATACTTTACAAAACTCCAGAGATATAGGAAAAAGATCTACTGGTGTTACAAACTTAATGGATGATAAAGATACCTCAAAGAGAGACTCCATGTTAAAAAATGGTGGAGAATTTATGGGACAAGGAGGTTCTTTTGATATGGTGGAAACCAATGCTGCTGGTGGTCGTAGAGAAACTAATCCTAGATTTTTTCAATCAAGAGGAAATACAGGTAAAAGATACGGAACAGCAGAAGAAAGAGGAGGTATGTTTGCTAGCATAGATGCAGTAGACTGGAACGCCGAAACAATTACTGCTCAAAGATATAATAATTTAGGAGAAAAAACTAAATCTGGTACATATAAATGGAATAAATTTGCTCCAGAATCTTTAAAACAAGCGCTAACAGATTATGGATTTGCACATATTAACGATGTCCCAAAAGAATTATTTTTTCCTAAGAAAAAAATAACAGGCGAGTTTCCTGATATAAACTATGGTAGCGGATATGAAGAGAAATATCCCGAATTATATAGCAAGACAACTACTGCAAAAATGGGACAGTGGAAGAGTGGCGAAACAAAGACAAGTCTTGTTAGACTATTTTACTATTGGGTAAAAAGAAATCAATTAGCTGGTGATTTAGATCGTGATGACCATGAAGAATACTCCTGGGAACAAACAGAAAGAGAAGCAAGAGATATTGATATAGCTGGCATGGAAGCTAAACATAATAGTAAAAACAAAAAACCAATCAATAAAGTTGATGGTGGAATGGTATATGCTTCAAAAGGACAATTAATTAATTTCCAACCCAAGGGTACAGATACTGTTCCTGCGATGCTTACGCCAGGAGAGTTTGTTGTTAACGCTAAATCGACATCAAAACATCTACCATTATTAAAGTCTATCAATAGAGCCGGTGGAGGATCGATTCCTCGTATTGGAAAGTTTGAAGTAGGTAAAGGCAGTACAAACGGGGGTTCTGGTATAGATATTAGAGGTAGATCAGGGGCGACATCATATCTAAATAATGGAGGAATGCCCTTTGGAGGTGGTGTTAAAACAGATGTGGCTGGTAATCAGCAGCTTCAAAATACTTTCTTTGGAAATAAAAATATCCACGAAATGTCAAGTTTGGATTTTGCTAGAATGGGCTATAACATTATGCAAGAAGCCTATATCAGAAACATGAACGGGGATAGTGTTAGTATGTTTAGCATAGGTCAAAGAAGAATGAAAGAATTACAGCAGATGAGAGATGATAGGGCTAATCAGTTTAAGAACCAAAGAACGCAAAGAGGAGAGGCGTATAATAATAGAATAACAGCAATGAAAAATGCTAATTATACTATGAGAACGGGCGCTAAAAGAATAGAAGGATGGAGTACTGGTGGTATGATTCCTAGAGGAACAGACACTGTTCCAGCAATGTTAAGTAAGGGTGAGTATGTTGTTAATAGAAAGTCAACACAAAAAAATATCGGCCTATTAGAAAATATCAACAGAGGATATTCTAATGGCGGGGTAATATATAGACAGAACGGAGGATCAGTAGGACCAGTAGCTGGATCTCAGTCTATGGACGGATTAGCGACGACCCTAAATAATTTTGTACAGCAGATGAAGGAAGTATTGCCTTCTAGTGTTGGGGTAGAAGGAAAACACGATGTTAATGTGATTATTAATGGGGCCGCAATATTACAAAATGTTCTAGCAGGACCACTAGGGGAATTAGTTAAGAAATCGATTGAAGAATCGTTCATGCGTAAAAATAGACAAAACGAAGGAAGTTAAAGATGGCTAATATCACATATAATTATGGTGGATCAACTTTTAATGTTATCACAGATTCTGTGCTTAATGCTACTCCTACTCCTCTTATGACTATTAGTACAAATCCTACAAAGGATTTTGATGGCAATATCTTATCTTACAAAAGTACTATTAGTTTAGATGGTTTAATTTTTGGCAATAATACTAGTGGATGTTTAAAATCTTATAGTGGAATTATTGATTTCTTCAGCGATAATAATAAACAAGGAAAATCTTTTCAAGTATATTGTGATTCAGCTTTGATATTAGAATTTAGCGGTACATATTTCAGTAGTGCCAATGCAGAAAAAAGTAATAATAATTGGGTAACTACAATCCCCTATAATCTATCTTTAGAAAGCATATATTCAAAAGATGTTAGTAATGGACTCATCGAATCATTTGACGAATCATGGACAGTAGAACCTTTAGATGAAGTTGCTTATTATAATAGCACTACTAATTCTAGAATATACGAATTCAATAATAGTAGCGTATCAACAGCCCAACCTCCTTCATTAACTCAGATGAATATCTTGTCAACAGGATATAACATCACCAATTTCCTGCAATACAGAATTAGTCATAAGATTAGTGCCGTTGGACATACACTAGATACAGGATCATCAAGATCACAAGCATATGCACAAGCGGCAAAATGGGTCTTAAACAAGGCAAATAGTGTCTATACATCATCTTCTTCTCCTTCTGGAATAGGTATTTATAATGCAGCAACATCAGAAGGATTAAGACTCTATAATCATATGAGAACTATAGATTCTACAATTAGTGCTGGAACATATAGTCTAAGTGATACTTGGTTAGCTTTGGGTACAGGAGTCAAATATACTGAAGATTTTACCTGGGAAATTAGTACAGACGATAAAACTATCAAAACAGTAACAGTACAGGGCACAATCAGAGGATTAGAAGAAGCTAGTGCCGGTTTTAGTGTTTTTCCCGATGTTGCTATGACAGGAAATATATCAGGCTTGTTTAAGAAAAACTTTAGTAATCAAACATCTTCAAATAATAAGTATTTTAATGCCCTAGGTTCTTATGTTTCTGGCGTTAAACCGTTCTTATATCAGAGAGCTAGTCAAGCCCTATCCTCTGTACCAAATCCCTCTGCTCCAGCGGGCAGAAGTTTGCCTGTACAGTGGATTGGAACAACTCCTAATCCATTAAATATAACTCCGGTAAGTTATTCAGAAACATTGAATCCTATTGCCGGAACAATTTCTTATAATGTGTCTTACAATAATAAGCCCGGTGCGTGGCTTTCCGGGGTATTATCTAGTGTGGTAACAGTAACGGACAATATTGCTAGTGATCAAATAGCAGAAGCATTTATATTGGGTCGCCCACTAGGACCAAAATTGGAAAAGGTAGGAAACTCAAAGAGCGAAAGAAGGGTGAATGTTGAGATCGTTTATCCAGCACCAACCGGATACAACCAAGCTCATCCACAGTCACCAGACTGCGTAATAAACAAGAACAGGGCAGAATTTAGACAATTGACACAGTTGATCGAATCTTTTAAACCAATAGCTCCTGTTGCGTTTGCTACATTGGCACCAACAAGTAGTTATGGTATATCTAATACAGGAATAGTATTTATAACTTCAAATAATCAAGTATGGAATCCGATGGAAGGAAGATTTAGCTGGGATATATCTTGGGTATACTCGACAGGATGTGCATAATATATGACAACAATTATCAGAGATGGACAAAATGGTGGATCTTCTAGAACATATGTATTATGTAATGGAAGTAAATATGCTCAAACATTATTCTTAGGATGCAGTGTTAAAAGCTATAATTCGTCTTTAGCTTGGACGGGCGAATCCAGCAGATTAACAGTGGAAATAATAGAAGATTCTTGTGAATATCCTTATTTTACAGATGGTGCAGGAAATCCAGTAACTAGACCAGCTACAAACAGTACAAATAATGATTATTTAGTAAGCAGGGCCGCAGATAGTTTTCAAAAGGATTCTGATGGAAACTCACTCATACCGGGCAAAGTTTACTATGTACCATACGGGTCTTCTTTAATATCTAGATATCACTATGGTGCAGATCCAGGGTTTTATGGAAATGATATAGACATCCTGGGTTCTGCTGTATATTTTAAGTTTGATAATTTTGAATTCAATGGAGTAGTGCAGAGTTATAGTAATAATGGAGGTGCGGGAGGAACTAAAATATGGACTGTTATTATAGAATCGCCCACTCACTTATTAAATCAAACTAATTTAATTCTAGATAGTTATAGTGGTACAGTTTTTCGTATCTATAATAATGGAACAAGAGATTCTTATGGTTTTCCTGGCTATGCTAGAAATACTGCTGGAGAAAGCTATCAAGGATTAATAGCAGAAGGTAATACTCCTAATGTTATTAATGTTTATGGTTATTTAGAAGCACTAGGATTATCTCAAGCTATTCCTGTTTTGTATGGATATTCTGGAAGAAATTCAGAAGGCATACCAGCAAATAATGTAATAACAGCCGTGGACGCTTTATTAAGTTCATCCTCACCCAACAATAATATTTATAAGTTCTCACCTTTTGCAAGAATAATAGGACGAATGCCTACTCTTAAGAGTAATGGTTCTGTTATTACTAGTTCTTATGATATGGGTTTAATATACCCACAACAAGATGGTTATGGACAATACAGACTAGGATACAGAGTCGATCTATCTGCATTAAGCGATATAGAAATATCTTCACTATTGTCTTATATGAGAATTTCTCAAAGTACAATGTCCCTACAGGATTTTATTAGTTCAGTTTGTTCAAGTACAGGCCGACAATTCTTTATTGGTTTATCACTATCCATATCTTCTGGATTAATAGCCCCGGTCATCACAGTCAATACTGTATCCACACTTAGTCAAACATACGATGGAGCAGTCGATAGTTTCATCTCATATGCTGCATCACTAGGAACCAGTGTTATAGAATACTCTAAAGGTAAATCCTATAATTCTTCTGATCCAGTAAGAACGATGATTATTGGTGGGAAGCAACAAAGACTATATCAGGTTAAACTTACAAAATATGCACTTAAGCAATCTACTTTAAGATATAACTCTATCACTGGTGGATTTGTTACTATAGATCATCAAACAAAATATAGTTATTATCGCTACCCAGATATTACTAGTACGAGAAACCCATCATATTATACTAATTACGATAGTGGAAAAACATATTACGGTCGAGTAGAATTACCAAATTCAACAAACTTTAATACTTCCGATGCTGATTGGGAGGGTACGGGATCATCTATTTATGGTAATTTTTCAGCTACACAAAAAGTCGCTGGTTCAATTGGGCAAGTACTGAATGCACTATATGCGGCATCTGATACGGATGCTATATGTCCATATTTTGGAACCAATAATATTACTGGCGCTGTAAGAAAAGTTTATCGTAGAGCAGAAGGGTTGGACCCTGTTAGTAGTCAACCAATTGATGCTGATTATTTAGTACAGTTTACAAATACTGAAATAGGACTGGGTATAGGTTATTCTTTCGCAACTCCCTCTACTGTTAATGTTAGTGAAACAGAAATCAGAGCAGCAATGCAGGGGCCAGACTCTTTTGCAGGATTCATTTCTGCTGTAATAAAAGATTATACTAAAATTAATGGAAGTTCTAGTGGGTGCTTAGATTTATGGGATAAAATTATATATCCTATTTTGGGTAATGGCGCATTCAAATTAATGGTTAATGGTATTTCTGAAAACTATAACAAGTATAATAATTCAAGACATGGTCACGGTTCTATTCCTATGGGAAGAGAAGCTAACTATAATGCAAATCCTGTAGTATTAGACGTTTTAACAAAACTGCAAAATTTCTTAGGAGATATTGGAAATACTTATTATGGTAAACAGTTTATGGTTTCTGTTCCAACACCAGCTTATTGGACAGACGCTAGAGAGTTTAGCCCTCAAATACAAGTTGGAGTAGACTCTAATAATGATCCATTATATTTATTAGATGGAACATTAGAAACATACTATTCTTATGAGCCAACAGATTTTGCCTGGGAAGAACCGGGCAATATTATAGACGATCATTTATATGTTGGTAGTGCTAGTATGGATAGTTTAACACAAGACAATGGATCTATTGAGCCAATAATTGGATATAACTATACTTACCAATTTAATTATCAAAAAGCATATGGTAAAAATTGGTGGACGGCTAATGCTGCTGGAAATTCAAACTATAATGAGTGGTTTAATTTTTGGAAACACGATGCTTATCTAAAAGCTGGTTTAAGTTTTGCTGGCGGATCGTCGGCATTAAGTAGTTTTTATGAACCCTCTTTAAGTATAACTCCAGATAATAATCAGTATGTTGTGGGTGTTGGTTCTACTGTTCCTGATGCATTTGGTACTTACAATATACCGGGATACAAACTATATACAAAAGCAACAGTAGAAAAGAATATTGTGCCCTACTATGTCGGAGGAGCCCTAACTGCAAAAGTCATAGTGAAAAGCGAAGGTATTCATCTAAATCCTGTTTACCCAGAAGCATTAAATGTGACAACTGCGGCGGTAGAATTCCTCGCTAGTAAATATACAGGGGTTTCAGCATCTGTAGGAAAGAAAATACTATCCCTTATTCCTTTGTTTAACAACAATAGCACTCCTTCGCCATTTGCTCAAGACTTTGGAAATAAACAATATAACAATATTAGTATCGCCCCTAAAGCGGCTATGCCAGCATTTGTTGGAGTTCCGATTCAATTCAATAACTCTGTTTATGGACCCTGGGTTAGTACTCCTGATCGTGCCGCTAATACTATCTTTTCTAATAATGCAGTAACAAGGTTGGAAAACCTAGTTGGAGGAACAAAAGTAGAAGTTAATGAGGGGCTTGTTCCTTGGAACTATGGTGGTATGAGAGTACTAGACGAAGCAGCCCTGCAATTAGTTGGTTCTGAAAATAATTACAATATTACAACTGAAGAAGGTCAATTAGTAACCTATGGCCTCCCCCTGTTAAAACTGGGAGATGAACTAAAAGCGGCGGCTGATACATTTAACGGTCCTACAATTAGCAATGTTCAAGTTCAGATTAGTGAGCAGGGACCAACAACAACATATACGTTTAGAACATTTACTCGTAAGTTCTCACTATTTAATAAAGAAAATGCTGATAAGCTACAAAATAGTGCTAGAACAACCATCAAATTAAATAGAGATATTAATCAAAAGGTAAGAAATGTAGCAGCAAAAATGCTGGCATTAAGTAGCTCTCCAACGGTTAATAATTTTAATTATAAAACATCAAAGTTAAATGAATATTCTCCTATGGGTATTTTGGTAGGATATTCTTATCCTTATATCAGTCCCAAAGCATCTGGGTCGCCCGGCAGATTTAAATATGGTTCATGGACAAGAGATTCACTAAAACAAAACTCTATTGTTACTCTGCAAGATGCTAGAGAATTACCACAAGAATTTGATAGTCAGTATGCATCTAAGGCTATTATGAGTCTAGATGGATTATTGTCTCCAGTATCTTTTTATCCAACACTTAATGGTTCTACCACAGCTTTTAAAAAATATATCACAGCATATTGTCCAGTATGTAACGGTACTAAGGCGTATACAGAAAGTGGAATATCAAAATATTGTGATAGTTGTGAATCATCTTCTTCTATAATTAATTCTACAGGTTCATTAGACAAGTATAATAGTAGTAGTGTATATTTATTATCTAGTCAAGCAGATACTGGTACTATTAGAGATTTAACTAAAATGTCGGGTCTTATTGAACAGATGAGACGTAAACAAATTAGTTATGTAGACTTAAATCCTTTTATCATGCCAACGGGGGAGCTTCGTAATAGATTCGCTCAAAGTGGCGACTATAATGCTCATCAAATAGATGTTGTAGGTCGTAGTTTAGTTCCTATGAAGGGATCATTATCTTTTAATGATAATTTAGCGTTAGATGATAGTGGGTATTTGGATCAGAATGCTTCTTCTTCAAATTTAGACTGGAATAGTTATCAGTTTGATTTAGAAAATGGAAGAACTCCATCATCTCACCTAATGAACTATAGATTTTTAGGACTAAAGGGACCACTTGTTATTAATGGCTGGGGATATGATATAGAAGGATTCCCTGTGCCTAATAGTAGTGGTGATCCTAAATCTATTGATGCCAGCGGTAATCCATTGAAGATAGCGTCTAAAACAGATAGTACTGGATCTTATAATCCTTCTTTTAGTGGGACTATTCTTGGTAAAAATCAAACATGGGTTCCCGGCACAGGATGGACTGACGCCTATAAAGAAAATACATTTGCTAGCGGTTGGGGATTAAGACCAGATACATGGGTTGCCGGCCCCGTTGATTTAAGATGGAACCAAGAACGCAAAGTGTGGTCATCGCCTCAACCTAAATTTGTTTCTGTAAAACTAGAAGATGATCTTAAACCCAATTTTGCTGCTAGAGGTTATTTAAATGTTGTTGACAGCGGAAGTCCTCTTCCTAGCGGAGAAAAAAGATTAGTTTTTGTTAAAGACAGTACAGCATCTTATGGTGCCCCTAGTGGTGCTAAAATACTTTGTTATTATGATGAGAGTTTAGGCTATTATGAACCCATTAGCAGAAATAACATATCAACATCTGGTATGATATATGATATTAGTATGCAAGAAAATAGAACTCCTTTCTTAAATGGGTCACAATATAGAGTAGCAAAAACTGGTATAGTTTTATTAATTGATAGTTATAGTAGAGATATTCCCTATCGTCATTCTGCTTATTCTGGATATATCTCTGGTGTTTTTAATAATCCATTAGGATTTGGTTTAATCCCAGGACAAATGGGTATGTTTACCTATATAAGAAATGAGTGGGTAGTTTCATCTGTAAATAATACATCAGCATTAATGTGTAAAACAACAGGAATATGGAACAAAGGAACTTATCAAAGATTACCACTAAGCAGATATGATAATATGTATTATAACTGTTCTTTTGGAGATTCTTGTGCGATTAAACTACCACCAAATACTGGATTTTTTAATAGTAATACGAGCGGTTATATTCCTGATAATTGGTTAGGTAAACAATTTTATATGTATGCGTACAATAACTATGCCAATATTGGTAGTGGTAAATGGTGTAGTATAAGTCATCATCAAGATGGAAATTATTATTTAATTGCTGCGGAGTGTTAAGAGGATTTATGGATTATTTATTCGATATAGAAACTCTATCTGCTATTGGAACAGTTGCTGGTGGATTTATGTTAGGTTCAAAATGTGGAGAATGTCAATATTGTTGTAAATGTGACGGATGTTTTAATAATGTTGATACATTCCTAGTAAATCTAACTGGATCTTATCCAGTACCTACCGGCTATGAGCAGAATGGTGGTTACGATTACTATATAGATTATGTTAGAGATCCAAACACAATCTTTAGAACATATCGATACTATAAATTATATAGCGTTGAAACAACATATCCTTCTTATGATAGCTATATCTGTACATATTTAACGTGTTTACATAATAGATGTGAGTCTTATCTATGGGATATTAGTAATTTCTATATTTATTATTATAGAGGTAAATTAGACAGTGTAAGTTTTCCTTTTTCAAATGTTGGAGGTAATTCTCCGACTAGTGATAATCTATCTTATAGTACTGAATATGGATTATTAAGCTTAACAAAAGGAGGACATTATGAAGGAGAACAATGGATTGAGTCCATATGTTCTAGTGGATATTTAAGTTATAAAGATAATTTTCGAAACATAGATAATACCGGGACCGGACTAATGGATACTCTTAATTATAATGCGCCTTTTGATCCTTCTTTTGGTGGTGGGGAAGGAATCAGCGATGCTATTTGTAATTTTTCTTTCTCTACAACTGGATACACTATTTATCCTAATCAAAAAGTATCACAATATATATTTGATAGTAGTGGTTTAGCCAATACTCGCTATCCTACAGAACCAGTAAGTAACCCATTAAATATGTGTCAGTGTAAAATAATGAATACCGGAGCATCTGGTGTTTTTACTTATGCAGACCCTGGTTGTACTATAGATGAAGAGGTGTGTGTTGAATGCTGGAGAGAAAGAGTTGTTAGTCCATATTATCCAAACTTTGACCCATATGAATATACAGTTGATTTTTCTGGAGGTTATGTTGATATGGTAGTTTGCGACGTAGCTCCTATTATTGTGTCTGTTAGTTTGAGTGGTGTTCCTCATTTTTCAGACTTAAGTAATAGTTATGAACTAGATTGGATATATGGATTTTGGTATGGGTCTTTTAAAATTGCTGACTCTAATACTGATAATAATGTTGATTATAGATTAATAGAATTAAAAGTCACACCCTTATTGGGTAAACTATCAAGCTATAATAGTGGAGTCCCATTTGTCTGTAGTGGAGATTATGTTAATTATTTTATAGAAGTGGATGCTAAACCATCTTTTGGGAGTCAGAGTTTTTCTTATAAAGGCCACACAAATTGCAGACCTAGAATATGTCATGAAATTACCGATTTCAGTATTTCTAAAACCATTCCATACTATCTTCCTATTCCTCCTGAAAATAATTGGTATTACTATATAGGGTCTGGAACTCCACCAACAGGATTAAACATTACGGTGTCATATAATGTCTAATTTGTGCAAATTTATTCACGGAAGATGTGAGGTGTGTGGATACGAAACAGACTTACCATCATTAATAAGAAACTGTAAACCCCCACGCCCTATTTCTGCCAAAAAGATTCTCAAACAAAATCCTATGCCTAAAAGTAAGATTCGTTTAGTCTTACCAAAAATTATGTTGGGTGATCTTATTGAGAAAGTTTTAACTTTCTTCGGAATTACCAAAGAGCGAATCTATAGACTAACCAGAAAAGAATGTAACTGTCCAGCGAGACAGCAATGGTTAAATGAATGGTGGTTAAATAAGACCATAAGACTAGAAATATGGATCAACTCAATGTTGAAAAGATAAGACTTGGCGGGGTTCTTCTCCAAATCTCAAACTAACCTTCCTATAAGTCTCCCGACCGTTTTGCAGAACTCTGATTAAAACCTGGGTAGTATCTGCGGTATCCCATTTTTGATAAAAATGAACATAAACAAAGTATCTGGCTCTTGGTGCTGAATTGGTGGCCCAAAAGATATTTTCCACAGGTGTTTTAGTTAAACTATAAGGATAGATATTAGCATCCACATCTAGCCAACCACCACTAAATCCCATCTTATTATTCCAGCCAATATATTCTTCAAAATTAGAACCCGAGCAATGCACCCAAAGATCAATGTCATTACTATTGTCCCAAGATATAGAGATTTGAATATCTCCAGTTTTAGCTCCGGTAACTCGCAGTCTGGATTTCATCTCCTCTGGACCATTTCCAAACCCGCTATCGTGCCGTCTGATTGACTGTGCGGGCATTGTTTTAATTTTGGCAGTCTCAGCAGGCTCATCTTTAATAACAAGCCCAGGGATCGTCTCCTGAAAGATTTCGGGCGTATCAAAAGAAAAATCCGAGCTATCCAGTTGTATCTGAATAGTCTCGGACTCTTCGTTATGAATCTCTTGATTATTTTCAAGAACCTCTATTTCAAGCGGTAATACTTCTAAATCCTCAAAAACAGATATTTCTTCTGAAAAATTTAGATTAAGAATCGGAGCAGGTTTTGTTTCTGCTCTTAGTATTATGCAAGAAAGAATCAACAAGAACGCCGTGTGAAAAAATAAACTAGCAAAGAACGATAGTTTTACTTTTTCGGAGCTTTGCTTTCTTCTGTTGTTGGTTGCCACTTGTGCCATCCGTTATTAGGTAGATACTTTCCTTCTTTGTCCTTACGCTGCGGGAATAGTGTGTCACTCTTTTTGTGCTGTCCAAAACCTAGAACAGCCTTACAAGAATGATTACCACATCGTAACTCGTAGAATGCATTACCATCCACTTCGCGTGTTACGAATCTTAAATTAGAATTACCGCACACCCCACACTTATCTTCGCCAAAGATTTCTTGAATACTTGCTAGTTCTCCAAATAGATCCTTTTGGCTTTTTGACTCAACTTCAAATGACAGCTTATCGCTGATGTTATAAATTACTTTCATACTTCTCTCCAATTAGGGTCATAACCTTTAATACTCTCAGGAATAGTACCTAAATCTTGCTGATACTTAGACAATACTCCGGGTATTTGTTGAGCATCAGAATAAGGAACCTTCGCTATATTATCGCTATCAAGACCCATACTGTCAAGTAGTTTCTTTACATTTATATCTAAAGAAGAACACTTATGAGAGAGGAATCCGATCTGTGTTGAAGTGATACTGTTATCTTCTGCAACATCAACCGGAGCTTCGTCAGCCGTAATTGTTTTTCTAAGCTTTAGTGCCTTACGCAAAGCACGACCTTCCGCCTTGGTTTCGGCCACAGCAATTAAGTGATTTCTATATAGCTTATCAGTATTGCCCCAATAAGCATCACTAGAACCTACGACTTTGAAAATAGGCTTATCTGACATATGCATAGCAGCTTTAGGAACAAAGGTTAAAGTAACTTGTGCAGACGCCCGGTTTTCATTTTCCTTAGTAGGAACCTGAATAATAGTTGTTTCATTACCTATCAAAAATACCTCAAGAGCCTTCTCAAATATTCTACGCAAACCATCGGTTGTGGGATTACCATTAAAGAATTCATCTTCTGTTAATAGAGATAGCACATAGTCAGTCCATTCAACATCATGAACCGAAAGAATCTTCTTTTCTTCTGTTGTTGTTTCCACTGCTGCTGTTGTTGTTGTTTTGTTTTTAACCATTTATCAATCTCCTATTTCTATGTTTCTATCCCCAGGTTCGGGAAACTTAAACTCTATCTGTTTAATCTCTATCAATAGTTTATCTAGTATTTGGGAGGCTCTGGTTTTTGAGAAGTCTTTTTGTTGTTTGATTCTTATAAGAACCATACCTTTACCTAAAATCAACCCGCTCTTTTTATTGTCATATTTAATATTCTTATCCAGAGCATCCTGTCCCCAAATGGGAGAAAAATGACTTGGGCCGTCAATTTCGATTGCTACGTTCATTGTAGGTAGGAACAGGTCAATTTGCAACTTGGTCGTTAAAAGAAACTGCTCTTTATGAAACTCAACCCTATATCCCTCTTTTAATAGGGCGTTATGTAAGTATTTCTCTAACTTTGTTCCCTCGTCGCTAGCTTTACGAACAGCTAAATTGGCCTTATGAGTAAAGTTCGCCTTCTCATCCTCTGATAATTTGTCCCAATTTTCTTTAGCTTTTAACTTTCGACCATTTAATGCCTCCTCGGACATATTCTCCCAGGACTGCATTATACCAGCCCCAATCTTCTGCTTCACTTCTTCTGATCGTTTTTCACCCTTTGTGGGATGTTTATGGCGACCACATTCTAGAGCTAGTTTTTGAGCTTCGCTTTTGTTTCTGATTTGTATTTTGAGTTTTATAGCATCTCTTCTGATTCTATTAGCATATGTATCTGTTAAATCTGCTATTTCGGCAAAGCTCATAAGTTTACCAATATAATAGTCTTGTATCAGGATTTGCTTTTCATTATCCGACATTTTTTCATAGGATTTCATATAGTGTATCCGGGTTAATTTGATGAAGAAATTTACAATTAGAATTCCAAGTGTTGTTAATAATATCTTTAGCCAACATATTATCTGTGAATATTTGTACTCTTGGATTATTAAAAAATCTATTCCATGTAGAATATGGGACGTTCTTATTTCTCATCCATGGTAAATCTGCGTTCTGATAGAATAGTATTTTTTCTAAATTAGGAAAAACTGGTGGAGAAGTAATTAGGTCCAACATGATTAAATCCCAAATGAATAAAGAACCAAAATAGAACTTTGCTTCATGCAAAGGTAATATTGTAAAGAATTTTGGCTGGTTCATAATGATTGAAAAATCGGGCGTGAACAAGCTGAAATTGATATCTTTTTTAAAAGCCAATCCATTTAATAGATGAGCAACATTGCTATCATTTTCTGTTTTTGTTTCTATTAGGATACTTCCTACATTCTTACGCATTTTTTAATTACCTCTGACGTTTTAATGATTTCTGGTTTTGGGAATATTTCAGCATCAGCATAATTATTTGATTCTGATAGATTAAGTATTTTTTTATCCATCATAAGCGCATCAATTATATATTGATTACTGATATTGATATAGATATCGCACCCATGAATCATATTAAGTATTTCTTGTTCAGATGCTATCCCGATATTTTGAGGATGATTAAAAGTAGGACAATTCACTAACTTAACTATATTAGTTTTAAACTTGGGATAGGTAATAGATTCTAATGATAAATTATTAGACGGATTAGAATTATCTAAATCACAAAAATAATAATTACTACCAATACCAGAACTAGATGGAGTATGGTATTCATTATACAAACTAAACGAGTTCGGGTCAATCTGTATAGTTTTTAGTTTATTGCTTTTTCTACTAGAAATATTCGTAGTAATAATCTTGGTGTGGAAGTTCTTATTCAAGGAATCTATTTTTTGAATGTTGTCTTTATATTGCTTATCATTCAATACTATATAATTAGGATTATAATAACCCACCATTTGTTCTATAGAATCTGCATCAAAAGTATAAATATTAAACCCAGCAATATTTGATAATGCCTGTGTTAATAAAACAGTCGCTCTATCTGAACCTATTGGACTCCAAAAAATGCTCATTATACACTCACCTTATGATTAATAATTTTGTCTACTTTTTTGTTTTCTGTTTCGGAATGTAAAAATCTTATATCTTTATCTATTAGACAGTTAAGAACTTCAAATAAGAACATATTTCTCATCTTATCTTCCATAATGTTTTTTGTTTTTAGTAGATCTTCTTTTGTTAGAAAAAAGAATTCTGCCCAATTATTTGGTAAATCATAGAATAGATTAATCACATTATTATCTTGACTGATGCTTCCTATATTGAATTTTTTGTTAAGTTTATTGAGAATGGGGATATATGATTGTTTACTATTAACTAAAGATGAACAACACACCCCGTCATCAAAAATAAAACATTTATTATCTATTACTTTAAGTGCTTCTAATAAGGCTCCACCATTGTTCTCATTTTCATAGTTTTCATGTGATATAAAATTTACATTAGGATACTCATCTTCTATGATTGTTTTGATTTTTTTACTATTAAACCCCACAACCACATAAATATTAGCTCTTGGTTTCTGTTTTTTAATAGAAGCTATTTGATGCAGGATAAAGGGCTTATTTGTTTTGCCAATGGGCACAATTGATCGGGGGCCATAACTCTTCATGCCCTTAGCAATCCCACTACATAGTAATACTACGTCTATCATTGTATTGTCACCGATAGATATTGATCAATATTATTCTCGTCAAAAAGATTAAAAACAGTAATAGAATGACACTTTTGATTCTGTTCATTTCGATATAATCTAAAAGGAATCACACAACCAGTATAGAGTACTGTTCCTTTAGAATTTGTAATCGGGGTTATTATAGGTTTTAATGCAGACAAGTATGTGAGGGCGTCATTTACAGTATTTAGATATGATTCTGGCAGTGGTTGATTATCCCAAATCATATAGAATCTGGTATTATTTTTACCAATATTAGTATCCAATATGAAATCCACCGTTTTAAAATTATCTAATTCTTCTACCATATTATGCAATTTCCATGCACAAACATTGTATTTTTGTAGTAGAGCTACGATGTCTTCTGATTGTAGTTGACTATTCACCGGCTTCACAATAGACATATAAGAGGGAACAGTAAATGATTTCTTCAAGTATTCTAGGTTCTTTTCCAGAGTATCGATATCATTATTGTCCAAGAAATAGATTAAATAGATACCGGCATTATTGCCCCTAATAGCTCTTTCTTGCTTCTCTTCTTTAGAGAGATCAGTTAGTGCCTCTTTACTAATCCCCACAGGACATAAGAAATTAGTGATAGTGTTATCTACAAAATTCTCAACTGTATAAATATCAGGATACTGATTTTGTAATTTTGAAGGAATATCTAACTGACAAGTTTCGTTAAAAAAATCACAAGCACTACAGTTTGTTGTTGGGGTCTTATTGGTTGGCATAAGTTATGTAATCCTCCTCTATAAGAACACTAGAATTTACTCTAGCAATTTCTGATTTATTATGGTTTTCTATTTGTATATTAATGTTATCTATGATATTTTCGATATTAAATACTCTAGTATCTAGTTTATCAAATATAAACCCTCGTTGTGCGAATCCTATTTGTTTTAATAGAGAATATTTACCTATAGAGTCATTCATTTTTTCTAAATAGTTCTTGTGTATATGATACATTAACTCTATTATATTTTTATTATTAGGTAGACTTTTCTTGTCTATTGTTGGGATTAAAGAAACAATAGGATTATTCCACAAGTGTTGTGTAGACTCTGCTTCATCTATATGCTTCATCCAAGATAAAACAATCTTATCCCAATCATAGTGTTTCTCAACCAGCTCTCTTGAATTATAGCCTATTTTTTTACGAATAGGTCTAGGTATATTTATTAACTCAATAGCCTTTTCAATAAAGTCATTTTCATCAGGATATACCCTAATAGCAGAAGTTGCTAATTCTTTATAATAAGCCCCCACCTTGACTGGAGTAGCTTCTAATTTATTTATAACATCAATCATAGCACTATAATCTACTGTTATAACAGGCAGTCCGCAGGCCGCAGCTTCTATTTGCGGCATACCAAATCCCTCACAAATAGCATATTGCACATAGATATCAAAAGAATTGATGATCTTGATCAAGACCTCAGTATCTAATCCATTAGAAACATTCGGAGTAAATGCAGATTTTTGCTTGCACTTTACACAGGGTTGTATGCAGTCAGAGAATAGTGACGCAAAAACAGCACCACAGTTTCTACATGCGTAAGTGAAATAGATTTTATCAGCAACACTTGATCCCTTGATCAATTCAACAAAGTCCCACCCATTGTCTGGATAACAGGTGTGAAAATATAGGAATGTTTTTTCAGCAGTAGCTGGGTCTAGTTTTTCTATTATTTTCTCAAATGCTCTGATTAATTCTGGGTATAGCTTGCGTGGTTGATTACGCATTACTGTTCCTATAATAATAGATTCTGGGTCTATTAATAAGGCTCTGCGTATACCAGAAGTATCTTTATCGATATTGAACTGGTTAAGATTTACGCCAGGAGATACAACATCTGCAAAGTTTATACTATTTGATGTTTGTTGATTTAATACATCTCTTCCCCAATCAGAATATGTAAATATTTTATCAGCATTTAGATAAGTTTCTAACCATTCTTCTTTTTGTGGGGCACTATCAACAGTTGGCATCAAAAACCATTTAAAATACTTACGGAGAGGACTGTTGCCTTCAAAATAACTCATCCAATAATCTCTAACATCTATTACTATATCTGGTTTAAAATCTAGTAATACTCTATCAAATCTCCATCTTCCAAACTGATTTTCTGGTATAGAGTTTAGTTCTTGAGAACGAGGATCTTCTCTTGTTACATGATTAGGATAATACTTCCAGGGGATATTAAGACTCTCTTTTTCCCCAATAAATCCGTAACTAGCAAATTCAGCAATCTCATATTTGCCTGTATTATGCAAGGATTCTAGGAGTCGTTTGTTATAGACTCCAAAACCAGAGTGGGTCTTTATAGATTCTGAACAAACTAATATCTTCTTTTTCATAATATCTCTATTGTTGTATACTGTTAGATAAGAAATCGGGCGGGGAATCGAACCCCGCACACTGATGTTTCCTAATAAATGATTTTATTGGACAACGACACACCTAGCATCAGTTACTCATTGCTCTAGCGATTACCTTTCGCCTCCGATTTTCCTTAGAATCAAAATGGATGGTTATCATCCAAAGGTTCTGAATCCACTGACGAACTAGCTCCAACAGGTTCCGGTCTTGGTGAAGATGTTCTTAGAATAGGAGTAAATGAATTCACTCTAATTTTAAGAGACGTTTGCTTCTTACCATCCTTTTCCCACTCGTCCATTCGTAATGACCCTCTAATAAAGACAGGATCACCCTTATGTAAAACATTATTGATACGCTCTGCTGCACTATCCCAAGCTTCGCAGTTTACATATGTAGTAATCTTATTAAACTCACCATTAGCTGTCTTGTATTCGTCAGACACAGCAAGTCTAAAGTTTACTACGGCAGTAGACTTACCAGAAGTACCAACATAGCGTAGTTCTGGATCTCTTGTTAGATTACCAACCAAAATAACTAAATTCTCATTCTTCATAATAAAACTTTCTCCATGTAAAAGTAAACCCAACACTCAATAGTAACGTCGAACTAAACTTTGTCAAGTTCTAGGTAAAAAGATTTTATCAACTACAAACGAATCTTTATCCTTAGACTTATTTCCACTGAAAACTAGAACATTACCAACGAATAACTGATTTCTGAATTCTTTAAACTTTTCAGCAAAACAGATAACAGAATCTATAACTGCTGTCCCGTCTGTAATAGTAAGAAATGCCATTTCCTTACCTTTACTTTGACCGTTTTTTACCTTGGTCACATTCATATTTTCTATCTCGCCAACCAATAGCAAATTAGAACTAGTATTACCCTGTTTGAAGTCCTGACAAGAGTAATTAATCATACTGGTATCATATCGATCTACTTTGGAGCAAGTAATATTACAGCCTAATAAGGTGTGTTCTGTGTCAACAATCCAGTCTATATGATCGTCCATAGAATAGGGAGGATGATACAAACTAGAAAGTAGATTATTTATGACATCTTTTCTTTTTGCTGCAATCTTACCATTATTAATCAAATTAGATATATGGTCTTCTAATTTCTTATCTGACCCAACAATATCAATATGACCAATAACAAAACTAGATTCTTTATTAGTTAACTCACAGAAAATATCATAATCGAACATCATCTTATTTCTGCTCAAGCCTATAAAATCAGCAGCACCAGACTGTAATATAGCTTTTGCAGACGTAGAGTTTAGCTTGGATAATAGATGTAATAAATTCATCCACTTCATATTGTCTATTACAAGTTTATTGTTGTTTACTTCATTAACCAGCTTATCGTATGCAGAATCACCAAATCCTTTGATATTAGTAAGACCAAAATAAATCTTATTATTCTTGAGAATAAATGTACTATTTAGTAATCTAAGATCAGGTTTTTCTATAGATATTCCCATTTCTGTGGCATTCTGATACAACTCCTTAATCTCTGCATGAGGGTCCATCTTATCTTCAGCAAATTGTAGATAAGCAGTAAAGAACTGTATAGGATGATGAGCTTTGGCGTATGCCGATAAGTAAGAACTAGAACAATAGCATACAGAATGACTTTTATTGAATGAATATTTTTGACTCTTTTCTATCCATCCAAAAATCTGTTCTGCTTCATTATCATTCACATATCCTAATCTTTTACATCCATCCAGAAAGCTTTGTTTAAGAGCCGCCATAACATTGGCTTGTTTCTTACCAATAGCCTTTCTTAGATTATCTGCTTCTTCTGGATTGAATCCCGCTATTTCTTTAGCAATACGGATGGCTTGTTCCTGATAAATCATCTCACCATAAGTAGTGTTTAATATTGGTATTAAAGACTCATGGAAAAAGTCTACAGATTCATTGCCATTTTTCTTGTCTATATAGTGATTACTAACGCTTTTACCATCTCGTATAGCATTTAAACTTCCCGGTCGCAGAACAGCAATTAAAGCAGAAAGCTGCTCTATATTTTCTGGTTTTAACTTTTTTGCCATAGTTCTACCGAGGCGACTTTCTAATTGAAAGCATCCTTTAGTATTACCGGAGCCAATCAAATCCCAGGTTGCAGCATCGTCTAGATCTATCTTAGAAATATCGCCATCAAATATTGTCATTTTTTGCAAGAATCCTTGAATAGAATTTTTTGAGATAAGCTCTTATGTAGTTTTAGTAGTCTAATTAATATATCAGCAGTATCACGAACGTCTTTCAAGGCATCGTGTCCCCCTTCGGTTGGTATGCCAAGATATTGTCTAACATTATCTAGAGATAGACTTTTAACATCATCTAAGTTTCTAAACCAAGGATAAAGCATAAACATAACATCTAGATTGTCTCTTGGATGAAATATTTCGCTTTCACCCTCTTTAGAGGCATTATCATATTTCAAACTTAATCGCTCTATGATCTTTAAGTCAAATCTTTGTATGTTATATCCAGCCGCTATGGGAGATGAGAACTTAGTCTTCTTACTTGCCCTACAGTGATACTTGTCTAGATATTGAATAAACATCTGCCAAGCCTGTTTTTGAGGTGCTGCATTTTTCCATCTATCTAAAATATCCGCTTCTGAACAAGCTCTAACCTTAGAGTGCCACTCCAAAATATTACCGTCTGCCTCATTCTTATATGAGTAAGAGGAATCTTGTTCTAGTTTGTCAGGTTTCATCTCTATATTAAACTCAGATCCTTCTAGAATCTCGTTCTTAATAGGATCTATCATTACACAAGCTAGTTGGACGGGGCTACATACTTTGGGATTACTTCCGTCTGTTTCAAAATCAAATACAGCAATCTTATTATAAGATATCATTCCAATACCTCTACATCCTTAATTGGTTCAACTTGAATCTTACCACCCTGATCATTCACAGCACTATTATATGTGCAGCAATTAATCGGCTCTTGCTCTATCTTTGTATAGACTTCACCATCTACCCATTTGAACTTATCGCCAACAGCTAATTCTGAAAATTGCTTAGTCATAATTTATGCTCCTATTTTTAACATATCTCTAATAGCCATCATTTTATCTAACATTGCCACGCCAAGAATATCCATCTTAACTATACCAAGACTTTCTAAATCTGCCATTTCCATACCCGCAATAGGATTTCCTGTCTTACTATCATAAATCATCGGGCAGATTTCAGCAAGTGGGGTTGAGCTAATTGCTAGACCAGCAGCGTGTTTACTCTGGTTTGTTTTAGTACCCTCTAATCTAATTGCCTGCTCAAATCTCTTAGATAGTGGACCCGATAGAGTTCCATCCTCTTCTAATTGACACCATGGAGATAGTTCCTTAGAATTATTCTCTAGTGCCCATCGAATAATAGATGCCTCACCACCATCTTCTTTCATTTGTTGTAGTTCGTCAGAGATTTTAGATTCATCAGGAATAAACTTAGTAATCTCATTCATTTCGGCAAAAGAGACGTTTCCATATACTCTTAGAACGTCTTTAATTGCTCCTCGTCCCTTCATCTTATTAAAAGTAATCATTTGAGATACTTTATCATGACCATATTTATCCTTAATATAGTTGATAATATTCCCTCTTTGTCTAATAGGAATGTCTACGTCAATATCTGGTAGAGATATATGATCAACCGTATTACGACCAGAGTTATAAAATCTTTCAAACATTAGATCATACTTGATTGGATCAATAGCCGTGATGCTAACCAGATACGACACCAGACAGCCCGCAGCACTTCCTCTTCCTGGCCCCGGAAGCCAATTGTTTTGTCGAACGTAGTTTAGTACGTCTTGCAGGATTAAAAAGTAACTAGACAATCCGGCTCCCTGGAGAACACCCAACTCCATCTTTATTCTGTCAACATATTGTTCGTGATCTTCTTTAGGGATGATCGAATCTATTTTAGTTTTCCATCCTGCTCTACAAAGATGTCTTAAATATTCATCTTGGTCGAATTCTGGTGGACAAGGAAATGATGGCAATAGGGGCTTTGAATTAACATCATAAAGCTCTATCATACTATTGATCAGATTGGTATTCTCAATCTCTTCTTCTGTATGTAGGGCCGACATTTCAAAACTATCTAGAATATGATAGTTATCAGAACGGAAAAAACAGTCCATTCCAAAACTCTCATTCTCAATGATTTTCTTATTAACATCAGCTATAGTAGTCTTAAGATTATTACATAACAAAATCCTCTGATCAACACTATCGCTCTTTTCAGCATAGTGGGCGTCTGGTGTGCATATGACTTTCAATCCTGTTAATTTAGCAAGTTCACGCACTTTTTCTGTCACGATCACTTGATCTGGATTATACTGCTTATCCATTAACTGTGCTTCTAGGAAGAAGTTTTCTTTTCCAAAAATATCAGTTAATAGCCCCACATGAGACAGCCCTTGATTTTTCCAATCAGAATCATCTAACTGCATAATCTTATTAGACAATGTTGATCCTAAGTGTCCAGCAAAAGCTATTAGATTACCGTCTACTAATTCTCCTAGAGTTTTGAGATCTAGTCTTGGTTTATAATAGAGATTTTCTAATTTATTACTTTCTGATACTATCTTAATAAGATTCTTCCATCCTTTTTTATTCTTAGCTAAAACCACTAGATGGCTTAGTTTTCTATTCTCGGGAGTTTTGATCTTACAATCTTGATCACTGATATATAGTTCACAACCCAAGATAGGTTTGATTCCAGCCTTTTTCATCACATTATGAAACTTTACAGTACCAGAGATAGTTCCATGATCCGTTAAAGCACAGGCCGATGCTGCTATTTTTTTACAACGGGCGGCTATTTGCTCGGGGCGACTCAGCCCGTCGAGTAATGAGTCATGACTATGTGCGTGAAGGGGAATATAGTTTTTCATTTGGGTTCCTGTGTATGTCCACAATCTGTAAATAATGCTGTTAAAACTCGCTGTGCTACTTCAAGAGGTACTCCTGCGGCATCAGCAATCTGTTGACCGTATCTATTATCTCTAGCGTCTTGCTCAAATCGTCGCAAATCACCAGCTATTAATCTTTGTGCAGGATAGGTGTTGGGTTCAACGCTATATCCACCAATTAAATGATTGCGGTTAATTACTCTCGGATAGGTCATTGGATATCCCATTAGATGGTCCTTTATTAATAATTTCTTCTAATAGATCGTTCATTTACTCTCCCATAGTTTGTATAGGCTAGCTGAAAACTTCCTCAACCACTCTTGATCAATCTCTGAAAAACTATACCAATATTGGTCTAATTCATCACGAATCTTTTCTCCTTCATCCTCTTCATCCTTGCCCTCTTTGATAAGTTGATGAAGTTGCACGTTCAATTCGACCAACCGTAGTATACGATTCATACATTTGTCATGATTTTCTCTCTCCCATTCGAGATTATTATTTAACCATCCAATAGCGGCTAGTAATTCGTCTCTACTCCACTCTTCTAATTGAACGCCGAATAATTCAAATTCTGTCTTATGAGATTTTACCCACTCTTCTGGAATCATGATTGTTTCCCCTCCAACTTAATAAGTCTTTCCTCTATATTTATTTGACTTTGAGACAATAACTTTATGTTTGTATCAGTTTGTTTTGATTGTTCTTCAAGTCTAATTATAGTCTCCATTCTCCATATCGCTCCAAGGATTGAAGCTGCTAATCCAAGTCCTATAGCTAAAATTCCGATAATTTGTAAAACCTGTCCTATCATTTTGTTTCTCCTGAGAACTTGTCTTTCATACTGTCAATAATCCATCCATTCAAAAGTATAGATTTCTTATCCTCGTTAGAAAGATCCTCGACTATAATCTTTTCCTTAGTAAAGAAAGTGGTGGCTTGACGAGAGAAAATAAGGTCTTCTACAGACTCACTAATAAGTTCTGGATCTTGAGAACACCATTCACCACCAGCTTTGTCTGGCGATAGCTGAACTCCTATCCATGCCATTTTACCATAACGAGTCATTTGGGGCGAATCGCTAGTTACTAATCCTAACATCCCCGCTTTACATCTAGCAACACAGCCTTTTTTAATTGCCATTATATCTCTCCCAAATCCAAAGAATTATTTCGATAGCTTTCCATATTCCTAGTGGAAATAAGACGATACTAATAATCATTAGTGTTATTAATGCTTTCTGTAGAGCGTCTATTAGCAAAACCCCAAAAACAATCGCATCACCCACTGTTTTACCTGTGGTGTTTCCTTTGTCCATTATTCTCTAACCTCTGGAGGCGTCAAACGGGCGAGAAGGGATCGAATGAAGTCTGCTGATGTCGCATATTGAACGTAATCTAGACTGTAGGAGAGATGCAGAAGCTTTTCCCGATCCTCCTTCGTTAACCAGTCGGTCCCGGACGGCTTGCAATTTACCCCCCACAATTGAGACTCTAGAAGAGTATTCAACTGCTTTTCCAGTTCGACCACGCGAGCTTTGAGTTTGTCAATAATTTTATTCTGTGCTTTTATTTCAGATAGTAAGACCTTATAGCCTTCTTGTTCACAAACTTTGCTAATAGAGTCTTTGAAATCTTTTTCCCTCTGTTTTGCAAGATTCAGGGCTTCTATTCCATCTAGTTGTGTGGCGTCTTCCAAAAATTTAAAGAATTGATTCTTCATAATTTTATGTTCTTCGGTAGCATATTCTCTTGATTGAAAATCTCTCTCTTAGTCATTTTTTCTCCTTTTTACGTCCTAGTAACATATGAAAATCTTTTCAGTCATGATCAAAACTATCAACAACAACAGAATCTTTTGTTACTGTAATTTGTGCGTGATCTCCAAACATTTCCTCAAGACATTCTTCCCCTATAGAGTCGAGTAGTTCTTGAACATCGGAAGTAATCTCTACAAGATTTTCTAAAACCGCAATTTTCTCTTGACTTTCTTTATTTTTTCTGGCGTCTTTAACCTCCCAATCACTTATCCCCTCTTCTCCGTTAATCATGGCATCATTAACATTAAAATAACAAGTCTCTCCATCACTCCAATATGGAGTATATTGTGTCCAAGAAAACTCTTCTAGTTGCTCATGTGTTTCAAAAAGTTCTTTTGCAACAGTATTGAAAATAGCGTTTGACTCTTTCAACATCTTTTTCTTTGCCTCACTAATAGCAAGGTGGAGTTCTTCTAACTTTAGTTTTGTTTCAGTTTTCATAGTATTTCCTTTAGTCTAAGTTAATAACCTTACGAGTTTTAGTTTTCTCAATCTTTGTAAAAGAAGAAGGAACACCCTCCTTACCATTATTCATCCAGTTCTTGATTTCCATCTCTTGAAGATAGTCTTGGGCCGTGGGAATAAATTTCATACCGAAATCTTCAAGGATATGCTGTTCTCCGATATCTCTAACAGAAACTTCTTTATTATCAGAGTTCTTTATAACCGCACCAAAAATCTTTTCAAGTGGTCCATCGGCACTAATAAACCAGCTATTATGAGTCAATGTTCTATGTCTATTATCTGCAATAGCTCCTTTGCTACTATCCATTAGATTATGAATAGCCATATAATCTTCGGGAACCCCTCCAAATTTTCGGGCACTATTTTTAGCATGAATCCACGGCTTGCTCATATTTCATCCTTAACTATTCTAACTAATCCGGTGGTAGCCGCATAAATTCCATTGAACCAGTCTCTAATTCGTTCTTCATTAGCAAATTTATCATCACAATTAGTTCGTGCTAGATCAGTCGAAACAGAATCTAACTGATCTATTATGACATTGAGTTTTCTTTTTAATTCCTTTTTCGTCATTCTATGCTTCCTGGGGCTTTATAATGTCCCACACTAAAGTTTGGCTTTGTATATTCTTTAACAACTTCATCTATACCTTTGACCTCAACATCATGCTTAATTTGTTCACACATGGTCATTGGTTGGTGTAGCGGTGTTGTTTGTCCCCTGCGGTACTCAATTATACCGTCGATTCCTTCCGTGTCAAATGTGTTTTTTCCAAAATGACACAACCTATTACACATCCAAGATTTATGTAGTCGGGGAACTGTTGTGTGTTTAATCTTCTCAAATTTATCTCTTATCATAGATTCTGTTTTTAATAAATCATTCTTATCAAAACAAATACTAAAAGGACCACCATCATTGATATAGTTAATGGTAACCATAATATTCTCAACATCTGGATACAAATGTTGGACAGCATAGTGGTAGATTTTTAACTGTGGATCATTTTGAAGAACTTCCTGGGTTTTTTCCTCTCCAGTTGTCCAGTTTTTTCTACGTCCCGTTTTCCAATCTATAATCTCATAAAAACCATCATCAACTTTAGTTATAAGATCAACGGTCCCTTTGAGAGCTAAGTGTCCAGTTATTTTACCTTCGGGAGTATCAAAAGTATATTTAGCCCAGGGTTTTTTGATCTCAAAATCAAACTTTTGTTCTGGACAAACTATTTCCCTATTTCTAGGATCGAACATTCCATTGTTGAAATCTATAGTCTTGTAAGTCCAGTCTTTACAGTCACGGCGATCCTTGTCTGTCCATTTATGATGTGGATTGCCTAAACTATAATAATCATATACGATATTAATGATTTTATCTAGATCATATTTTTTAATATCTATTGTGCCAACAATATCATCAGTAAAATATTGTTCTTTATTTTGCTTGTTATATTTTATAAAGGCTAATATCTCTAAAACTTTATGAACAATTGTGCCTTTATCAGCTTTGAGCCCACTTTTACCTCGCCACCCTAGTACATACTCCATAAAGTACTGATGTTCGCAGCTAGAATGGGTGTTATAGGAAGAACTTCTAAAGTATGTAATTATCATTTATGATGTTTACCTAAGTAGTAGAAAAAATAACAAATAGCAACTATTACAGATAAAAATATTGACCAGCCTACTACCGGAAACATAACCCATAAGTAGAGTGATATGGCAATAAAATTCTCAAGAGGGTTCATTAGTTGCACCTATAAAATTCATAATAATAGGATGTAATGCGTCTGTTTGTTCCTGAATTGTCATGTTTTCATTATCGATAACGTGACTAAAATTACTCCAGTCAAAATTATCTTTATCTAATGCACACTCTGGTTTTGACTTTGAATCTACTGGATTTCTAGTTAGACGAATCACCTCATTAGCTTCATTATGTTTAAAAATTGAATCTACTTCGTCTGGAAATCTCACATCTGTTATAATAGCAAATTGTGGAGATTCTCTTTCGATTCTTCTAATAGTACAGTCACTCCAAACATTGTTCCTTATACCACGAAATACATCTGTGCCTATATACTCCATAACCTCTCTGCCGGTCATATGCCCTCTTTTAGACTTTACAATCCCCGGCATATCTGACCATTTAAGATGTGTTTCTTGGTTCTTACCTTGTTCATCATAACATTGTTCATATGTTAATCCCAAGATATTCATACAGACATCATTTTTCAAAGCGTCTGCTAGACTATAAATAGTTAAAGTTGGAGTTAATTTGAATATTGTTTCTGCTATTTCAAGATCAATTTCACCAATACCCAGATAATACTGTTGTGGATCAAAAATAACCTCCTGATCATTTTGCTTCAAAACTCTAATAAATCCATTATCTGCAATATCTACTTCTTTAAAGAGTCCAGAGTGAAGCAGAAATAGTGAGTACATGAAGTTGGCACTGGTGTTTTTACCACTTGTTTTCTTACCTGAGAATGCTATGATTTTTGTCATTTTTTGATCCTGTCTAGAATTAGAGATTTGAATAAGTCTTTGTCAGTCTTGTAAAGTTCAGCAACGTCCATTTTGGCGGGCATTATGATATGTTCAATATTATAGGTTTTAGAGCATTTTTCGTCAATCTGCTTTCTGCCAAGTTCGCCCGCTTCATCACCATCCATTATCGTAATTATCTTCATAGCCCCTGTCATATCTAACATCATCTTTTGACGATCTGTAAGATGACTACCAAATGTAGCTAAACTATTATGAATACCAGCCTGTTCTAAAGTCCAAACATTGCCGGGGCTTTCCACTAAAATAACATTACCAGTGTCCAGAATACTTTCTTTTGCAAACCAGACATTGTACAAGTGATCTTCTGCAACAAATCCTTTACTATGTCGCCACTTTGGAGAATATTCATTATTTATCGTGCGTCCGGTACACCCTATCATGCCTTTATAGTCCATATCATATATCGGAGCTACTGCTCTACCAACCATTTCTTTTCCAGAAGTAAAACAGTCGCCCACATCATATTTTGTCAGAATATCTTTTGAAAACCCTCTATTAAGAAAGTATTTACTAGGAATTTGTAATGATGATACTATTTTGCTTCTGGGTACAAGATTAGTTTTTTTAGCTTTAGTACTTAGAATATTAGTATTCTTAACAAAACTAGCATTAGGATTATGTTCTACTTTTATAGAATTGATGTCCTTAATAGATAAGAACTTCATGGCGAATAACATAGTGTCCTTGAAAGACACAGTATCATCACCTCTTTTTTGCCAGTTTAGTTTTTGCTTAGATAAAACGCCCCTAATAAAACCAACAATTGAAGGCAAGAATATCTTTTCACACTGATGAGTTCTACACTTCCAATTTCCTCTATAAGAATCGCCAGTATGATATAAATTCAAGGCAGATGGATTGTCTCCACCATGAATAGGACAGCACATAGAAATTCTATCGTTAGTATCGGTATATTCATCAGAATCGATATTTAGCACAGATAACAGATCGGTAATTCTATTGCATAAGCTGTCGCAAACAACATTTAGCTTATCTTGATCAATCGAACGGAACTTCGTCCCCTGATTGTTCTCCGTCCATTTTGAATCCATTGTCTTCACCATTATTATTTCCTAGCAGTTCCAATTTTGTTTTACCTTCTGTAATCTTCGCACACCAACCCTTCATATGACAATTAATATAATCGTTGTCATCAAGACCTCCACCATGTCTAGCAATTAGGGTAATTAGCTTTCTATTACCATTTGTAGGTCCGTCCTGAGCTATTTCCTCATCGCTCTTACGCTTAAAAATACTGAAATTACTACATAGCCAGATAATACGATCAGACATACTGGCAGAGTCTGTAGTCTCTTTAGTAATACCATCTCTATTTAGCTGCATAAATGCTAGGATAGGAATTTTATATTTGTGGGCGAAGTTATGTAAATGAGTCATCATAAATCCAAGGATTTGATATTCTTTCATATCCTGGGAGATACCCGCACTATCCATAAGCTTCAGATAGTCATAAATAATAACACAGGGTTTAGCTGTGCCATCACTATTTAATCCCACCTGTTTGATAATCCATCTACGCATAAGACTAAGCTGTTCATCAAAAGCTTTTCCGGCAATACTCTTAATATACAATGGTGCTTTACTTAATTTTTCAGCAGCATCATTGATCTTAGCCTCTAGAATAGATGACTCTGCGAACTTTCCAGTTTCGATCTTATTGATTTCTATTTCTGTTAACATCGCTAATATTCTATGAAGATGATCTTCTTTTGTCATTTCTGTATCTAGATTTAGTACAGGAATATTAAGATTAATAGCAATATGACAACCAACATTATCAGCAAATACTGTTTTACCAGTTTTAGGACGGGCACCCACAACATTAATAGTACCACCTCTTAATCCGCCCCCAATAGCAAAATCATAAGCTGAAAACCCTGTAGAAATACCAATTTGGTCTGTTGGATTTTCTTTAAGTTGTTTTAGATATTCGGTCAGATTTGTGGCAATAGGGACCGGATTATTATCAGAGTCATCTAGAGTTGTACTAAAACTTAGGATTGGCTCCTCTGCCAAACTCATAATTTCAGTAATAGATTCAGACCCATCGATATCTAATAACCTATCCTTGATCTGCTCTACTTTAGCGTGGAGCTTTCGGGCAATTTCTAGCTTTTTGATTTTAGCGGCAAACTTACGCAGATTCTCTATTTTTGCAGGAAAATCGATAATAGCTTTTAGGTGTTGAACTTCTTCTTTCTTTTCTAACTTATGGTCCAGATTAAGTTCTTTTGCCGCAGAGTAGATGGAGGCAACGTCTATTTGATTTGATTCATTACTATTACATATTTTCTGTATACACTTAAATATAATAAGATTACTATCGATAGTAAATGACTGTTCACAAATAATATCAGCAACTTCAGTATAAGCTATATCACCATGACGGCAAATAATAGCTAATACTGCTCGTTCTGCCGATGGGTCGCTTAGAATATTCACAATAAACCTTTCTGTTATCAGCCACTACTCGTAGAACATTGATTGCACTTATATCTTCCAACATCGTAAACTATGCCGGGATTAATCTTTTCCTTTTTTCCACAACATCTACAAACTACATTAATTAAATCCAGAGCTTCTCTTCTTTCTGATGGGCGTCTATTTTTAAGTAGTTTTTTATCTGTCTTAGCATCGGCCTTATGGGAGTTTTTTATCTCCATACTATCAAATAGATTTGGTCTATTAGACTTTCTGAATTTAGTACTCTTGACCCTAATTTTAGTATCTTCTTCTACAACACTAACGGCGGGTTTTTTAGAACGCGAACGTTTTGCTTTTTTAGGCTTAGGTTCAGAATTCGCTTGTTCATCCCCGCCAGCTTTGGCTATTAAATTTGCTATAGCTAGTAATAGTTCTGGATTTTCTTTTATTAATTTTTCAATGTCCATTATTTCTCACCCTGTTCATTTCTATAGTTCTAACGGCATCAGATAGGTTTTTAATACCACCGGCTAAATAAGACAATCTATCTATTCTTTGTTGAGAATAAATTCTAATACTATCTAACGCTGAAGCTCGCTCATTGTGTTTAATGGCTTGTAATGATTTTTCAACATAGCCATAACCCTTTTGTTGTTGAATCTCATCAGCGATAGTTTTCTTAATCTCATTCTCTGCCCAATTATGTCTAGCGTGTTCTCTGTTGATTGTTCGCTGGATGTGAAAACCAAACTGAGCCAGTCTATAACATATCTCCGCACAACCCTCTTTTGTCAATTTTTCCAATACTTGTCTATCCATTGTTAGATAAGACTCTAGTTCTTCTTCTGGTAATGCAGATTTATTGTATTTGGGTAGTCCTATGCTTTTTTCATAATCATCTAGAATATTATCCCAATAAGCGATATCTTCTTTTGCCGTTCTCATTTGATTACGCATTCCTTCCATTCTTCTTGTTTATCGTAAGCTAGTTCTACAAAAGATATTCCATTCAATTCGCACCAGTATTTTTTATCCTTATCTCTTTTCTGTGCTTTTGCAAAAGATAGGACATTGCCATGAAAATGAGGAACGTATTTATAATGTTGTTCACCGTGTATTTCTATGCACTTTTTTAATAAAGGTATGTAGAAATCAAGGTATACTATTTCATTTTTTCTGAGATAAACAGGAACCTCTTCTAATATCTGCATAGTTGGATAACAGTCTTTGATTAAAGACCTAGCCGATAAGTGATAACTAGATTTAGCAGCATTACCCGGATAGCATCCATTAATATTCCAGTTGATAAGATTATTATCTAGATCGCGTACTTTAATCACTTAGTAAACCCCATCATCTTTTGAATTTCGTTGAATAGTTTATTATAAGCTTCTTCGTTTTCTAGTAAGAAATTTCTTATCTTTTCAGTACCCTGAAACTTAGCTTTCGTTTCATCCCCTAAATAAGATAGTGTATACCAAGCACCAGCCTTATCAATTAAACCCAAATCGCAACCTAATACAATAATCTCCATATATCTATCAATCCCTTGACCGTATCTGATATAACTTGTACAAATACCACCAGGGGGAGCTATGGCTGTCCACTCTGCTTTCCATTCAACTTCTTTTCCTATTTCAATATTCTCTGTACCTAATAACCAAGGCTTAGATGTTTTGGCACGAAGCTTTACATCGCATTGATAACCGATAGATTGACCACTCTTCTCTTTAAATTCTGCACCATATCCTGTTGGATTACCCATTAAGTGAGTAATACCAATGACAATATTCTTGTTGACTGGAATGATGTTGGCCGCTTTTCTACAGAACTTTGATAAGAGTTTTGCACCATCGGCTCGTTGCATTTTATCCATTCCACTTGTCATCTCTGCTTCTGTACAAATAGCAGAGTATGAGTCTATGATCATTATACAGTTAGGGACAGTGCTGATGATCTGGGTGGCTATTTCTAGATATTTTTCACCAGTTAAGATATTACCCTGAGTAGATTCTATGATATTGAAATTCTCTAGGTCTAATCCCTTGATACCTAAGAGATCGCGGCGTTTTAAACGACCCTCAATGTTTAGATAGTACACGGGGCGAGAACCATATTCTTTTTTCTGTGCATTAGATGCAAAATCTAAACTGGTTAATGTTTTGCCGCATTTTGGTTGACCCGTAAATGTTACAAAACTACCTTCTGGAATACCTCCACCCAAAATCATATCTACTGCGGGACTAACAGGAATAACAGTTAATTTCTTTTCTACAAGATGGTTGCCTCCTATGATTACATTATCGCCAAATTCCTTTGTAATAGTCTCTTTAATTCCCATTATCTATGTCCCTTAATATATCTAGTGAGTTCTTTTTGACTGTTCTATTTTTTCCAACAGAATTAGCGAATCTGTCTATTTTGGGAACAACTGGTGCTGGCATTGCATCCAGCCTATCCTGCTCCTCTTTTATTATAGGAAGCAAGTGAGGTGCCCGCAAAGAGTAAATTCTGGATGCTTTATCGTGATATAATGCTTTTACAATAGCTGTTTCACTAAACTGTTTTAATAGTTTGTGGGCTGATGCTATTTGATTACGATAATAAGCAGACCATTCTTTACTCACCCAAAAACGATAATGCAAGTCTTTTCGTTCATACTGGGCTTTTTTCTCACATATGACCTCTGTAATATATTGAGCAGCGGACACTTCTTTGCCATTGGAGTATTTCGATGGATATTTTTTAGCCACATTAACCCTTCGGTCTAAAAATATGATCAGTAGATCTGTTACTTGTACGATCTATGTTCTTCATTAAAGCGTCTCCTAACATAGATGCTTGCTGTGTCATAACAGCAACACCACGATCTTTACCAGCAACGCTTTGTTTAATCATAAACTTATCTGGTTTATTAAGATTTGTAGGATTATCCTTCTCTGCAACAACAGTTTCCACAACCTTTTGTGTTTCTTCTACTATTTTTTGCACTGCTTTGATGGGTAGTTTTAGCTCCTTAGATATCTGTTCCGCTTCTTTACCAGACAGAGCCAAATATAATATGGCGTATTTTTCTATTTTCTTCATTGCATTCCTCTTTCTGCTAAAGTAAGATGACCGGGATTTTTTGTTCTCAGAAAAGATAAATAAAGATTAAAGGTATTTTCATTTACTTCTTTCATTCTAAATTCTTCTCTACCTATTTTTTTATTTACAACATTTGCTCTACCTTCTGTATACAGTCCAATAGGATTATATATTCTACCATGTGCCCCCACCTTTATCAAGTGACGAGTCTTTGATTTAACTATTTGTTTTTCGCTATTGTAATAATGTATTCTTTTAGCAAGTACTTTGTTGTTGTCTGTTGTTATTCGTGGATTTTTATCATTATCCAAATATTCCTGACTACCAAGTACAGTAAAATATTCTACGTCTTTAAGATATTCTTCCTGATGATTAATTGCAAATTCACTCATTGTTCCCCTTCTTTTGATTAATAAAGTATTCTGAACAGGTCTTTTCCAGAGAAATTTCTATAGATGAAAATAGTTTTATTAAAAACTCATCACTATTATCATAGATAGGTATCTGATAATGTTTTTGAATTTTTTCTAATAATTCGTCCGCTACTGTGACTGATTCACCCTGTTTGATTAATGAAGCATTAACAGTAATTGTGATACTAGAAGGTTTTTCAGAAGAGGATTCGTTAGAGTTTTCTACCGCACTAGATAGTTTTTGCATTTTTTCTAGTAAGATATAGAACTGTTCCATTTCTTGTGGAGAAATTATCTCATGTAATTCTTCTAGCTTAACTTCTTTCTTTTCTTGCTGGTTGTCTGATTCTCTGTCCATTTCCATTTTCTTTTTGAGGGCTTTTTTAACCTACTCATTCCTGTTGGTAGCGGATCGTCTGGTTTATTGAATCTGTATTCATTATGTTTTCTAAATAGATGTTCCTTATGGTCTTCGCTCATTCTATCTCTATTTCTATCTGCTAAATCTCCAACAGTGCCTAATTCACTATCAGACTTTTTTATAGAACCAGCGATATTAATACAGTCATCTTGGTAGCATCTGTTTAGTTTTTTGTTTTTACATTTTTCACACTTATATGCCTTGGCATCGTATTGTGAGAATGATAAGATATCTGTGAATTTATGGTTGCATTTTTCGCAAACAAAAGTGTACTCTGGCATATTAATCTTTCTTATTATGTATTTCGGTCCAGTATTTTGTTGACGATGCGGCTCCCATTATTTTCCATCTTAATATCGCCTGTTCTCTTATCTTCTTTTTTTCATTATCAGACATATGGCTTCCATTCTTCTGGAATATTAGTCATGTTGTCTAGGAATTCATAGATAGCAAGATACTTCTTACCGCCCGATGGCTTTTTAGGTAGATTTCTTAGTTTCATACCCGCTTCTTTAAGTGTCATACTGTCTTTCTTAGAATTACATGGATAGCAGGCTGTCACGATATTGGTCCAAGTTGTAGGTGAAGTATTCTTATCCCACTTTGATCTAGGAATTACATGATCATAAGTTAGTTTCTTAAAATCATCAAATTTTGCACCACAATACTGACAGGTAAAATCATCTCTAGTGAATAGGTTTTTTCTAGAGAACTTAACTTCCCCGTGTTTCATAGCGAAATAAGATAATGTTTTAGCTATCGCTGGTATTGGTTCATATCTGTTTCCAGAACGAGTGATAAAATCGTCTTTATAGAAATCAATAAATTCAATACCTAGTGGTGTTTCAAAATACTTTGCATACCACTTTTGTGCCCGTTTCCAATCTATAATCCTCATTGGAGTATAATCAGAATTTAAAACCAAACACTTTGAGTGACCAATTTTCATTTTAAATCAAATTAACCTTTCGATGTTTGTTCATAAGTATCTAGTCTAGATAGTATGCTTGCTATTATAGGATTTCTAACAATATCTGATGCGTGTAATTGGACGATATCAAGACGATCAATTGTTCTTAGTTCATTTAACACAGTTGAGAAACCTCCAGCGTCTCTCCAATCTAGGTCTGATTGTCCAACATCACCTGTCAGAATCATTTTACTGCCCATGCCTAGTCTTGTCAAGAGCATTTTCAATTGTTTGTATTTAGCATTTTGACACTCGTCAGCCACAATAAAAGAATGATGAAAGTTACGACCTCTCATATGAGCAAGTGGTACAATTTCAATCTTCTCATGTAACTTGAATGAATTATAAAGGTCTTTACTAATAAAGTGCATAATTTCATCTAAAATTGGCAATAGATAAGGATGTAGCTTTTCTTCTGCTGAACCCGGTAGATAGCCCATTTTTTCGCCTGATTCTACACACGGTCTAGTAATGATGATCTTTTTAACCTTATCAGCCATTAGATATTCTAGTGCTAAACCGATAGCTATGTGGGTTTTACCCGTACCTGCTAATCCTTGACAAATAACTATATCATTCTCTACAATACTTCTAATGTATTCTTTTTGATTTTCAGTACGAGGTCTTAAAGTCTGTCTAAATGTCCTTGTGAGTTCTTTACCTTTAATTTCATTAGTTAGGTCGATAACTCTTTTCTTAGATGCTTTTCTGTTGGTGTTTTTTTTCAATGCCCACCCTTTTCTATAAAATAAGGCAGTTAATTAGTACAGGACTCAGTATGTAATACACCGACTATATAAAGGGTTTCAGATCTGGAGCTTTCCAATTATCTGGCTTTAAAACCTTTCCATCTTCTCTTTTTCTTACCTTACCAGTATCATTATCTACTTTAGCAAAATTAGTATGCATTACTTCATCCCAAGCACCCTGAGCATTGGCACCCATAGAATGAATAGCACCAACAGTAACAACTATAAAATCAATCAAGGCATCCAATGTTTCTACCTTATCTTCTTCTGCAATAGCCGTATTTAATTCGTCCCATTCTTCTCTCATAAGATTAACATAAAGATCGAATTGTGCGGGATCATATATTGATACGCTTTGATCGCAGGCTTGCATGAATCTTTTTTGGTCTATAAACGGATTTCCCATATAATTTATCCTTCACATGATGTACAATTTGAAATATTACGCATTAACTCTTGGGCAGGATTAGCCGATCTTTGATAATAAAAACTCTTAATTCCATTTTCCCATCCAAAAAATAACAGATCACTAACTTCTTTTGCAGAACAGGTGGGTGGTATTGTTAGATTGAGAGATATTCCCTGATCAATATATTTTTGTCTTTGGGCGGCTTGAATAACAATTTCTTTTTGACTAATCTCACCAAAAGTTTTGAATACATCTTTTTCTTCTTGCGTTAAGAAACTAAGATGTTGAACTGATCCTCCGCGAACTAAAATATCTTTCCATACTTCTTCTGTATTTTTATTCTTTTCTTTAAGAAGTTTTTTGAGTTGAGGATTCTTAATCGTAAAGTTGCCTTTAGCTAATTTTTCGACATAATAATTACTATTATATGGTTCAATACTAGGACTTACTTGACCTAATATAAATGAACTAGAAGTAGTAGGAGCGACTGCTAATGTTGTTGTGTTTCTACGACCATAACCCTTAAGTATCGGAGGTTCACCAAAAATTTGAGCCAGTTCGACAGTAGCTTTGTCTGTTCGCTCTCTGATGGTCTTCCAGATAGAGGTATTTAAAAGTTTGGCCTGCATACTGTCAAAAGGAATCATTTTAGTTTGGAGTAACGTATGCCATCCTAACACGCCCGCACCCAATGCCCTATTATCTTTTGCAAAATTATATGCAGATTCCATGAAGGGAACACCCTCGCATTTAGTTATAAACTCTTCATCAACTGCATCTAGGAAATAAATTAAGACTTCTATAGCATCTGTTTTAACAATTTCATCCCACATAGCAAGATTATAAGAAGATAGAACGCATACAAATGACCAGTAATCATTAGAGGGTAAAAAGATTTCTGTACAAAGATTACTAGCATTTATTAGTAGATTTTTATCTTTATATACTTGTGGAGCTTGGTTATTTGCGTTATCTGTAAAGAATAAATATGGGTATCCCGATTCAAATCTTTTCTTTATCACCTTCGCCCAAATTTTACGTTTTTCCTTATCTCCATCTTTGGCAGATTTCATCCATTCATCGGAGATTGTTACTCCGATACTCATATTTTTGATAGGATGACCTTCTGAACGAACCTGTAAGAATTCTTCAATATCTGGATGATCTATTGGTAAATATGCAGCAAAAGAACCTCTTCTGGTGGAACCTTGAGAAACTACTTCTGCGGCCTTATCAAATAGTTCCATAAAATGAACGGGGCCACTAGATTGACCTCCGTCAGATTTTATAATAGCGCCTCTAGGGCGAACATCACCAAAATATCCACTAGTTCCCCCACCAATTTTACTCATCATACCAATTTCAGCAGTTTTTTGTAAAATGCCGTGCATGGTATCTGGAATATAAGAATTAAAACAACTAACAGGAGAACCTCTTTTTGTTCCAAAGTTAGTCCACACAGGAGTACTTAATGAGTAAAATCCTCTACTCATATAGTCTTCGAACTTATCGGCAAAACCTTTTATTTTGAGTATCTTCTCAGCATTCTCTGCTATTTCTCTTATTCTTTGTTCTGGAGTAACACCTTCTAATAAATAGTCTCTTTTTAAGAAGGTTCTGCTATTAGTGTTAAGCCAGTAATATTTTTTGTCATTCATAGATGCTTAGTTTCTAGTTTAAATTATATTAAGAGAATAAATCTGTTTCATCAAAACTCTGGCCGTGTCTAGAATATTCTACAGGCTTGCTATGAAAAAAGTCTGTTTTGCCATTACCCAATACCTGTTCATCAAACCATATAGTTTTAGCTAGTTCTTGTTCATTAATATCAAAAGCTTTATCATATCCAATTTGAACTAGAGATTCATTCATTCTATTTTTGATAAATTGTTCTAGAAGAGTACTATTAAGATATTCATGGTTATAACCATTCACAATCCATTCGATAATCTCGCACTCGTATTTAACTGCTTCTTTGGCTTCATATTCTATTTTTTTCTTGAGTTCATCGTCGAATAGTTCGGGATATTCTGATCTTAGAACATTAATTAACTTAATACCAATTTGTGCATGAAGGTTTTCTTCTCTGCTGGTATATTCTACTTGTTTATTAGTGTCCTTTAGTAAGTTTTTATACTTCATAAACCAACTGATAGTATAAAACTGTGAAAACAGAGCAATATTCTCTACAAATAATGTAAACAGAATTAAAGAATAAATAAACTGCTTTTTATTATCAGAATGAAATTTATGAAGATGCTTGCGTAAGTAATTGACTCTACCTTTAACAATATCTAGTTCAAGTATTTCTTCAAAACTACCATCAATACCTAAAACTTCCAATAGCCTTTCATAAGCATCGCCATGAATAACTTCAATATTAGCCATAACATATCCCATATCATTTATGGATGGATGAGGGAGATTATCTCCGAGTTTGGCCCAGAATTTTTTAACACTGATTTCTAATTGACCGATAGTAGATAGAGCGCGAATAATGATATCTTTTTCTATATCAGAAAGATGTACCTTAAAATCTTGTATATCGCTGCTAAAAGTGAACTCTGTATGAGTCCAATGACCATTATGCATAGCAGTCATGAACTCTTGAGTCCAAGGATAGTAGTCGGGCTTACGAGAAATTTGTTCGTTGAAAATCATGATTGTCTCCTTTATTTAATAAGTCAGGATACACCATCGATTAGGGTTTTCAACCAAGACAAATCTGGATTAACATAATGTATCTTGATATCATGATCCTCAACAAATCTACTGAATATTGCCTTCTGTTCGGCGTTATTTAAAAGATGCGATCCGTGAGCGTCAATCATATAAACAGTGTCTATGCCGTGCTGCCAGAGGGCTTGAATGCAATCATTACAGCATTGACCTGTTACATACGCGATGCCGCCAGTTGGTCTAACTACACAATTAGCCAGAGCATTTCTTTCAGAGTGTAACATCCATGAATATTTTTCTGGTCTAGTTAAAGGTAGAGTATCATCTCTCTTTCCTCCTCTAGCAAAACCATTATATCCTGTTCCTATAATATTATGAGAGGAATCTGTTATTATACAACCATGCTGTGTATCAACATCATGACTACGCTGAGAAACAACCTTGGCTAATCCAAGGAAGTAAGAAGTCCAATCTGGTCTGTTCCGCATTGTGTTTTAGGTATCTAATTTTTTATATAGGATTAGGGATATGACCGCTCCCAAAACACCTAGAATAACCCCTGTGGGTTCCATCGGTCCTAGGTTGAGCAGGTACGATATAATACCTCCTGCGTAACTTCCCGCAACCCCCAAAGCTATAGTTTTCCAAAATCCGAAGTTTTCATCGCCAGAAACCAAGCTTTTTGCTATACTTCCAACAAATAATCCATAAACTATCCATATTAGAATATTAAACATTTGCAGCACCTATAAGAGTTTGGGTATCTTCTGCTGTTATATTTTCTCCAGCAGTAATAATAGAATCAACTAAACTTAATCCATATTTTTCAAAATCTTCGGATGATAATTCTTTTTTAAGTAATTTTTTGATTCTCATTTTTGTAAACCAACCACGGCGAACACTCAAAGATTTAATTTCAGATTGATAAACAGTTGTTTTTTCTTGTGATGAACTTAATGAGGATGTTTCTTTTTTATTACACTCTTGAATAACTCTTACTAAACTTAAGATAACACTAATAACGGTTAAGACTAGAATAACACTACCACACTTGGGATCGGTTACATTAGCGTTTTGAATAATTCTTTTGGCAATATTTTCTAGTTCTTTATTTTCCGCCATGACTACCTCTTGATGGAATAATAGGTTTTGTTTGAGCTGGTATTTTTTCTGCTAATACTTCTTCTGTTTTTCCATTATCTGGCTCACAATATCCACAATCAACCTTACTAATATTGTCTCCACTCATATACCATCCCTTACCCTTACAGACAGGACAATCTTTGCGTTTATATTTTTTAACATCAACATCTCCATGTTTAGTTTTTATAATAGCACCAGCTAATACCACAGGAGCAGTAGTTGATCCATTGTATAAACTATTTGATCCTACAATTAATGTTGATAAAGCTAAAACCATCAATACTTTATTCATCTGTATTTCTCCAAGGAAGTATCTTTTTTCTCTTTTTAGGTTTTACAATAGGAGAAGGAATAGATGGACTGTTAATTTTCTTAGCTTGAAATAATTTGATTAGATCAAGTAGAAATTTAGTTAATGTTCTGATAGCACTATTTAGAGCAATCTTATCTATTAGTCTCATAGGTAATCCTCAAAGCCATAACTTAATAGTTTTTGTACAGGAAAGCCATCGAAATTAGAAAATGCGTATGCACCATTTTGTGCCAACATTCCTGCCGCATCATCACTATGAATTAAGAATGCCCCATCAGGAATTGGACCCCAATCTGGATGCCCACCATCATTCCATTTGCCCCAACTATTTTGGACTAAAAATCCACAATCATTACCAGTATCGTCTGCCGCTGTCCAAGCCATACAATGACCCCAATTGCCTTGTCTGCGAGCATATCCTTTCTTATCTCTTTTATCACTAAAGCCATAATTAGAACATACAGCTATAGAATAATTATTAGCTAGTGCATCTCTAGCTTCTTCTATAGTCTTTATTAAACTTACTGTTTTAATCTGGTGGTCATTAGCAAGGTCTAATACCTTGTCGGGAAGGCCACGACCTCCCCAACCTGCTCCTAGACTACCATTGTATTTACTAAAATCGGCAATGCCTGGATAGTTTTTACGAAGAATAATACCACCGATCTTACTTACGAATTCGGCAGCACGACTACAACTCATTCCTTCTCCACTAAAACCACGCGCACCATATATTGCTTCTGTAGCACCACGGGCGATCCATGCTTCTCTTTCTCCACCAATATCTATTTCTGTGGCTCTTACAATATCACAAGCATTACGAGTACCATGACTTACACAGTCTCCAGTAGTTTGTCTTTCTTCGTAAGCCTTTTTATCAAACTTTAATACACTTTTATATGGAGTAGATAATTTACCTTTTCCACTACCTTTAATTCTACCACTAGCATCACCAAATAAGGGATACTTCAGTGTTTGCATTAAGTGTTCAAAATGATGAGGCTCAAAAATACAACTAGAATAACCCTTTTTGTATTCGTTATACCATTGTTCTGGAGTATATTTTGGCATTATCTACCTCACTTTACGTTGTTGTATGCCCAAGCTAAAGCTAAAAATGCTTTAACAGCTTTTGGTCTTAAATCTTTGTTTAGAGGAATGTGATCATCTCCAATAGCTTCTACTATTACTTGTCTAGAGGCTTCTGCTAGATCTTTATATTTACCCTTAATATCTAATCCTAGCATCATTCCAGAAATACTATTAGCTTGACGAACTTCTTCTGTACTAGTGATAATTTGATTTGCCTCGTCAAGTTCTGTTAATTTGGCAAGATCAATATATAGATCTCTTAGTCTATTGCTGGTCTGTTTGTCAATTTCATTACTACTGATAACTTTTACCAGTTTTTCCGTGACAACTTTAAGGTCATCACCGGGAACAGCTAATTCTACAACTTCCACCACTACAGACTGATCTGGTCTATTTAGCAGATTAGAGAGGTCTGGTTTAAATATTCCAAGAAAAATTAATACAGCGGCGACGATTAATAGAGTTGTTTTATTCATGCTTTTTCCTCGATTTTCTTACAACCATTTGGACTTAAAAAAGGAAACATTTGATCGGCAACCTTAACAGCTTCCGTACAGTTTGTTTTTACTGCTAAGTCGCGTGTTTTTTTCCAGCTTTCAATAAGAGTAAAAAATAACTCATCCTTAGATGGTTCATATGCAGGAAGAGATACTGGAAGCTTTGGATCGGTTGCTGTATCTGTAATAACTAAAGGCGTAACAGAGCGTGTTACCCCAGATAACTTCGATTTGATAAAATCCACCACACTTTTTGCATAATTTAGTGGGTCTTTATTAAATAGTACAAAAACAGCAAGCCCAATGCCCGCATATAGTAATAGATTAGTAGAATTCATTCCTTTGCTAAATTCATCATAGTTAACAGTAAATAATGTATCTTTCATTTTATTTCCTTTTTAATTAACGCCACTTTGCACAATCATTAACTCTGGGTTTAGTTTTCTGTGCATATCTCTAACAGAAGAGTCAATTGCAGCATCAACTAGTGCCATAAGTATTATTTTTACATATTTTTGCATTACAGGTTGTAAAAGTTTTGGAACAAAAGGAAAATCTACAACAGTAAAAACACTATCATAGAAATTACTCATTATCTCCATAGCTTTTGCTTTTTTTTCTGGCTTAGATAAGTCATAAGCAAAGTATTGTAAAATGACTACAACATCACTAATGTTATTATCTAGTATTTTCCAAGCATCTCGTAGACTTATGTGACTAGTATTAGCCGTCACTTTCGCTTGGTTTATTAGGAGCAATATTTTTTCTTGTACTAGTTTTTTTAGTTGCATTGGTTGGTTTTTTCTTTTTCTTTTTACGATAATAGAATTCTTTTAGTTCTTTCTTATCTTCTTCTGATGCTGAACTCCACCATGTTTCTTTGATATGGTTTCGTCCTTTGATGTAATTGTAAAGAACGAGTGTTTGACCGCCGATCAATATGCAAGACTCTACGGCATGACTTACATTTGAAATCAATTCATCTTTATGTTGTATATCTCCTATTACACCGAGTAGATATAGTCCGCTAAAAAGAAAAGAAACCATAGTAAACCAGAATTCACTAGTTTTATACCCCGGTTTAATTAGTGCCATATATTTATCCTATTACGCCAGAAGCTGATGCAATTCTAACAAAAACGCCATTATAGAATCTATTACCATACTTGTTAGACAATGTTGCGATTGTTGGTAAGCTAGAAATATTATTATGAAAACCTAATGTTAATCCTCCAAATGATTCTGCTCCTATTAATTCTTTTGAAAAAATTCCACCGGGTCTAGCATTAGTTACTATAGATCCGTTTTTTACAACATTACCACTAATACAAGCTTGGATATCTGTGAATGGTCTTGGCATAGTTTTTACCCTTTATATTAATTTTCTACTCTTTTTTCTAAGGCTTTTAATGTTTCTCCTAAAACAGCTATTTGTGTTTTTAGTTCCACCATAACTTCTGTGTTACGTTGCAAAGCATTAGCAAATTGACTCTGCATTTCTTTATGTGTTGCTAATTTCTCCATGATAAACTGTTTGTCACTTATATATGGAGATTGATGTTCAATCATATGCTTAACTTCTTCTTTGGTTACTATATTTTTAGCTATTACTAACCAAAAACTAATACCACTTATTATAATACCCATACTAGTTGTGGCAATATACTGCCAAATATGATCCATTGCTTGTCTCCATTAGTAAAATAAGCCAACGATATAATATCATTGGCCTATTTCCTTGATTTAAATTTGATTATATTCGACTATCAGCCTGTTTTTTTAGCATAGTTTCTAGATACTGGATCGGCACCGCCTCTAAACACTAATCTACCAGGGACAGTTCTACTAGGATTAGCAGCAACGTCACTATTAACGGAATCAGTAATTCCGCTTACATAACCAGCACCACTAATTCCAGCCATACCGCTAGTCCATCTACCAGTAGTAATATTCCAAGCGCCTGCTCTAATAGCAGTTGTATAGAGATGAGTTCTCCATACTTCTCTCTTGTGAATACTTCTGAAAAATGCTGGAGTATCAGCACCTGATCTTAGAATTGTATTAGCAACACCAGCTAAAGTACTAGTTACTCTTATTCCAATTGGTCTTTGAGTATTAGAAAGAAAAGTACCAGCACTCAATGCTTTATCAACCCATGAGTTGTCAATTACTACTGATCCGAATCCGCCAGCACTATATCTGCTAACAGCAACGTTAGATAGTTTACCAGAAGCGGCAGAGCCAGTTCTTGTAGCAACTCCGCGATTATTTACGGCTCCGCTACCCTTAACATTAGAAGGAACGGTATAAGCAGCACCTGTAGTTGGTTTTAATTCGGCCATATTTTGCTCCATGTAAAAGATGTAATCTGTAAATAATAATACCCCTAAAAATCCATAAAGCGTAAAAATAATTTAACTACATATTAGCCAATTTATCTAGAGAATTAATAGAATAACATCTAACACTTTCTAGATTTTCTATTTTTTTAATGAGTTCTATGTGCCTACTATTCCAAATATTACCGTTGATAATAATATTTAGATCTTTTATTTTTTTCTTTACTACGGAAGCGGCTATTATATGATCAGCTATATCATCTAGTCTAAAAGCCGTAGACATTAAAATGGTATTAATTTTATTATTATGTAGTAGGTGTGAGGCTTTTAAGACTGTTTCTTGATTAAAAACACTATAATCAAATACATATCTGACTTCAACTTTTGCCGCCTCGCATAACTCAGCAGAGGATACGATGTCCTGTTTTAATTTCTCATATCTGCGATTACACAATAAATAGGATGGTACTACCATTTCGATAATTTGGGCACCATTATCCATAGCACGGATTAAACAGTTTTTTCTCTCTATATTATCCATAACACCTAAAGGATAATCTATAATTGCGGCTAATTTTATTAGAGAGTCTGTTTCAGTGGCCAGACTAGATTTAGCTAGTTTTATAAACGAGGGTAATACAGAAATTACAGATAGTTTATATTTTATGGCCGCGTTTATGTTTTCTTTGAATTCTTGTTCGTTTGATGCGATATCATAGTTGGCATATTCTATATTCATTATTGCTTCTTAATAAAGGTTTTTAGATAGTCTATATTGGGGAATTTTTTAGTACCCAAAACCCCATCTGCAAAACCATAATACACCGCCTCTTCTGCTGATAGTATCCAATCACTTTTACTTCTTAATTGACCAGCAATATGTTTCTTAGTTATTAATCTTTTCCATTTTTTCTCTTTGGCTAATTGGCTTTCCATACACTTATCTGTAAAGATATTTAGTGTTTTATCTAATTCTTTTTCATTCCAGTGGGCGTGGCTTATAGCAGTGCCGGGGTGGTCACTCTCTGTTAACCCAAAAGACCCATAGTGAATTAACACATATGTATTAGGCATCAGTATTCTTAAACCAGCCGACTGTAAGATAATGCTACTAGAAGATTCTACTTTACCATAAGCAAGAATAATCACCCTACTCTTGCATAATTTAATACAGTCATACATCCCTAATGCATCTTCCCAATTACCGCCCGGCAAATGCATATGTACTAAAATAGGCTCAATAGACTTACTATCCAGATATCTAATATTTTTTTCCAAGTTAACTGCACATCTAAAATCTATTGTTGCTTCACTAGGTTCTTCTAATGAATCAATGTATGGATGAAGATATATTTCTCTTGAGGCATCATCAATATTGAACGTATGGATATTACTTAGTTCAGTATCGTTATCGTTAATCATTTTGTTGATCAAGATATTTGTATACGTTTTCACAAAACTTACTTTTTATGGATGCTTCATCAAAAGCTTTACCCACAGAGACTCTAAATCTATATCTTGTAAAGATAGTTAATGTCTCAACTCCTTCTGTTCGTTTCATTATTCTGCAAATGTCTTCACTAATATCAAAATTAGTATGACCTGTCCAGAAATTAAAGATTTTTCCAGAAGCAGTAAACTCATTAAAAGGAATAATACCTAGAGGAGTAGATAAAACCCGAACATCTTTAGTAGAATTAGCCACGGGCGCTGGTTCATCGGTATGATCATTAACCGCGTCTATAACGGCTTTCTGATTTTGATGTTCTACATCTATCTCATTTTCGTCATATCCCAAAAAAGGATCTCTCCATTTTTCCCAAATAATTAAATTATCCATGTTTAAACACCTGTAGTGGGTCAATGAGTGGTTCTTTTTTCTTCTTTTTCTTTTTCAGGTCTTCACTGAACCAGAAATTTAGATATTTACTTACAGTATTAGTAAAATCATTATTATTAACTTCTAGATTATTCTTTATCATAGTACCAAATAACTCCTTATCTGAATAAAGAGTATGCAAAAAAGCAGCAAATTTTTCAGGATCTGTCACTGGATCTTGACTATTTTTCAATATAAGGTCATAATCAATATACATAGCCATCTCATATGTGTTCTTATTACATATAATAGTTAAACAATAAAGATCCGACTCTTTAGATTTTGGTTGCTTGATCTCTTGTTTGAGAAAATAACTTCTCAATTTTTGAATCAAATTACGCATAGAAATTTTCTCACAATCTGATTTTCTGGTATATAGGGCGAGATGTCCAAGAATTTTTCTTTATATACTCTATTGTTTGGTATGTGGATACTATAAAATAAATCTAATGATTTTCCTTTACTGTATTCCATCGATACTAATTTTGGAGAGCTGAGATGATTAATATCTAAAAGTAAATTGCGTATTGCAGAATCTAATGAATCGTGATTCTCTAATGATGTTGAAGGCAGCAAAAGGTCTTTGTCATCTTTTGATAAAACGAGTATTTGTTCTGCATAATATGTGTAGAAAAAAACATGAATATTACACTGCATTCATTAATCCTCTTAATTTTTCCAATCCCTTTTTGACATTCAGCCTAACGGCTTCTCTTGTCACACCATATTCCGAACCTATCTCTTCATATGTTCTCTCATTTAAGTAATATTCTATGAGTTGATTTTTTTGTAGCGTTGTCATACCACAATTATTGATCTTATTAATTAGATCGCCCCGTTCTTCTTTTTCTTCATATATTTCTGCGGGGTCTGATGAAAATTCGTTAGTTTTATTATTCTTGGCGTGTTCAATAAGCTTTTCTTGTTTGTGATTTTTATTATACTTAGCACTGATATAATCTTTCAATGCCCAGATAACATATTGATTTCTAAAAGAATATTTACTTTTACTAAGCCCAGATATTTTGCCTTTCTTAGTAGCGTCCCACTTCCAGTCCGCTGTCATAATTGCAGATGCCACAGTACTAATAGCATCTTCATTATTAAGCATTTCTTTTACAAGAGATGGGTAATATCTTCTACCTAGTTTAGAAATTGTCTTCTTAGCAATAGTGTAATACTCAACCAATGTATCAAATTCCATGGTGTCTCCTTTGGTGTCAATCAATTAAATCAAAAACAATCGTCAGTCTTTTTTTGTGAGCTTGTTCCATTGTTCAGGGTCCGGTCTATCTTTATCTCCCGGTTTAGCAGGGCGATACTTCTTACCTTCTTTTTCCTTTTTCTTTCTGATATTTTCCCACAAGCCGGGTTTATCAGCAGCTATTACACTATCGTCTGATTCCTGGGCGTACATGACGAAATCGTGCAACGTACTGATGTAATCCTCTGCTACAGAGATTTTACCCTGTAGCCAAGGTTCTGTCAAGTTTTCCATGACTTTGGGATCTTTTATATTGTTCAATATTGTACTAATGTTATTTAGCATGATTTTAAGTGCTGATATATTCATTTCATATAGTTCATTTTTATATTCTTGAAATTCCTCTTCTTGATCAGCTTTTAGAGGACGAACTATTTCTTCTGAAACAGCTTTCATTATTTCTATTAGTCTGCTCATTATTTATTCCTTTATACTTGTATTGATAAGAAATTATCTAGGCCCATTTGATCAATTAACTTTAGATACCCCTCATATAATTCTATTCCATTTTCGCTACCCTGAAGAAGAGGAATCATAATTTGAGCAGTGATTTCATCACCAACCGATCTTGCTGCTACAATAGTGGCTCTTTCTGCTAGTGAAGCTTCTCTAACAGAGTCAAGATTGTATTTAATCATAGCTAACATATCGTGTCTTGACCAAGAAGCTGGAGCAACTACTAATGGTTGGTAGTCTTCATCAAAAAATTCTAATCTTGCTATATTTACCATAGCGTGTTGATGTTCTTCTAGAGCGTCTTCTTTAATAACAGCAGCTAGTTTCTTATATCCCCATCTATCAAGATGAACAGCTTGAGCAGATAGTGATGTAGTCTGTTGCCAATGTATATTTAAGGATTTCTTGAGAAGTTCAATAACGGGATTTGAGGAATATTCTTCTGTTTCCTGTGCTTTTACTGGTTCTTCTTTTAATAATTCTTCTATTGTCGTTTGGTCTGACATCTTTTCTCCTTAAGTTAAATCACTAACATTTGTACTTGACCACATTTTACAACTCCAATAATTCGCTTTCCATTTTGGGCCTGGATTATCGCAATTCATTCGATCTCTAAAAGCCTTTTTCCTCTCAGGATCGTCCCGTTTAATTTCCATGTTGGGATCACCAAACCTAACAATAACCGTGTTGCCAGACTCATTTTTGACGTATACGGCGAATTTTTTGGGGCCGTCTGGAGTGCGAAAGGGTTTGTTAAGCGTAACTCTTTTCTTTTCTGCTTTTTTATCTTTGGCAACAATTCTTCCATCTTCATCAATAATATCTAAGATATCTTCTTCATAAGTAAATTCATTCCAATCATCATCCCATGAAGCAATTCCCGCCTGTATAGCATACAGTTCTGCACAATCTACTAGGATAGATCCTCTAGATTTTTTTCTAGTTTGACCATAGCAAACAGCAACTCGTTGCTTAGAATCTGGATAATCCTTTTTCATTACTTCGCTGCTCATACAGCGTTCTATAAATTTTCTTTTATCTTCGTTATTTTCTGGTGATGGCATAGGCATAATATACTCCTTTGAATAAGGCTCAATACACCGTGGGTGCTGTAGATGTAAAAAGACTGTTTCTTAAATAAATATTCTGGTCAAAACGGTTAATCGGAATATTTAAGCAATTACAATGATAGCGTAGTAGTGTTTCTGGGTGCAGTACTATACGATCCAAATATAAGTATTTACCGATAAATAAATGTAGCTTGGAATGCATATTCATGATAGGATAATTACCATAAGCAAATAAGTCCATCAAGCCGCCATGATGATCACCGCCTTTTGGTACATTTAATGAATCATTGATAATTAGATTTACAGGAGCATCAAACGTTATATCTGATCTACAACGAACAATTATATCGTAGGAGTTACCCGAGTCACGAACCATACAAAATCCTCTATAAATCTTGTAGAACATAGATAGGGTATTGACCGGATTTGTTTCTGATCTAGCTATAATATTGGGATCATTTATAACCGTCTTAAAATATGAAGTCCAGTCCTGTAGATCGTCCATTTGCTCGACTGATTTTGGTTTTGGCGTAGTAACCCTATCTCCATATGAGCTTATGTATATATCTGTATCATAATTATCTATTAAAAACTTGTGATGATTATCTAGCGTTTTTTGAGTAAAATTGACAAGACCTGAATATATTAATGCAACCCTCATTTTTGAATTCCTGTATCATTTTTTTGAACACGAATCTGCATATTATCACCAAGTAATGGTCCGAAATCTTCTATTGTTTTTAGTTGATCTTTATGAATGCACATTTCGATACAGGTTTGCTGTACTGATTCTGGATCTCCAAAGATATTATTATTGTACGCATGAGCTATTTGTAAAATTGAACTAGAGTATTTATCCATTATTTGAGAGGAACCAAATGCAAATCTATCATCATTATTAAATCTGTATAAATTATTGAAGTCTAAATTATTAAAATCTATTCTGACATATACTTCTTTATTTAGTATCATATCTGGTCTTAAGCGAAATACTAAGTCATAAGTAGTAAATTGTTCAGAATAACTTTTGAGCATATTGGCTTGAAAAATTAAGAATAGCATTTTTGCAGAATGAACTATTCCATTGGGCGAAATACCGCGAGCATCCCAGGAATAAGGGACTGACGTTAATTTATGACAACACAGGGGCGACCAGGGGGAGTCATAAAACGAATAAGGAAATAAAACAACTTTGGAAGCCTGAAAATGTTTTTTAATCTCATCTTCATTTAGATATTCTCCGCATGTTCTACCATCTAATAATCCATGAGCAGCCGACCAACTATGAAAAGTATTTTGAGTATCCCATAGAGCCGCAAATACATCTATATTTCCATATTTACTTATATGAGAATAAAAATCCAAGTAATTCTGATGTAGATGTTTGTATGTTCTGGCATGACCAGATATGCAAAATGCTATGTTCATTTATTAATGAATCTTTTGTTTGAATACTTAACTATATAATCAGAACAAATTGCATATGCTTTTTCTATATCTTCACTAGAATCATACCATTCAGGCATTACTACAACTGTTTGGTTATTAACAGCGGAACCCGGATATGCCCAAATATGCCGATGAGAAGTCAGTGTGTAATCATCTTTATTATGCCAAAAGTAATTTAGCGTCTGGAATTTAGTATATTCGTTATAGTCATTAGTTAGCTGTAGTTGAAATAAGGCTTCTTTATTTTTAGCATGAATCCATAATTTGTCACGATGCTCCAGCATAAATTTGACATCAATGATATCTTTAGGTTCATCGTGTCCTAGCCAAAATTGACCGTCTACATAATGTACATCTATTTCCACATCGTACCCATCGTGTAAGCACGTTCGAATTCTAGGTATAGTATTTTCAAGTGGACTAGGACCAAATAGGTTGCCTCTATGAGCTATATATTTCATATAACTTCCTTTCTATCAAAACATAAATTCAGCTCATTTTGCTGAGAATTGATGTTTGATATTTTGAATCCATTATTTTGTAAAAATTCTACAGCTTCTTCAAAAGAGTGTTGATTCTTATATAGCATTACTTCGGTACTTTGTGGCACCTCTATAACACCATGCTGAATTATAGATACATATTCTGCCATACCTTTTAAAACCTTAAGATCATTTCCTTGAGTATCACAATGAAAACGGTCTATTTTTTCTATTTTGATATTTGGAACGATATTTTCGATAAAGTATTTCAGACTAATAACATCTACTTCTATATTTTCTGTTACTACAAAATCTGTTCTACCCGGCCATGTCTTATCTAGGTTATCAGAAAATTCTAATAAAGAACTACATCCCCAATCGGATTGACCAGCTACATTAAAATTAGCTTTGCCCACAAAGTCACTAATAGCATATGGATAAACAAAATATCTATCCTTAAAACTTGCAGAAACATTTACCAAATGACTAAACAATTGGGGAGTTGGCTCAAAAGCAAAACACACCCAATCATTATTATTTCTTATAAAATCTAGTGAATCTGTTCCCCAGTTAGCTCCAACATCAAACATTATATTCATATGAATTCCTATCTCATTATTGTATATTTAAGAGTTTTATTTATAATTGGAACAATTGGATCATTATGATTTTCTAAATAATATTTCAACATCTTATCTGCATCACTAATATCTACTTTGTCTGACATATCTGATATACTTGAATAAAGATTACAATATTTTTGCATTTGAGCAGGATCACCAAAAGCCATATGATCAGAGTATTTTATAATATCAAACATATTAGTTGGAGCAGGAGGGATACATAATTCTTTTTCTTTTAATACTGGCGTTGCTAGAAACATTATATCGTATCTTATTCTACCAATAATATCATATTGTTCTGGATTTTTAATTAAATTCCATCCTTTTTGAACTATTCTCCATTGATCCTTGAGTCTATCTACCCAAAAATCTCCATATTTGTATTGTTTATTATCTGAAATAAGGGATAATTTTTCTTTAGTTTGTATGAAACCAAGATAATCTTCAAAAGCATATGATATGACTCTTTGCTTATTATATGTTTCTAGTATATCATTTTGATCTATTTTATCATAAGTATCTAAATTTGTAATCTTAGGATTATTTTGAGTATGATCCCAAGTCATTAAATATAAATCTGTATTAGGATATTTAGATAGTAAATAATAATCTAAAAAATCAAATGTAGTTTTATAAGTTCTAACAAATCCTGTTAATATTATTGCTGTTCTCATATGAATTTATCATTAATAGCACCGGGAGTTTTTACTACAACTAATACACTATCTGTTATTGAGCGAAAAGTTGTTTTTTCTCCGGGAGAAACTACAATAATATCTCCAGTATTAAAGATTTGATCATTCATTTGTATAATGCCTGTTAATACTAGTGTTATTTCTGTAGATATTTTATGATAATGAGAAAGATTAAGTTCATCCTTTTTATATTTTTTTACAGCAACTTCACAAAGATCAGTATTAAATGCAGATGGAAAAAAATTACCAACAAACCATCCATTAATCATTTTGTCTATGTTGTAAGTCTTCATATTTTTTTTCTTCTAATTATATATGAGTCTTCTATATTAGATATACTATCATTATGTTCTGGAATAAAATCACTGTACCATGTTTTTTTGATATAGTTTGCAGTTACACAATAAGGTTTTAGGGATTCTAAATTTAGTATATCGAAATTTTCTACGAATATTTGTCTAGACTTATCAGAGAAATCAAATTGAATATTAAATTTTTCTTCTAGATAAGATATTCCTAATAGTGTTTCGGTAACGAGATTTTTATACTCAGGAGTGATTCTATTAATTTCATCCTTATCATATATTTTACTTAATGCTCCATAAAACATTTTTTCTAGATTTTCAGTATATCCAGCTATTATATGATCACTTATATGATATGGATATTGTCTCCATGATTTGAAATATATTGGGGCGCATGTAATTTTATTTTCGTGTATTTTTATAGTATTGAGGTTGGAGTAGACCTCGTCACCTCGTAATTTAATTACTTTTTCTGTTTTTACCTGCTGTAAACCTTTAATAGTGGACCATATTTGTAGATGTCTATTTTGTTCCTTACTAATAAATATATCTGGGGGATAATCATTAAGTAGTACTTTAGTATTGTATTTATGGAAATCCTTCAAATATAAATTATTTACCCAAATGCTATTTGAAACATCATTATTATACCATGTTGAAAAAATCTTTGGATAATCTTGATAATGATAGCAATAGAAGTCATAAACTCTACTATCAAGCTTTCCCTGAATTAATAAGGTTGTATCCATTATCGATAATTTTCTAAGAAATAGCTTAAGTCTTCTGGTGTTCCTAGTCCCCACATTTTTTCGATGGGAAATATTCCAAATTTCTTATTGTCTTCAATAGCAAAGTTAAAAACCGGACAAACATAAAATTCATTATTAATACGGCAATTTTTATCTATCATTGTTTTTGCATAATTAACAAAATCTTTACCCTTTCTCCAATAATAAATACCAACTGTTGCTATGTCGGAAATTGGTTCTTTTTCTGCTACATGATTAACTAATTTTTCATCATCCAATTTTACAAATGACCATTTAGGATGACTTGATGTAAAAGTTAAAATAGATCCATCTAGTGTTGAGTTTGACATTTTGTAATAAAACAAATCACTCTGCCACTCTATAAACTGATCAGAATTAACTATTAGTAAAGGATCATTATTATTAATATATTGTTCAGCTAATAATACGGTACATGCGGCACCTTCTGTCAAATCTTCTACTTGTACAATATTACAATTAGGAGTTATAAGATTTAGCAAAGAGTAGAGATTGAACTTATTATAGTGTTCTTTTTGTACAATATAGGTATATTTTGCCTCTATATTTAGATTATCTACAACTCGTTTGATCATGGGTTCGCCCCGTACATCAATTAACGGTTTAGGAAAAGAATATCCTGCTTGTTGGAATCTTGATCCTGCACCAGCCATCGGTATAACTATATTTAGTGATGGATTAATCCATTTCTTAAGTTTAGATTGACTATTTTTAGTTGTAATATTAGTGATATTGTCATATGTTACATTTTCACTAGATTGAACTATCATGACATCTGCACCAGTATTAGATGCCCCGGTAACACCAGCGGGAGAATCTTCTAAAATTAATGTTTCTGATGGAGCCACACCAGCTTTGATCATTGCTTGTAAATATATCTCACTATTTGGTTTAGCATTCTTTACATCTTCGTTAGATAAAAAGAAATCAATATATTTCATATAGCCAGTTGCTAATAAGACTTGCTTAATAGTTTCTCTTATAGAATTTGAAGCGACACACAAAATATATCCATCATTTTTAAGTTTTTCTAAAGTATCTAGTATATTCTTATCGCCTTTTAAATTTTTTATATACTCTTGAGTCAAAGTTTGTTTAGTTAGCCATATTTTCTGATGTGAAGATTTATACAATCCTTTTTTTTCTGTGAGTAAGTTTAATTTATCAAAAGTTTTTAGACCGTCATAATAAGCAATATGTTCATTATAACTAATTGAAAACAAATCTCCAGCCTCTTGTTCTATGGCTTTATTTAGAGTACTGTAGTGAATATCTTTAATGTCTACTAAAACACCATCCATATCGAATATTATTAATTTATGCATGATAGGAGGACTCTGTCTATGATACTTTGTAGGTATTGGGTTGGATTCTCTACATATTCAGAGAACACTTTGGTATAGTAATTCTGACCATTTTTGATAATTTGTTTTACATCAAAATTATTGATATCAAATTTACCTTGCTTGCAATCTTCTAGGGTCAATTCGATATAGCATCCTGACGGATCATAATAGTCAAAAAACTGAATATAGTCAAGGGTACGATTAATATATACGGGCAATGACGAAGATGCTATCTGCCAGTATAATCTAGACCAACATAATGTATTTCCATCAATATTAACTAAAGTATCATAACGTAATTGATCTTGTAGGCTTTTATAAGGAGTTAATACCGATTTAATTGCAGGATATTCATTGTAAAAATCCATTAAGCTATGTTGAACTAAATGAGTAATATATCCCTCATGTTCTGGTTGATCTAAACTCCATAAACAATATTCAATTCTAGTGTTGTTTTTTAAAGGACCAGTAGAAGCACCACAAAAGATAGATCTACTAATATCTCCAGGCTTAACGCTTCTGGCAATATCAAAATATGTTTTCATATGACCAGTAAAAAAATCGATATTAGGAATCAAAATTCCTGACATAGATTTAGGTTTTGTAAAACACACATGAGGAATAGTTGTGTTATAATCCTTTTTTTGTTCGTCGCCCAAGCTCAAGATGATTTTAAAATTATTATTAGGGTTCTCTTTAGAAAACTGCATGATATAAGGAAGAATAACATCTAATCTTGTATAAATACCGGGACTAACAAGATCTTCATTATAAAATTCTACAAATATCTGATTGTTTTTTTTAGTTATTATAACATCTTCTAAATCTAGATTTGTAGTCAAAATATCTGTATGAGTTTTAGTTATTGCAAAATATTGATTTATTTGATCTTTGATTGGTTTAAGCATATTTAATACTATCTGAGATAGAAAACTTATGAGCCTGATTAATTGAGTTTATACGTTTGATCTGAGATTCTTTTTGTTGTGACCATTGTTGAATATCTCTAACACCAATTTCAATAGGAGTTATAGGTTTACATTGTGGAGCTATATAAATATTACCAAACTTTTCTACTTCTAAACAAAAATTAACGTGTTCACAATTACCCCATGATGACCAAGAACATTCTTTCAGTGCTTCTGTCAATATCATAGAAAAACCACCAAAGCCCGATCTAACCCTAATTAAATCTTCTGTCAGCCATTGCTGTCTATCTCTTTCTAATACAAATGGACAATCTGCAAAATATAAAGCATCATTAAAGTAATAATCTTTTAATGTAAAAGCATCATGAAAACTATCTTCTGTACGATTATCGATTATATCAGGAATTCCTTCTTGTCTTGTATTAGAGATAATCATAGCAATTTCATCACCATACATACGTTTATGCATTAGTTTTAGTAATTGATTGAAGTGATCCGTATTAAAAATCATATCAGAATCAATATATAAAGTATAGTGACTTGTTGTGTTTTCTGCTAATTTCTTAAGCTTATTACGATAGTAAGCTAATAATATCAGTCTTTCAATATATGGAACAGATCCAAATTTAGGAGTATGTAATGTTTCAGATAATAGCTTACCGTTTTTGTTTTTTAACCATTCTTCTAATTTTTCTTTAGTATTATCCTTAGAATCATTTTCATAAAAATAAAACTCAAAATTAATATCTCGTCTATCTTGAATAAGCTGATCTAACTGTCCTAATACTCTATCAATATGTGCCCCGGAATCTCTCCATAAGGCTAAAACTGAAACTGGTATGCTATTAGTCATTGAGAGCCTCTATTAGTTTTTCTGCACTATTTTTCCAAGAAAAAGCCTTGGCTGTTTCTATTCCTTCGATATTCTGCTGGTTCCTGTTATTATAACATTGTCTCATATAATTAATAATACTATCTTGTTGAACTTTTCCCAATTTGGCCCAATTACCATCACCGTGAAACCATTTACCATCATATGCTTTTTCAGTAAAATCAATATCTATAAGCATAGAGTTATCTTTAGTTGCAAATTCTGTATGTGCTGAATAGTTTGTTGTTATAACAGATTTACCAGTACTCATCATTTCCAATAATTCTAGATTCCATCCTTCTGCTCTACTAATAAATATGCCGCAGTCAGCATTGCCCATAATTCTAGCAACATCTTTTTGAGAAGGAACTCTTGGCAAAATCTTAATCTTATTTTTTAGTTTACTATTCATATAGTGACCATGCCATTCATCAAGCTCTTTCTTTTGAAAACAGCTTTCATGAGAAGATCCTAATATCCATAATTCTACATCATCTTGTTCTGTAAAAGCAGAATTGAATAGATTTACTAATATATCGTAGCCTTTTCTTACTTCCCATTTTCCTGCCATCAAGAATTTATAGGCGTTTGTTTTTAATTCTGGAATCTCTGGTTGATTTTCATGAAAAATAGAACGATCAACGCCAAGAGGTACAACATATATGGGTTTTTTAATTCCATTATTTATCAATACGTCTTTTGCCCATTGCGAAGCCACAATAATTTTGTCTGGAAAATTTAGATGATGAATCTCATTTGGCTTTAAAGTATCTAGTTCAAAGAAAGGAAAAGCTGTATATTCACCTCGACCAATATGGTTAAGCAGATCAAATTGGTGCCATATCTTTATGCTTTTTGCTTCATATTCACAAGACTGTTGATTATCTATTAGATATGATACTATATCGTAATCTTCTTGTGATTCTACATTTACATTACCAATAGGGAATAATGATATCTTGGAGTCTTTAGATAACTCTTTACATAAGTTGAGTCCCGCTACTCCGTAACCAGTAAATCCAATTGGGGTGTTTATATTAAGCTTCATTGCTTTTCGTATGTCCTTGTGTGGGTATTGTTTACTCTTGCAAATGTTGTTTTTTTACCAAAGTCTTTAATATTTTCAGCTCCAATATATGAGCATGAACTTACTAATCCTCCGTAAATATCTTCCAAAGTTTTAATAGCTAATCCTTTATATGGCACAGAAACACATCTACCTTCACTAGTCCTGTATTGTGCCATGCCTCCATAGTGCTTATCCATAGCTTCTTTACTACTCATACCATAAAACTTTAGTGATTGTTTTACTTTTTTACTTTTCTCTAAATTTGGCATTGGAATTGCCATGAATCCTTTATCATATACTACATTTGTATATTCATATTGCCAATCACCTTCACATTCATCTGTTCCAGCAAACATATTACCGAGCATAACAAAGTCACTATTAGCACCTAGAGCTTTTGCTATATCACCAGGGTTTTTACATCCTCCATCGGCACAAATATGACCACCAAGACCATGAGCAGCGTCGGCACATTCTAAACAAGCCGACAACTGACCATATCCTACTCCAGTTTTAAGTCTGGTCGTACAAACAGCACCTGGGCCTATGCCAATCTTCACAATATCCGCCCCGCCGTGAATAATGATCTCTTCCGCCATATTGTCTGTAACTACATTTCCTGCCATTATTATACAATCAGGATAGTTATTTCTGATTTCGGCCAATGTTCCCACAAACTTTTCTATGTATCCATTTGCAACATCAACACAAATATTAGGATAGGATATACCTTTATTTGATAAAATAGAAAAAACAGCGTGTAGTTTTTCTAAATCACTAGAACTAATTCCTAAAGAATAAAATACATTATCTTTTATATGTGGGCTGGTAGTGTAGAAATATACCAAATCATCCACACTATAGTGCTTGTGTAAGCAAACTATAGCATCAGAAGGAGATAATGATTTTGCCATAGCAAAAGTTCCAGTCGTATCCATATTTGCGACAACAACTGGAGAACTTTTTAAGATTCTAGGCGAATATTTAAACTTATATTCTCTAATTAGATTAACTTGTGATCGACTATCTAATCTAGATCGTTTGGGAACTATTACTACATCATCATAGTCTAATTTTAGGCCGTCTATTATTTTTTGCATATTAGATATTAAAGAAATACCATCTATCTGTGTTGGTTAGTGTTCCGTTATTTATGCCCAATAGGTGATCTTTGAGTTCGTTCCAATTACCAAACATAGTTTCGTGAGGAAACATAGCAAAACACCAGTCTGGAACTTGATTTTTACCTTGTTCCATATGTAGTATGATAGGTTTCTTTTGACGATTTGCCAAGACAATTTCTTCTATTGATCCACAAGGATATACTTCTAAATCTAAATGAACTATAAGAAAATCACTAATATCTACCATTCTAAGATCGACATTTCTAATTGGTTTCATGGCCGCTCTCATGCCATCAAAATCACCATTAGCTTTTAGGGCTTTTCGGGCCTTGCGAGAATCTATATCTTCTTTAGCAATTTCTGTAGGTTTGTTTAATGGATTAAGTACGATGACTCCTAGATCAGTCAAAAATGGCGTTATAGACTCTCTCCATGTAAGTCCCCCGTTGGGACATCTGTCTATCGGTCCTGCTAGATATGTTCTTTGACCCTTTAAACGATTCATAAATTGATTTGAATACTCCTACGCAGATACAGAAGATTAGAAAATTATAATAGACGCTATCAATATTGGTAATCATTTTGAATAAACATAAACGTTAAGGCCATTTTTCGCAGACCAGATATCTTCGATAAGATCAGTGATAAAAGCCCATTGTCCACCAGCTAACCCGCTACCAAACTTCGGAGCATGAATTTCTACTTTAGTACCATCTGTAAACTTAGATAATTCTTTTGCAAAATCCTTTACCTTCTCCATACTTTTAGCCAAAGCTAGATAATTTAGTGGTCTAGGATTATTGAATTTATTAATAGTACCATTTTGGGCGATCATATTAGCAAAAAATAACTTATGTCCATATTTATTATCTTTAGCTACTTCCACAAATTGAACATATCCTAACTGAGCCTTGTTACCCAGTAAATGAAAGTTATCTTTTACAGTGTGATACTTAATAGACACATCTCTTGCAAAGCCTGATCCAAAACCATTAACATTATTGCAAACATGAGGAATAATAACATGGCAACCGTTCACACCCTCATTAATTCTATTTGCAGAATAATGGAAAATATCGCCCTTTGCTTCAATATAAGCAGGTATTTTATTTAGAGTTGTCATTTTATCTTCCCCCATTTTCCTAAAGGACATTCTTGATCTGCCCAAGCTAATTTGTTTAAAAATACTTTTTTGTTATTCACATTGCATCCACACACCAAACACTGACTTTTAATCTTATCATATTTATCACACCCAAAACAAGTCACAAATCTTTCATGAATTTGTTTTTTGGTAGATTTTGGTAAACCAGACCAAATATGAAATACTAACGATTTACAAAACATCTTCAGTCTAGAACCTATAGTTTTCCATGTCTTCATCGCTTTCCTCTTCTATCATTCTTTCTTTTTGTTGCTTAAAGGCTCTTTTAATGCTTTTGTGAGCCTTGTTTAAGTATGTATCATTATCATGATGACTTTTACTTTTTTTAGATAGATTTTCTCTACGATTAGTTTTACGGTCTTGAAATTCGTTTTCGTTGTCGTTCATGTCTTTGATGTATTAAAAAAGGAAATAACCAACGTATTATAGCACTCGATCATCGCTTGTCAACCACCCAAATATTAGTTTTTAACCTTGCCAAAAATACGGGATTAGGATAAATATTATGCAGCGGGGGAGAGTAGTATATCTTCTTATGGTATTCTTCGTTCTTATTCTACTCTCTTGTCTCTCAACTCCTAGGATCGCTCAGGAACCTACTTTTTAATTCTCTTGCAGTCTCGTAGCCAAGCTCTAAATGAATCCAGTCCCGTGTATCCTAGACGCCTTCCTAGCTCTACCTGACCAGCCTCGTAGACCATGCTATCTGGTATGGTCCCAACTTTGTAGTTTTCCACCAAGTCTTTTCTAGAATCAAAATCAACATAACAAACCACCATATCATCAACCACTTTAAGATCACCACGAATATCATCCTGCATAATCTTGCAATATTTGCACCAATCAGCAGTAAATACTAGAAGAACATCTTTCTTATGATCTTTAGCAAAAACAAAAGCTCGCTCAGGATCATCTATAAACACACCATCTTCTGCATAAATTACACTCGTACTTAAACAGAGGATCAGGGCTAGTTTTTTAAACATTCTTACCTAATACCCTTCCTTTAGAAGTTCTAACAACATATCCCATACGAATCATATATGGTTCGATATTATTCTCTACTGTTTCAATAGGAATACCTGTCATCACTGATATACTTTTTACACCGAGGGGATTATTCCTGTTATTCTTTAGACAGTTGATATAAGCTGTGTCGTTCTTGTCAAAACCCAAAGAATTAATTCCCTGGGAATCAAAAACTTCCTCAACAGATACATCTCTATCCTTATAGAACTTAGTATAGTCCTTATATCTCTGAATTCTTGCATTAAGAACTCTAGGAGTTCCCTTACTTCTACTAGCAATCTTCAATGCTTGTTCATCAGACAAACTTAGTCCGAACTTTGGAGCATTTAACCTTGCTAGATTAGCTAGTTCATCAGAGCTATAAAAACTCAGATGTTCCTTAATTGTAAAACGATCATAAAAAGGACGGCTCAAACTACCACCACTAGTAGTAGCACCAATAATCGTGAATCTAGGAAGATCAATAGTTTCTGGAACCTTTTCCTGAACAATTGTGACAATAAAATCTTCCATCACAGGATAAAGAAATTCTTCCACAATTTTAGGCAAGCGATGAATTTCGTCAATAAACAAAACTGATCGCTGTGTTGCTGCCAGTAAATAAGGTGTTAGATTAGCAACAGACCTAATACTAGCAGCATTAAGTACTGTAAGTTTTTCGTCTAGTTCTCTAGCAATAGCTTTGGCAATAGTGGTTTTTCCAAGGCCAGGAGGACCGTCGATCAAAGTATGACTCAATACTCCTCCATCTTCGCAACCAGCAATAGCAATCTTTAGATTACTGATCGTTTCATCCTGACCAATAATTTCATCAAAAGAAGACGGCCTCAAATAATTAGACATTTTTTCCTCAGTTTAAGATTTCCAACATACCACGATAATAATACGGAAGAGTAACCTGATAAGCCCCATGATCTCGCAAATGTAGAGTTTTATCTATTTTAGCTTGATCTCTTTTAAAGTAGTGTGATCTCCACGCTTCTTTAGTCTTGGTCTTTTCGTCTATAGAATAGAATGCCGATACTATATATTCTTCACTGTACATACAACATTCCTTTAGTAAAAGTTAAAAAGCTAGGTGGGATTCGAACCCACAAAGTTATCGCCGTTGCTGCTGGCGATGAGATGCCTTTACCCTTTAGATACACGCAACTATTGTAACCACTAGCTTTCTTTAAAATACTGGAGGGGAATCTAACACCCACTTCTATCAATCAGCGACAGTAGTCTCGCCAGAGTCCAGGTTTATTTAATCAGTTGAACTGATTCCAATATTCTTCGTCCTCTTCATCATCGTCCCCATAATTTGCATAATAATCATAGTCATCATCTTCGTCTTCGTCTTCATATGAGAAATCAGCAGAATAAAGAGGCTTTAGAAGTTCTCCTTGATATTCGCCAACAACTTCATACTTACAAACACGCATCTTTTGATGAGAACAATCAAGAGGAACACTTACAACGTCCTGTGGATTGACCTTCACGATCACGATCCTGTCTTCCTGTTCGATTCTACCATACCCCACAACGTAGTCAAGGGCACCAACGTGAAGACCCTTAGAACATCCTACCTCACGGTTATCATTAACTTTCGCTCTAGGCATTTCAACAACAGCACCCACGCTATTGTCAAAATTACCACTATACTTATCCTTAAAATCTTTTCTAACAGCCTTATACGCAAGAAAGCACCCATCTTCTGTGATAGCAAGATTCTTATGTTCAAGAAAATCATAGCACTCCTTCTGACTCTGCATACTAGGATTCTTCATCAAGTTTTGCAGGAATTTCACAAGGGGGTCAAAAGGCAACCCATTCTTCATAAACTCGACAATTCTCTTTGAGATCGTTCCATGCACAACCTCACCCTCATAAAGAACCTGATCATTAACCACTTCAACCAGACCTGTGGTATAGGTTGAGATGGCTCGCTCTACATTTACCAACTTAAGAAGATCGTCTTCTGTTGCTGTTGGCAAAGCTTCCATAATCAACTTTCTACTAATATGATCTGGCAAAATTTGATAACTACTACCCTTAAGAATAAGAGTCAGAACTTCACCGGACTTAATAAAAGGAACACTCATTTCAATTCTCCTTGTTTAATTACTTAATCACGCTAGCAATATCATTACGAAACTCATTCAAATTATCAATCTTTTCGAACCACTCGACTTTTCTTGTACGTCCATAATAATGATTAGCATTATCTCTGTAGTTCTTAGCAACGTCTTCAACCGTATCTACGTTCAAAGATTGTTTATCACTACTCATGGTCATAATATACTTCATCACGGGGCTGTTGTCAAGCTCTTTTTTGATACAATCACTCATATCATTATAACTCATTAAGTATTTGGTTGTTTTAGTTGTATCCCAAACCTGTTTTCCATATTGATGAAAATAAATTTCATTATATGTTACTCCTAAATTAATCAGTTTATCAATATTATTTACTGGAATATTATGCTTTAGAATTAGTGTAGCAATAAACTTTGTAAAATCTTCAGAAAGTTTAGATATCTTAACTTTATTAAAATAGTGAACCAGTATAACATTATCTATAGCATTCACTAGATCAGTATTTGTCACAAACTTATCATAATCGTATCCAAAGATATTTATCATATGGTTAACAAAAACATTAGGATGATTTACAAGATAAGTATTCGATTTCATACAGCTTTTCCCTGCTTCTTGAATCAAACAATTAACGGTCTGTAGTTCATCAAATTCGCTAGAATTCTTGAAAGTATCCAACTTTTCCTTAATATAGCTATTAATATCTATCATATTATGACCATCAGAAGCCAGATCCGAAACAGACCCTTGCTTAATAGCATATACATTAGTATTTTTGAAAATGTTTATATGTTTCCAACTACCAATTTTAGATAAAGACGGATAATTAGCAATAGAACGATATCTATTGATAGGTGCATAAACAATAGTTGTTGGTAAATTATCCAAATGTTCCTGTGGTAGACCCTTTAACTGAATGGATTCTCCATAACTAGCATTCAAGGATACTGTGTCATCAATATCGTGATTAATAACAACAAAAATATCTTCGTCACTTACGCTTCCACGCTTTACTCCAGTTATGGGATTTCGAGTTTTCTTAATCAAGTCCTTATAATCAGAAACATTTTTGATATTATTCTGACCACCAATTTCACTAATTAGCTTATCAAAACCTTCCATGCTCTGAGTCGAATCTTTAGTATCGACTAACAGATAACAATAACAATCATGAACTGAAGAATAAGCTAGAGCAATTTTCTTAGCCTTTTCAAGATCATTAAGATCACAGTTTAAAAAGACAACACTACCACTCTTTGAAGTGCTATGATAACCAATAGTTTTACCAGAAATAGTATCATAGTAAATCTTATCAGTCTGGTAAACTAATCTCTTGCTTCTATAACTAGTATACTTATATCCAAAAACATACAAAGCCTTATCTGGTCCCAAGGTATACTTGAGATCAATATCTCCAATCTTATGAGACACACCCTGAGAGTCGAGCCATTGGGCACCTGTACCCCATCCTGTGCTAACCTCTGACAGTTGGCTATACATACGAATAGCATCTAAGAGACAAGTGGCCCCCTTGATCTTATCAGAAATCATTTGCTGAGTTTCTGTAAAGATATGCTGGGTCTTAATCTTGAGCTTATTGATTACGTCTTTTGTATATTGCAGACCTTCGCGGGAAGGTTCCATATCAAGTTCGCCAATATCATAATCCAGTTCAAGATAAATATCTCCACTAATCATAGTGAGGAATCTTTCCCAACCAAGGATATCGATATTCTTACCAAAAACCTTATTCCACTTAGCAATTTCGTCACTAGTTTGCTTCTTTTCAGAAATAATCTTGCTAATTTCTACAGGATAAGCAATATTACCCATGATAGCAACAACCCTACTGTCAGCATTATTAGACACACTAGGAAAATCAGTAGACTGCTGACCCATGCGACAAATTCGCCACCCCGTACCACTCAGAATAATATTCTTAGTCGAATAAGAATGACCACTCAGAGAAGAACATACCCCACCCAAAATGGTAGGCTTATTTTTGAAGTAATGAAAAATCCTCTTAGATTTAGAAGTAAATTCATTATAGTCACAGCTCTTTACTGCAAAACTAATTTCCAGACCATTTGGTTCATTAGTCTTCTCAGTATGAAACAGATTCAACGAAGGTTCGCCCGCTTCATCTAGCGAAGCAACATAAACAAATTTCATTCTATTGAAATATGATGTACTGGTAAAACTCTTAGAATAAGCGAATGGACTCTTACTACCCAATCCAAGACAACCAATAAAATCATTACTATCATTTTTGTTGCTAGCACCAATAGTCTTGTACAGACCTTCCATGTCATCTTGACTAAGACCAGTGCCGTAATCACGAATAGTAAAATTCGGATCAGAATAATTGGGCAACTTAACAAGAAATGGATTGGGATTGTGGGCAGCAATATGAGCATCGTAAGCATTAGTAGAAAGCTCACGAATCACTGCCATTATCTTATCGGAATAAAGATAATCCGATAGAATCTTAAACATTTTGCTATTTTGAGCAATGGTGAACTTTGAACTGCTCTGAACCCCAGCAGAATGCACACCAATAACACGATCAGCCAGTTTCATTTCCTAAGCTCCAAGATTGTTTCAATTTGCCACTCTGGTACAAGTATACATCGTCATTCGGTCCTGTCAAGCCTCAATCTTCTTCGTCTTCGTCCTCATTTTCTTCTTCGTCAAACCATCTTTCACTAGATACCCAGCCTTCATTACTGTCGGTATCTGCATATTCGTCGGTTTCTGGTTCAACAACAAAAGAAGCTAGAATTTCTAGAGCTTGATCAACTTTAGCAGAAATAAGGGATACTTCTTTCTTTAAGAAATCAATATCACTAATGATTTGCTTACTAATATCCTTCATTTTTAATTACTCCGTTGATTTTTATATTCTGGTACGTCACCATGTTGGACTATTTTAACGTCTTCATATTGACTAGCTAATCGTCTATAAAGTTCTTGTTTAACATTCTCTAATACACCAGTAGCCATAGCGATTTTAGAATATCTAACAGCACCCATAACTTGCATTATTATGCGGGTAAAACAGTAGTTTAGGCGACCAAGAAAATGACTAAAATCATCTCGGTTTACTAGAGCAGTATTAGTGTTTACGATAGCTTGAGATAATTCCCAAATCTTTACATCTAACTCATTGCGTTCATCTTCTGAAATATATGGCATAGTTTCTTTCTATATAAATTATTCGAAAAAATTAGATAGTGGTTCACTTCCCCAATCCATTTCCCATTCGGAAGTAATACCAGACCATGTATCAGTGGGATAGGTGGGACTCGGACCCACACGCTCTTGCGAACAAAGAATTTTGAATCCTTCGCGTCTGCCAATTCCGCCACAATCCCATTGCCTAGATTTTATTCCAGGCATATTATTCACTTATTTATCTTATGCAGAGTTTCTCCACGACTCTCATAATCCTTACGCAAACGATTATATTTGGCGATGGTACTATTTAACTTTTGACCAGTCTTGGCTGCCAATTCGGCATATGTAGAACTGGAAAGAACAGCCTGCAAAAAAGTTTCAGCACTAACACGAACTCTTTTCTTCTTATCGACAACAATATCGCTCATTAGACTTCCTCCAAATTTAAAAAACAACATTGATCACAGCGATCAACGATTATTGTAAGAATGAATTCTTATCTTGTCAACCGATTATCTTGTTCATTGAGCTTCTCCAATTGATTTATTAATCCACTCAAACTTTCCCGTAGTGGAATTATACTGACCGGCTTTGTGCTGTATAGCCTGTTTTTGATATCTACTTGCCTGAAGATAATATTCTAAAGGCATTGCTATTAATATGCCAAACAATATTCCTATGAAAAAACCAAAACCAGTAGTAAGACCTTCGTCTCTCATTACTTGTCTCCTTTAACGCAATTGTTGATATCTACGCGGGCATGATTAGGCGTTCCTAAACCCGTAAATCCATTATACAGAAACGTGACGGTCTTGCCAATCCACTTGTCTTGATCTTTGAGGAATTGAACAGCTTGTTCGTATGTTCCTTTAAATGTCGCGTCAAACTCCTGATTATTCCAGCGGAGCGTCATGGTTTTACCAGAACCGCTCCAGTTGCCCTCTCCCTCAATAATCTTAACGATAACGCCTTCATCGTCATCCTCGGGCTTTAACTTTAGTAGATGTTTACTACGTTTGTTCTCATATGGAGAATTACAATTACGGAGCATAATTCCTTCGTGACCATCATCAACATACTGAGTGTAGATTTTATCTAGATCATCTTGACTAGAAATAGAATGATTATCCACAGACTGTATGTGTTCATTTGTGTGAAAAAGTTCATTAATCAAATAGTCTATAAGATATTTACGGGTTTTATATGGTTGATCTGGAGTATATTTGCTATAAATATGTCTTGGATCACGCAAATTATATCCATCATACACATAATACTTAACGAGTTTCGCACACTGGTCAAGATCATCCTGACTAATATGCACGGTCTTACGAATCAACTTGCTAATCTCATTAAGTTGTTGACGATACTCTTCATTAAAAAGTTCGCCGTCAAGAACAGCATCGGGATGATCCTTAAAGAATGGCTCAAGAGCCTTTTCAATATGCTGGCAAGTCATATATCTTTCACCCTTTCGAGTAAAAAGACCATCCTTAGTAGCAATGCATCTCATCCCATTAAACTTGCACTGAGCCACCCAGCACTTTTTAGAGAAATCGATTTTAGCAGCGTAATCCTTATACTTTTTAGCAAGCATTGGTTGGACATATTGAAAGTTATCAATTTCTGCCAATGATCTATAATAGCCGGTCTTGAGCTGCTTCTTATACTTATTCTCAATTTCTTTTGTGGCTTGTTCTTCACAAGAAGTCTCGTTAGAACGACCAATATTCTTAGCCTTAGCCACAGTCCACTCGCTAGTAACCTGTTCGCCGGTCATTAATCCAGCAACAGTTCTATATTTACAATCCTCTTGTTCCATTCGCCATTCGCGGACTCGACCCATACTGTCGCGGCAATAAAGAGTAGCAAATTTTGTAATCATCGATTTTTCTCCTGTGTTGCTCCTAGTATACCATCGACAGATCGTTTGTCAAGCTCTACTCAAAAGGTAATTGACAGCATTAATTACGCCTTTTAAATCATCTCCTAATTGTCCTATAGCTGTATTGCAACTTGAACACAACCATCCCCTGAAAGAATTGTTTTTATGATCATGATCAAGACACCATTTATCTGGAACTTTACCACAACATTCACAAACATCAGGTTTGGATGGAGAATTTTCTCTAAGTTTTTCTCTTAGTTTTGTTTGATTTCTAATACATCGCTTACATCTACTGTCTAAATTATCTTTAGAATGAGAGTGTTTAGCAAATGATTTAGGGTTTTTACTTTTGTTACAATAGATACAAACTTTTCTCATTGTTTATATGTTAAAGTGGGGGTAGGCCGGAATTGAATCTAGAACTATCTATAATAGCAAAACCCTGTTCAGCCCAACCATAATATCCTACGCGAGTAGTTTTTGGTTTTGGACCAATGAACTCTATTTCTTTGGTTGCCCAAAAAATTCTAGATTTAGTTGGTACTAAAGACAAAGATGGAGATAGAACTAGTCCAGTTAATATTGCAAGCCACTGTCTGCGATTCATATACTATTCCTTATTAAGTGGAGGTGGGGGCATCGAAGCCCCGTCCTAGGATATTTCTAAAAACACTTTCTACAAGTTTATCTTACTCATAAGTCTTAGGGCAGATTGCAAAGTAAGCAAACTCTTCTGCCAGCACCAATTAATCTTAGACTAGAATATATTGGATATTCTAATAGCAGAGAGATTTGCGTCAGACTTTTGATACCCTCTCTCCATAGGTATCGTAGTCCGCCGATGCCCTTTTTATCAGGCAGCGAGAGCTAACTGAGTTTCGCCAGTTAAAGCGTTTTGATCGACTTTTAAAGTGGCCTGCCGATCAACCACTACTTGCTAATGTTAGTATCTATATCTAGTCGAAACCTTTCACCCCCTTATTTATTAAGCCTATCTCTAATTTCTTGTAGAGTATGATCCACAAGTAACTTACCGTCCTCATACACCACCTTGAATTCGCCGCCAGCTTCCTCTTCTGGAGTTACCTCGTCACGGAGAACATATTCTCCATCCACAAGATCAATCCTTAGAAGTCCACGGGCACTCTTCTTCATACCATCATCAGTAACTGGGTCTTTGAAGATATTTCGCGCTTCTCCATCAACTTCACAGTAAGTACTCTTTACAGCAATACCAAGACTATCTCGCGTATTGTAGTTGTAAGTATAGCTACCAATTCCGAATACAACATTGTTGCTTGCAAAACCCTTAGCCTCAAGCCTACGGCAAATAGCTTCCGCACGTTCACGACTAATGCTATCTCCATAGATTACTCCGATATGACTATCAAGAACCTTATAGCCCTTGCTATTAATTGTTCCACCAAATACTTCCCAAAGAAGTTCGACAACTCCCTTAGTTTGTTCCAAAGAGTAGACTTGACAGTTCTCGTCAAAGTCTGGCCCACAAGGATTTACTCCGCAAACAATATCCACCGGATCACCGCTATCTGGACGAATAACCAGCTTGCCATTTCGGGCTAGAATCTTGTCCTTAAGCTGGGTAACGAAAGTAGTACAAACCTGCCAGAGATCAAAGCTATCACTAACAATGCTGACAATTCCAGTTGGGAAAAGATCAAGCATTCTTTCGAAAGCCACAATCTCTTCTTCTTTTCCATAGCTAGTCATAACACTATGTTCTGTTGCGGGAACACTAGCAGCAATCAGTTCATTTTCCATATTTGCGTTGTAATACTTTTCTGCTGCAATCACCGATGGGATAGTATCCGTTCCAGTAAAAGACAGAAGATGCCCCATCTGATTAAAGGTGCTTTCAGTGCTGCTGCGTCCACGCTGACTAAAATCATGTCCCTGCCACTGAACAAAGTTTCGATCCTCACAAGTCTTATCCGCCCACCTGTTTAGAATCTGGCGATATTCATTAGCAATGGTTGCATTAACACAGTAGTCCCAAATAGAAGTACTCATCTGAGTTTCTAGAAAATTGACCAGCCAAGCAAAATCTGGATGAGTGTTAGTAATAGTGAAAAAGGGAACCTTTTCCTTAACCTTGCATCCTTCTGGCAAAGCCTTAATACGAATAGGAAGATATCCAAGATTATGCAGCTTACGAATATGCTCTGTTGGCATATCGTACTGGCTGAAATGCTTGTGGAATCGTTTGAATTCCTTCTCTACTTCCTCAAAAGGCTTGTCGAAGAAATTACGCTGCCATTGATCTATAAGATATTCCTTAAGATAATACTGTAGGCCAAAAAATACAGCCTTATCAGTCTTAAGATGCTTGAAAGAACGAGCGGTAAAATTGGAGTACAGTTTGATAATACCTTCGGGGTACATCATCCAATGAGACTGCTTATAACTATCGCTCAAAAGAATCGGGTTAATTTCAAGTGTCATTTTTTATTTCCTCGTTTTCTATTCAAACTTTTGGCAAAAATTCGGTGCAATCAAATCTGATAATACGATCATCCTGTTGCTTCAAGCCTTGTGGAAGACTATTTGTAGTATAAACCTTGTTAAAGATTTCTAGTACTGGTTCTTTTCCACGGGTAAAGCTAGAGTGAGTAACGAACAAGTCAAGTTCCAGATTAGGATTAATCTTCTTAAGAACCCTTCCTAGTTGAATGTGAGTCCCAAATCCTGTCCCGATATCGTCAACAAGCAAAGCCTTATTAGTCTTACGAAGTCTGTCCTCATATACTTCACTTAGTTTTGGTTCAGACAGATTGCCGGTATTAGGATCACGAACCTTGGTACATTCAATAAAATCTACTCTTTTACCATATCCAAGAAAAGCATCGTACCACAAGCTTGCTCTCCGCAAAGCTCCCTTGTCTGGACAGATGATAGCATCGTACCCCTCGTTTTGCAAGTGGGGGGAGTATACGGACGAGTCAATAGATTGGGTGTCTAGGATATTCTTACCCAAATCTTTCAAGTATTCTTCAAGTTTGGCAAACTCTAAGGAATGAGCATCAAGAAGAAATACTTTAGTATTAGTAAATTCAATGATATTATGCAAAAACAGCATTGCGGTCGCAAGAGAAAACGGCTGATTACTTGCTGCTTCACGATCTTGTCTGGCGTGAGGTAGGTAAGGAATAAATAGATTCTTGGGCATTCTAGCGTCCCGATCTATGCCATCCATAACCCAGTACATTTGAGCAAGGGTCATGAACTCCGCATCATTCTCATATTGCCAGAGAATATTAATTGGGCGGTTATTATAGTCAAACTTCACAAAGCTTTCGCCATCTGGGAAGTTCATAAATTCAATAGGGCTGTCATTACCAATTAGACTAATCATCAGCGTTCCTCCACAATTACGGTGCCAGAAATTCTAACCAACTTACCTGTTTCTCTATCCATAAAAAACCAACCATCAGATTCTTTTTCCGTTAGAACCTTGCCACTAGAGATAAACTCTTTTACTTTTTGTCCACCAGAGTAAACAGAAATATTATAGTCCTTACCAAATCCTGTTAACTGAGAATATTCAGCTTTAGTACATCCTGTGAACAGTAAACAACTAGCACAAATTACTACATAAATTTTTTTCATCTTTCCTCCTTATTATACTTCCTAACAAACTGTTGTCAATTACAATATCATTAGATCATTAGATTTATCATCCCAATAACAATCCATCTCACCATTAGCTAAATCTTGAGCAAGCATAAATCCAACGACCATTTGTTCAACAATGTAAGATACGTTGCTTAAAACTTCTTGATCTATTAAATATCGATCATCTTCATTTAGTCCTAAGCTATTTTTCTTAACTAGTGAAGATATTTGCTTCAAAGTAACATATTCATAATCAGAAACTTTAATTTCCAAATACTTATATACTTTGTTCCTTATTTTTTTACACACGCCTTCCATATCTTTAATAGCAACAATTTTATTCATTTGTCACCTTAGTCTTAAGCTTAACCAGCTTATGTCTAACTTTCCATACGCCTGTTTCTTTACTCTGATAGTCTTTACCCATATAGATATGAGCAAAGCCAGTGTGCTTATCTAGGCCGGTTGCAATAATTCCCTTATCATCCAAAGAATAAACTTGGAATCGACCCTTGTAGCCCATAGGGATAAAATCACCCTTGCTAAAGTAGTACGGACCACCAGCAACTTTAATACGATCTCCCGGCTGCAATTCTTTCCAGTTCACATTCTGAATAATTTTGGTGTTCTTTTGCTCTTTGCTTTTTGCTTTGAAAGCGAAAGGTTGATTGCAAGACTTGCAAACAAAAGCTCGGGGTCCATTCGAACACTGACATGACGGGCAAAGTTTAACGCCGCGTGGCATAATTTTTCTCCTTGAGGTATGCTGTCATTATACACTAGGTATCGGCGTTGTCAAGAGAGAACTTTATTTGTCATTTACGTTCTCCGCAGGTGCGTATAATTGTCCATTGATTAGAATACTCGCATCTTTGTCTTCTTTTTTATCAATAACAAAAAGAATTTCATTATTCCACGCTTCACCAGATGGTGTTCGGCGGGGAGCCGTTATATGATAACTTCTAACTTTTGTTCCATCTGGAAAAATGCCAACAACCGTTCCTCCACTAGCTAATTCTTTATTATTTTTAGCTATTTCCTCTTCTTTGGAATTATCACACCCAACCAAAAATAGCAGTCCTAATAGTAGTAATTTTTTCATGAATTTTCCTTCTTAATCTTGTCGATAACTAAACGAGTATCGGCATCAACAATCTCAAAACAAATTCCATCTTTATATGGGATAAACCAATACTCTATGTTAGCATATTTATAGACCATAGGAGATTTGTATTTTCTACTAGTTCCACCGATATCGTCTGGTTCGCCCAAAATAGCTTTGATTTGATCTCTTGTTTTACCTAGCACGACGATTCACTCTTTCGCATCTTCTAATTTTTTCTTTATTATTCGCTGGAATCATTACTAATTCCGGTGCTGTTTTATGACTATATGATAGAAATCCCACAGCACGATTTTCTGATGAGCAACTTATACAAACCATAGAACGATTAGTTTCAACAAGAAACTCGTATCGATCAAAATCAATCTCATTTTTGCAGTAAATACAGTCCATATTGACCTCCTGGGTATTTCGTCATCATACCACAGGTTATCGGAGAGTCAACCCTCTTCTTATTATTTGGTTGCTAACATATAAAGGCCGATATTACTGAACGCATATCCAGTATAGGCGATTCCCATTCCGGGGTTCCCCTTATAGAACTGTTCAAAAGAAATATAGGCGTAAATACACGCCGTAAAAAGTATTAAATTACCGCTCATTTAATGGTTTAATCCAGTCAGATTTGTTTTCTTTACAATGTTGTATAAAAGCATCATACACCTTTTGAGTCATAACTAATTTAGGAGGATTGGTATGAATCATGTATGCATCCGTTGTTACTGTTTTTTCTTCCATAAGATTTAGGGCGGTTAACCATTCTATATCTTTATCTTCAAAAATAGTAAACGGCCAATCTGGTAATACTTTTGTTGTTTTAACTATAGAAGGAAAATCAGAAATAATTATGTCTATAGTATCTATACTTTTTCTTATTCCTCTTAATATAGACATCTTATTCACCAAACTCTTTCTTTAATTCTTCATATTGTTTGCGAAGATTGTTTTTTTGATCTTCTATAGCTTTCAAACGAACATTATATTCGTCATCTGTCTCCGGCCTATATTTGTAACAAAAATACTCTACATAGTCTCCAGTATATCTTGTATCAATATCAGTCCACCCATCCTGCTTCTTATTTAAGAGCATACTGATAGCTTCGTCAATACTGCCTTCAAAATCTATTGACCGACTTTTTTCAAGAATCTCTTTACGTTCCATTACATAATCTTTCTTTAAGAGTTGCAAAAAAATAATTTAGACCAAAGCTGATCACGATCAATATCTGCTAAAATATAGTCTCCATCAAGATTTTTGTTAGTAGTCCAGCCTTCCTTCACTTTAACTGTATTACCACGAAACCATTGTGCAATTTCTGGATACAAATGACAAACGGCAGCAGTAGGATCATGAAATTTTTTAGACTTATGTTTTTTAAAGTACAAATCAGCAGCTTTGCAAAATAGCGTATGAGCAGGATTATTAGACTTGTGACATAAATTATTACTCCATATATCTCTACTAAATAATACTGTATGACATATATTTTTACCAACCATTTGTCTTTGACCAATATTGCCAGATAAAAACATTATGCCTGCATTTGGATCACCAGCCAGATTAAAAGTAGGCATATAGACTTTATCAATAAAATCTAGATGTGGATATTTAGGATTATATAGACTGTAGGGAAGAAAGCCTCCCTGCATTGTAGCCCTTTTAAAGTGAGTCTCAGGATATCTACTCATATAAGCACCAATACTAGAAACTGGCCCAATAATAAATAGCTCACTATTAGGATAGGAAGTAATAATATCTTGTATAATATCTACTCCTAGTCCATCTGCTTTTTGCTCAAGGGGACATTTGTATTCTTTTAGTAATTGATGATGAATAGAGCCAGAGGATAATTTATTTCGATCTGTTTTACTCGTTCCTATTGGAATATCTAGACCTGTCTCTTTACATATTAGTCGAGCAATAGCTATTTGGTCTGGGTCGCCTGGGGAAATGAGTATTGCTCTAACATTAACACCAGCCGCTATTAAATAGCAGATAGCAAAAAAATCATCAGGATCATGACCTATATCTGTTTCTACAATTAGGTTCATTTGATTTTTCTGATATTAGGCCAATCAGCTTCCATCATTCCCGCAACCATCGTCAGTTGCGTATAATCGTCCCGACTGATCTCTCCCTCCGTATACCATTTACGAGCAAGAATCATAGCGTCTGATATATCTGTAAGATATTTAACACTTTCAAGTCTTTTAATTACTTCTTCATATTTATTCATTATTTGTTCCATTAAAATATAGAGGAGTTCTTTTGGGTATAATCACATTCTGAACATATTAAACAAATCTGTTCACCATCGAACCAGGGAAATAACGGAGGATGGGATGAATTATTTCCACAAGTTAGTGGATGCATTGCCCATCTTGGAGAACCATCTTTTTCACGATTGCACTGATGGAGCGATATGGAATTCATTCTATCAACAATGTTTTTAAAGTCAATCATACTATCTTCCTCCCGAATATGGTGTATAATAAATTGAGGCGTGTGCGAGACGTTTCAAAATAAGACAAAACAACTAAACGCTCTTGATTCAATTACTCGCACTAATTGTTTCTTGGGCGTTTTTTATTTGAGTCACCGATGAATCATACCAAAACCTGTGCCGTTTGTCAAGAGACATTTCTAGCAACGAATGAATATTTTCCTAAAAAAATCGGAGGAAAATATGGAGTTGCCGCCAAGTGTAAATCTTGTTATAAAACTTATAATAAGACTATGTATCAAAAGCACCAACAAAAAAGAGTTACAGAAAAAAGAAAATACAGAGAAAGATATCATGATAAAGTCTTGCAATCTAGCAGGGAATGTTATAAAAAACACAGAGATAAGAGACTTGAAGAAAAAAGAATAGAATTAAAACTATATCCCGAAAAAATTAAACAAAGAAGAAAAGAACAATATATTAAACATAGGGAAAAAAGATTGGCAGATGTTAAGGAATATCAAACAAAGAATAAAGAAAAAAGAAGGAAATACTCAGCTAATTATGTTCTTAATAGATACCATAACGATCCTGCATTTAGAATCAAAATGACTTTATCAAGAAGAATGCGAGGATTAATAAAAAAGAACGGTATAACAACAGTAGAACTCATAGGATGCACTGCGGATTATCTCAAACAGTATTTAGAGTCAAGATTTACAGAAGGTATGACTTGGGATAATTACGGGAGAAATGGATGGCATATAGACCATATTATTCCATGTGCTAGTTTCGATTTAACTAAATTAGAACAGCAAAATACCTGTTTTCATTATACTAATTTACAGCCCCTATGGGAAGCGGACAACATCCGAAAGTCGGATAAAGTTCCTGATATTTTTTGATAGCTAAGTCTTTTTGTTTGATCTCAAAATCTAAATGGAAATCTAATCCATAGGTATCTATTGGTTGAGTAGCATAGTCTGCGTGTTTACGAGGATTATTACCCGGTGCTGATTCGCTATAATGAAAAAGAGGCTTATGCTCACCCCATGTCTCAGAACAACGCTTGATCGCAGTCTCTTCATCTAAACCATTAGGATGACACTTATGATGCAGATAATCGAATGTGATGGGGATGTTAGTGTGGGTATGAAAGATCGTGGTCAGTTCTTCTACACTCCAGCAATTGATCTTATCGTCATTCTCTATTACTAGGCGTTTACGACAGTTCTCGTCAAGTTTATCGAAGTTTAACATAAATCGATTGATAATCTCATCATAACTACCACTCTTATTATGAACATGAAGATTCATCGGGGCCGAATAGTCTGCGGGCAAACCAATACGATCAAAAAAACTACTAAAGAAATTCAATTCTGTGATTGTTTTCTCTACTGCTTTTTCGTTAGTTGAAGCTAGCACATTAAACTCTGATGGATGAGCTGAGACACGCACACCAGTATCAATAATAGTCTGTTCGATATTGTCAAACTCGTCTTGAATCTCGTCATGGTTAGGCAAATCGTCTAACGAGACATTAGCCAGATCATAAGTAATAAGTGGAAATATATCACTGCTGACACGATAGGTCCAGCCATTAGTACCACAATATCTAATTGTTTCATCTGTTGTCCGTAGGTTGTTGAGGATGCGGTCGCCAAGCACTGTTAAAGCCTCCTGGCGAGGCAGGGAAGCGAATCGTTTAAAGGTCATGGTCTGGTGGCCGATGCCCCGATCTTTTAATTCTAGAGAGATGCAGCAGAGGCCGATTTTCATCATTACTCCTTATTTATGCTAAACGTGATTTTACCACATCCTTCTTGGTTGTCAAGCTCGTTTTGATCATTAACACACAATTGTAACAATACCATAGGACACAGTCACATGATCTTCGCCAAACACTTCTTTTAGTCTAGCTATAGTGTCTTTAAAATCCTTAGTGAATTCGATCAAGGATTTCTTAATACCGTCTGGTTCGATTTTTATAACCTCACCAAAATAATCCACCTCATACATCAGTTCTCGACTATAAAAGTAATAGCTTCCATCATCAGCATCGTGATCATAGAACACTGAACTGTTGGGGCATACCCAGACGTAGTCTTCCACAATCTCGGCACTTGATAGCTTTCTCTTTTGAGTTAGCTCCGCATGAGAAAGTTTGTCTCCACAATTAGGACAAAACTTACCAGATGCTGGTTTGGTATTTTCAGGACAAGATTTATTGAGGCAAGCTGTAATGTCTTTTTTGGAATCAACAGACAAATTACTTAGCTCGATATATGGCCCAACTCTTATAACATATTTAACACCCATTATTCCTCCTCAAAATTTCATTGTTATAATCGTATCAGCAGTCATTTCACGATCCATTCTGGTTTGGGTTTTCCTTTTAGCTTAACACTCCGCTTTGCTTTAGAGCATAGTTTGGTTACTGCCTCCACACAGACCTTAGCCTCCTTGAGTGTATCACAGCACCCCTCGCTTGTCAACTCCTTGGCTGAGTGAAGATATTCGGGGGAGTAATCTAATTCAATATGATCTTTTAAGCATCCATCA